TCAGCCATAGCAGTGACTTGGGCAGTGCCTAGACCTCAATGGGTATCTAGACTGTACACTCGAGTTGCTCGCACAATAGGTTCATCACGCACTTGGTCATAACTGGGCCGTCCACACTCACGCACCAGACACTGTACACAACCAAAAAAAATCGCAAAAGCGGAACGGCGTCGCTCTGCTCGACGTGATGGCAGTTCTCTAGCCTCTTTGGTAACACCACACTTCGTCTGACTTGTTGCGTTCTTGACGAGCATAGTTCAATTGTCGGAGTGTTTGCACACTGTGATCACAGATCTGTCTGCGTTTGGCAGTCTTCATTTCGATATTGATCACAGGTTTGTGGGTTCGGATTGTGTTCTGAGCACCCATCAGCACACGATCTTCATAGCCATCCACATCAATCTTGATGAAGTCTACATCTGTGAGTGCGTAAGAGTCCAGTGTACACAACTGTATGACACCTTCTTTATCTGTGCGTGACAGGTTCTGTGGGCGATCGGGCAAGTAGTTTGTGCTGTGTGCATGATCAGATAGGCCAACTTCGTGCAACACAGCATTGGAATCAGCAGGAATGTTCTGGTGCCAACAACGTGTGAATATGGGATTGGGTTCAAAACACACCACTTGATCAAAGTCTTTCTGCAGGAATCGTGTCCACATGCCCACACAAGCACCCACATCCACACAGGTTCGCCAATCAGTCACATACTTGAGGGCACGATCTCTCAGACCCTTTTGTCCGTCACCCTGACCCAGTATGGTCTTTGAGTGATCTCGGTAACCAGGCATCCAAAAGTCTGTGTCTGTCATGCCAACCATCCTGCCAGTGCATAGCGATCATGTGCATGAGTCACTTGGGTCACCATGTGTTGCAAAGAGTTTTGGGTCACATCCATTAGAATCAATGTGCCATGCTGAGGTGGCATCATGCACCATGCATCATGGTTGGGTTGTTGCACACACAGAGCACCGCCCCATTCAGGCTGCCATCCACGATTCAGATACAGCAGGAATGCCAGTTTACGTTGACTCACTCCATCTCCATGAGCAGTCAGATAGTGTCCTTGGGAATATCTGGATGCCCACACACTCAACACACGAGTCACTGCACAGTGAGTGATTTCAACACATGCATTCACAAACTGATCAGATTCAATCAGATCGCACACAGGGTGATTCACATCTGTACACTGTTCCCATTCATAGGTGAACGTGGGGTTGTCCAGTTGTTGACGCAGTGTGTATGGCAACTGTTCACAGTGTGTGAGCAGTGCATCAGCTGAATCCTCAGACCCCAACACATTGTGGATCTGCCACACACGGGCACAGGGTGTGTGTATGTGATCAAACTGCAACTGCATAACAATTATGTATATCACCATTAAGTATGTGTATGGTAAACAGAGTGATTGAGAACAAATTGGAGTACAAACCTGATGGTGACTGTCATCTGTATCTCTCTATGAACAGGAGAAACCTTGTGATCACTGTGGGTGACTCATGGTCATATGGTGACTGTTTGGGTGATCTAGGTTCACATGCATACAGACGCTCAGAAGAATGGTCACTGCACAGCAGTCTGTATCGCGATGCTAGACTGACTCACTGTTGGGGTAGACATATGGCTGATGCACTGCGAGCTGATTGGTTCGAAGCCTCCACCAGAGGATCCTGCAATGACACCATACTGCATGAATCTGAATGGTGGTGTTGTCCAGATGCTGATGAATTCTTGGCACAGTATGATCATGTGTATCTGTGTGTGCTGTTGACCGAACCAGGGCGAGCAGACAGGTATCACACACTCACACCAGAACCGGAAGAAATATTACGCACAGAAGAAGCAGACTGCTATCAAAGACTGCGACAGATGATCAAGCGTAGACCCAACACACACTTTTGGTTTGGTTGCAACATGACTCGATCATACAATCCCATGCACAACTCCAGTTGGAATGGCACACCATGGATGGATGTGATTGCTGACCAGGCCATTGCTGAACAGGGTTGGTTGAGTGGAGTGGCCACTCACAAATTGAATCGACTGTACATGAAACCCACAGTGAGCAAGTCGCTACAACAGTCTTGGAAACAACATTTTGTTGATCACACCAACAAGGTAGCACCTGTATGGAAGCATCTACATCAACATGAATTGCACTATGCTGGACACACCTGCCATCCTAGACCTCAAGCACACAAAATGTATGCTGACTATGTTCTTGCTAATGCTGGTTGGTGATGGTGCCCTCACACGGACTTGAACCGCGAACCTATTGATTACAAATCAATTGCTCTACCAATTGAGCTATGAGGGCATTGCCTTGTGTGTTGAGATGGTTCACATCGCCTGGATGCTGTTGCCATACATGATGATAGTTGTGAGGAATTCTTTCAGTGTCCTCAGGATCATGGAATGTGCAATGAACAGCACTGTCAATCTGCATCATCTGATCCACTGCTGAGTGCCACACCCACTGCTGATACTCGGCATCATAATACTTTGAGAGATATTGATTCACCAACTGCATCTCTTGATTGTGTTGAGCATGATATTCAACATCTGCCAATATGAAGTCATTGTGTGTTCTGGTATCACTGTCAGCATGTACAGGATGATGTGGAGTATGCACTCGCCACGGTGAAGTGTGTGCAATCAACACACAGTCATGATCTGCATGATCCTCTAACTGTTTCAGTATCTTGTATTGACTCACCCCACGCTGACTGCGATTGGTCACGCTGACACCTAACTGCGATGGCCAACCATCAGTGTCAGCTGAAAAGGAATCTCCTACAATCAGCAGACGCATGTTTCTAGCCATTGACGTGACTGATAACAAACACAGCGATCATAAACACAACAAATATGACACAATCTAATCTGTATTTTTCATTCAGTTCGTATGGTATGAGAGGTTTCTCGTTGTAGTCCATACTCATAGTTATTGATTTAGATATGCCAACATGGTCTCAGCATTGGTCACTTCAAACGGATCAGGATCTGAATCTTCAGTCAGTCCAGGCTCTACCCACATCTTTTCTATCACACCGTCTGTGATGATGGCTGAATATCTCCATGAACGTGCACCAAAGCCTCTGTTTTTGAATGTGGTGGCCATGCCCATGCCTTCGGTGAACTCACCATTACCGTCTGGAATAACTTTGCAGTGTTTGATGTCTTGATCTTTGCACCATGCATTCATAACAAATGAATCATTTACTGACACACAATACACATCATCTAGTCCTGCTGACTGCAAAGCATCGTAGTGTGCTTCATATCCTGGCAGTTGCATGGATGAACATGTTGGCGTGAACGCTCCTGGTAAAGAAAATATACCAATTTTTTTGCCTTTGAATAAATCATCAGTGGTTATGTCTTTGAACTCTCCACCAATAAAACCACAACCACCTTCTGTGATTGCTTGATCGTCACCAACTCTGCATTTGAAAGTGACTGCAGGTATTTGTTTACCCTCCATGATTGTCTTCTCCTTGTACAATTAAAACTTGTGTTAATATTAACATAGCATTTAATTTTTGTCAAATCAAGATGTGGGCAATTCTTGCAGAGGATTTCTGAGACAAAATGAGACTTTAACTAGACAATAACTTATAAGTGTGTATAATTACAAGTGAGGGCATTACTTAAACTCAAAACAAAATGAAGAACACAAAGGATGAGACAGGCATCCGCACAGCGAGTATGAGACTGACTGTGATGATGCATAAGACATGACAACTGAAAAAGCCAAAAGAATAGCAAAATACTATGCTAAGAAGGAATATAGATATATGAAAAACCACACATTCGATATAGGCCTGTTTGTAGGAACATCGGCCATGTCTGGATTCACGTTTTTGATATTATCTAACTTATAACCATCAACTCCATCGCCACTGCGATTCTCGTCGCAGTGGCTTCAAACAATTCGATATAAATAATATTATGATAGTAAATTGGCTCATAGCACACAAACCAGTTAATCTGTTTATCCGCACAGCAAATGAATTCAAAAAGCAGATTGCAGAAGCAACGAACGGTGAAATTGAAATAGTAATTCACGAAAAAGAGTCTGAACTTGTGTTTGAAGCAGAGACAGGCAAGAACTGTGTCACAGCATTACAAGACAACGATTTTCAAATGAGTCAGACAGAAGTATACCTAATTGGACAGATGCATCCAGACACACAAGACTTTCTAGCACTAGACCTACCATATTTGTTTGAGTCGCATGATCACTGTTCAGCAGTAATGGAAGGATCAGTAGGCGATGCATTGAATAGAAGACTATCTAAAACTTTTGATGTTACAGGACTTGCATACACTTATTCAGGTGGATACAGAAACATTGGAGCTGACACACCAGTAACAAGTCTAGTAGACCTGCAAGGTCAAAAAGTTAGAGTTGGTGGTAATCCTGTAAATCAAGACTTTATGCGAGAACTAGGAGCAACACCTAGCAGAGATAGGATAGAAGGCGAAAACGGTTTATGGATTGAGAACATCAGCGACATTGATGTAAAAGCAGTTGAAAACACATACACTAGATTTCCTGAAGCCAAGTATTGGTACAGAACTAATCACAATATGTTCTTAACAGACATAATGGTATCAAACAAGTTTTGGAACACACTGACTCCTGAACTACAAAAAACATTTAAAGACACAGCAGTAAAAGTTGCAAGACTTGAAAGAGCATGGTCAGAAGAAGATCATGATGCCTTCGAAGAGTCTGCACAACTACATGGCAAAACAATAACGCCAGTTACTCAAGAAGACAAAGTCACAATGAAACAAAAAGCAAAACCTGTCTATGACAAGTGGAGCAAAATTATCACGCCTGGTTTGCTAGACGCTATATCTAACACTAAACATTAAAGTTATCAAGTATATGATCAATTGCATTGGCATAAGAACCTTTTGCCTTCTTTGCATACTGTATGGGATGACCAAACAATTCACCTGATTCAGTTGGCAATGTACATGCAGTTTCTTTGCCACACACAATAGTTCCATCTATATAATATCTAGGAGTAAGTTTCCCTGTCTGTATATGTTCCAGCATTGACTTGGTCCGTTCAAAACAGTTTAATGGTAAGTCAATCACTACGGTTCCAACATTACTTGTGTACAATTTTTTTAGATCCGGGTTGTAGTGTGCAAACGATTCATGAGAAAACACAACAAAATCATGTTGACACCAGTCATACTTGTGACTGTCTTCTAGCACTGTGTGAATTCTTTCACTAGTGCCAACTGTTTTTTTCACAGTGTTGAAGAAAGGCTGTCGCCATTTTTGCGGTAAGAACAAATAATTGTCTATCATGTACAGTTCTTTGTCTGTGTCCTTGATGTGTTCCCACAAACATCTAGAAACACTACCAGCAAATGCTCCTATGTCGCACACAGTTTTTGCATCTGAATTGGCTACAATGTTGCCAAGATATTTAAATTGTCTGCGAGAAAATTGATTCCATAGTGCTTCTATTTTCATAAGTGTATGTATCTAGTATGTAAATATCAACATATGAAACTTTCTGAATATGTAGAACATCTAGATAATAAAAATTTTGATTATTATCAAGACACATTACAATATGCAAATTATGATTTGCCTGGTTATACTTTTGTAAAAAATGTATCGGTACCTTCTTTAGATTTCATTAAGAAAATTACCAACAGCAATCGTTCAGATCATAAAGATGTAACCTACACATTAGGCAAACATGAATTACTAGATACTTGGGCCACAACACAATTTCCTAATTTGATGTACAAACAAACTTATGCACAACTGCAAAAGCCAGGCGAACAAGTATTGCCACATGTGGACACTTTGCACTCACAAATAAAAAACTGGATCAACGAAGATCCTAGCTTAGCAAACATTGAGCATTCTATGGAACATCCTAATCCTAACTTCAAAGCAGTGAGATACTTTATTGCTGTTGAAGATAATATTGATGGACAAGACTTTATTCTCAACAATAAAAAATGGATATGGAAAAAAGGAGATTGTATCAAACTTAATGTGTGGACAACAGAACATCACACAGCAAACAACAGCCATGTAGACAGATACATGTTGAAAATCACTGCTATTGAAAACAGATAATTACAAACATGCGTCACATATTGCTTAGTCAACCAAATTTTAGAACAGGCCAAGGATCATTTGAATCATACTGGTTGCCCTATTCTGTGGGGTGCCTATGGGCCTATGCCCAACAGCATGACACCATAAGATCTGCATATACAGTGCGAGACATTGTGTTCCGTAGGCATGACATTGACTCATATGTGGGTGATCTTGAGTCAGTGGATGTGGCATTTTTCTCTCTGTATATGTGGAACAGGAACTATCAACATCATCTTGCTCGTGCTGTTCGAGCCAAGTATCCTCACTGTGTGATTGTGTACGGTGGACCTGAAGTTCCAAATCCTATGCCTGCTGATTGGTTAGACACACACCCATGGATTGACACAGTGGTGCTTAACGAAGGCGAACTTCCTTTTGTTGACATACTAAACACTTTGGCTGATGGCGACACTGTGGCAACTCAGTATGAAGGGTCTCGCATGACTGATCTAGATGTGCCATCGCCCTACACCACAGGCGTGTTTGATTCTATCATTAGGTCAAATCCAGAAGTGCAGTTCAACGCCACCATAGAAACCAACAGAGGCTGTCCGTTCTCTTGCACATTCTGTGACTGGGGATCACTTACATATTCTAAGATAAAACAGTTTCCTATGCACAAGGTTATGGCAGAACTAGACTGGGTGGCTCGAAATCGCTTGGAGTACATCACTATTGCTGATGCTAACTTTGGTGTGTTGTTCAAACGCGACATGCAGATCACTGATCGATTGATTGAACTGCAACAGAACACAGGTTATCCTACTGTGGTAAATGCAACATGGTACAAGAATTCATCGGAACAGGTACTGGAGATTGTAAAAAAGTTTGCAGGATCAGGATTCAACAGAGGCATGACCCTATCTATGCAAAGCATGGATGACACAGTATTGGAAAATATCAAACGCAAAAACATGGAGATATCCAATCTCAAACATATTTTTGATCAGTGTAACAGACAGGACATAAAGAGTTACACAGAACTTATCTTAGGTCTGCCACACGAAACATATGATACATGGTGTGATGGTTTGTGTAGTGTGATTGAAGCAGGACAGCATGGGGCTATAGAAACTTGGCTATGCCAGATATTGATCAACGCAGAACTAAACACACCACAACAGAAAGAAGAGCATGGCATATCTACTGTTACAGTGTATGACTATGTGACTGCCAATTTAGATTCAGATGGCATATCAGAAACTTCAGAACTGATCAATTCAACCAAATACATGAATACGGATCAGATGATTGAATCATGGACATATGGTTGGATGATCATTAACTTCCATTGTTTTGGTTGGAGTCAAGTGTACACGAGACTAGCCAATCAACGTGGTGTGTCTTACAGAGAGCAGTATGATCTACTGTTTAAACAAATACGTGAAGATGTTGGTATAGTGGGCCATACATACAGACAAGCAATGGCTACAATTGATCAGTATCTACGCACAGGCAAAGGTGCATCAGCTGGACACATGATACAGTATCGAGCACAATCTCAATTACATCTGCATCGCGCCGAGGTGATTGCATTTATTGATTCTGTGTTTACTGCTGAATATCTCAATCTCACACCAAATCAGTATCTAGATCTACAGCAGTATCAACATGCATACACCACTGATCCAAACGCAACATATCCTTATAGTCTGCAGTTGAAACACAATTGGCCAGATGTATTGTTGGGAGATGACATTGTGGAGACAAACTCCGGTGAGTATATCGTGGACTGTCTTGAACATAATGTGCCACCGGACGAATATGTAAATAGATTGTATTATCGTAGACGTCAAGGATGGGGCAAGTCTGTGATAACTAAAACAAATATAGTGTCCCAAACAGATTCAAATTGGCAAGCTATTGATTACAAATCAATTGCTCTATCAACTCCAGCGTAACTGGATTATTCACACAATTTTTTTAAAATATTTTTATTATGCTCGCACTGTGATCTAGTCTTATTCCATATGTCTTGCCATGAAATATTATGCAGTATATGATCTATTACATTACATGTTTCATCAACTCTAGTCCAGCCAGATGACTCATCGTACTCTTCGGACCATGCATGATTGAATGTTTCAAACCCTTGTTTATGTAACCAGTCAAGGTAGCCGGGTGCCGCAAGTGCAACAAATGGCCTGCCTCTAAGCATGGGTCTAATAATTTTTTCTGATAGACAGTATTCATTTTCCATTACCGATTCGCATACAATTTCGAGACAAGTATTATTGTATGCAGGATAAGAAGACCAATGGAAGTCACCGTCATACAATTGATTGTGTGTTTGAACATCGCCGATATCATCTATCAAAATATTATCACGACTACACCATGCTGAAAAAACATCATGCCACTTACTATCAGGTCTTGTTTCCTTCCAGAAGGTATCTAGTCCTTGTTGATCCATAAAGTTTTCGCTTAACTGATAAGATATTTTTACGCGGTTACGATGATGATACCAACACCAAGCTGTCACTGCTGTGCGTTGCCATGTAGGTCTACCAATCATGTGCAACAGCATAGGACCTGAATCAGGCTCTGCTTGATTTAACGCAACTGATGGATTGCCTAAGTTTCTAAAGGCATACCTATCTTGCATTATTGGCATGTTGTATTGTTTTGGATCTATAACTGCAAAAATTCCGTCTAACACACACGTCTCGGGATCTATATTCAAATAATGACATGCAGATTTTATCATAGGCCATATATCAATAAATGAAACATCCCATGACACAAATGTTCGATTGTGCGTTGATGCTGATAGAAAATTTAAAACAGCTACAAAAAAATCTCCTGTTTCTGTTTTATTAAAATGTCTAGACAAATAATTATCTACATTAAAAATTGTCATATGGTGGTCAATCTCTTTATTTTTTTAGCAACATGTTGCAGATAAGATGGGCCTGCTTGTATCTGTTGCAGTCTCGTCTTGTTGTGATTAACAATATGTTGTAGTTCATCTAGATGTTTGCCTGCTTTAAGAAAATGATCAACAGCAGATAGACACATCTTGATTCTAGTTTCAAGATCAGTTTCGCTATCATATGACTCATCAATATAAGGATGAAACGTTTTGAATCCCATTTGTCGTAATCGTCTAAGATAGCCATAGTGACCCACAACCACAAATGCTTGTTGAGCCGCAATTGGTTTCATAATTTTCTCAGTAATGAAAAATTTATTGTGGCTGGTCTCAGGCACAATTTCTAAAATACATTCTTGGTGCCATCTTTCCAGTATACAATCGGCATTAACTTTCAATGCAGTATCAACGATATCTGATCTTTTTTTTATGCGTGGCCTAAACATTTTTGAAACAACTGCATCATGTTCTTGTGTAATTTGATCATAAACAAACCAATAAGGTTTATAATCAAACAACGGCTGTATGTGCTTTGTCACAAGATCACGATGCACAGCATGTCTTCGCATGGTGCAACACCAACCTTTTCTTTGGAGCAACGTCTTACTGTCAGTCTTGGGTACTGGTTGACTCCATACAAACTGACTCCATGGTGAAGAAATATGTTGTGGACTACTGTGTGGTATCAGTGCATCACCTATGAACGTTTTATTTTGTGTTACAACATCTTGATAATATCGTGCATACAATAATGAAACATCAACATCATAATAGTATGTGTGATTGTTTATAGTAATCCAAGGACAAAACTTTGGTTGGGTTTTATCACGTGATACGATCTGCATCCGAACATTCAATTCGTTTGCCAATAGAATTGCTTCGAGTGGGCCTTGCACCAAACTGTTTGGCATCGGAAGTTTTTTGTTTCGTCTTATCTGTGCTCTAGGTATATCAACACCTGTACCCGGCTGATACACATTGTCATTCGTCATCATCAAATATACGTTTCACTATTTCATCATACAGCAGTTTGTGTCCATTGCGATCAGGATGTTGCCCGTCACGTGCAAACCATTCGTGGTCGTCACGTGCTGTATTTTTCTTTATCACAGCATCCATTACCTTCACAGTTTGGTTTTTATCTTGCCCGTCGAGCGTGTTTACTAACCATTCAACATCATCCCATTGTGAATCAGCGGCCGTCGCGGTGAACTGATCAATCCATGATGGCCATAACACGTTGATACCAAGTGCTTCATATGGGGCAGGATTCAGACTGCACAGTCCCCCAACCACCCAAAAGTCTTGTCCTTGAAAGTTTTTGTGTATCTCAGATGCCAACCATGTATCGTAATCATCTGCTAGTTTTTGCCAATCATGGTGTTGGTTCCACCAATACAGCCATATCTTGTATCGGTTTTGATCTATGTTGTCATCAATAGCCTGTAATGGATGGAATAATAAATCTCTAATTGGATCGGTCTTGACCAATAACCAATGCATCACATTCATATCTTTCAGATGTGTCAGATTCTTTAAAGCATCACGATTGCTTAATCCATTCTGTCCTACATTGATAGTTTGATAATTGTTAGACTCTAGATAAAAAGATAAACCTCTGTGTGTAATTTGATATTCATCGCCCACATGTGAAAACTCTCCTTGTGTGTACGAACAACCTGATACAGCAAGATTATAATACCATCTAGGCATTACTTTCTTCCGTAGTGTACAACTTTAATTTTATCGTAGAATGTATTGTATTTTCTGTACATGTCGACAACTACAGATCCTTCTGCAAAGTTGCCTGCTGAATAGTCAACTGGATGTGCTAACAGATACACTGCAGGAGAAACACTGTATTGATCATATGTAACTTTTTGTCCTGCTTGTTCAACATAGTGTCCAACCAACATTGATGTTGAACCATCTGTTAGATTAGTTTCTGGTTTGAATGATTTACCTAATATGTGTACAGGCAAATTGTGACTTAATAATTCTTTGGCAACATTTTCTGCTTGTATCTCTCTTGCCTGCATAATAGATTTGAATAGGTCATAACCTAGATCTAATTTTTCTGCTAACCAACTCAATGCAATATTATCTCTAGGATGACATGGTCCGCCATCTCCCATTCCTGGTTCCATATACTTGTCTGATACAATTCTGTCTGCATGTCTAAGAGACTCTGCTATCACAGTTGGATTAGCATGTCCAATTTTGTTTGTAACATCTTGAATCATATTGGCAATGCCTACCTTGGCTGAAATATATGTGTTGTGGAATATCTTTATACACTCTGCTTCTTCCCATGTACCTAATGTAGTGTGTGGTATTCTTTTTGTTTGCACTGTTTTATAAAACTCTACCAACTTGTCTGCTTTCTTTTTATTCTCTTCAGTTGGGTAACGATCAAATCCTAACATCATAATGTCTGGAGCAAGAAAGTCTTCGGTCACTGTACCCATAGCAATCAGATAAGGATTGTAAACAAATCGATCACCAATGCCAAGTTCAGTTAACATTGGCCTAAGTGTGCCTGGAAGCACAGTTGATATGTTTACTATCATTGCATCTTTAGGAGCATACTCTACAAGATGTGTTAGTGTCTTTTTTAAATATTGATAATCAAAGTCTTTAGTAGGCAATTCAGATGAAGGAGCTTCGCCTCCATATGCTGGATCATGTGGAGTAGGCACAGCAATAAAAATTATTTCTGAACCGTTACAAGCATTGAATAATGAATTACAAATTTGTATTTTTTCATTTCTAATATTGGTATCAACATCATAACCTTTTACATCATGCTGTTCAGCCATTACTTCCGCAACTGGTAATCCTAGTTTACCTAGTCCTATCATTGTCACTTGCATTATCTTGCCTTTCCTTGCCCGCGATATGCTTTGAAATTTCTACGTTTGTGTTTGTTCTTGGGTCTTGTTCTAATGCTGTGACCAATGCTAGTTCTTTTTCTTACAGGAGTTCTGTATGCTGAAGTAGTATTGCCACGTGCTTTCATACACTAATTTATACTTTAAATATATTGGGCGTTGTTAATATGGCACTAATGAATTTAGAAAATCCTCAGATGCTTTGTTGGCGTTTCTAGATATAATTCTATGCCACATTTTTGATTTGCGTTTATAGTTGGCCCAAACTATTTCGTTGTATTCGTCTTCTAACCAAATTTTATTATCCACTTCAGCATCTAGTTGGCCAGGCTGCCACGAGCAAAATCCTAGCATAATCTTATAAAAAGTAGGCCCTTTTCCACGTGCAATATCTTCAGCAATCTGTTCATTGAATGTGATTGCACAGTAATCATTCATTTGATTACTGCCTGAGATCATATAATCTAAACTGTGAATAATGGTAACTTTTTCTGTGGCCATAGGGCCACCACAGTATATTGGTTGTTTAGGCAACACTGTCTTGATCCCATATATTCTACTGATTTGACTGTAATCTATATTCATTACTTGTTGATTCATTATGAATCCTATGGTGCTGTCAATTTGATTGCCCAACATAATCACGGCATGTTGCCATAGATTGAAGTTATTGGCATTGACGTTTTTGCCTGACAGTATTAATTCGCTCACATAAATATTTACATTATAAGTAGTAAGAGTAACAATTAATGAGCACATACAAACTTACATTTTCAACTATGCACAATGCCTGGGCTAATGACGAAAAGATCAGTGCGGCAGGCCAAGATGCAGGCGATTCTACAAATCCATACTCGGACACAGCATACACAGTAACCCTCACTTTAGACGGCACACAGGTTGCTGAAGCAGAGGTTGACGGCTCGGCAACATTGTCATTTGATGCTGATCTAAGTGCAGGCAATCATGTCCTGGTTGCAACTTGCTCGGCTGGAACCGCTGGTGTGGTAATTGATAAGTTTGAAATAGGCTCTAACGAAGTAGTTGCTTCAAGATTAAAATACAACGAAGTAACAGCAGGTGGATCAGATTTACTTAGATGGAAACTGTGTCATCCATGGACTAGTTGTGATGAATCATCAACTTATAATGTATGGTGGTCAATGGTCAAAGAAGACGGTTCATTCTTGTTGAACGCAATGACATATAGACCGCCGCTGTTTGCAGGCAACGAAATGCATTTCAATCTAACAAAACATTCTAACAATGTGTTGTCATTAACAGATACATATGCATTTGATCCTGCCTCTGTAAATTTTGATTCTACAGAAACAACCAAATATTATTTGGCAGTGAAACCATCTTCTATAGTTGGATCTGCAGAGCAAGATCCAAATAGTGTTGAACTACCAGATAGTTCAACAGATGAAGATTCATCTGCAACTTATGATGGAAGTTCTGCCGCGGATGCGAGCATGGTTGATTCATCTACTCCACAATACATTGGCCCGGGCCAGTATGATGAAAATCTTGTGTGGCACAGTGATTCAATTGATGACAGCGATGATACTGCTGACAGAATTGTTATACTATCCAAAACAGAATGGCAGAGAGCTAGAATAGTGTACAACTGGTCCAACGCCGGCAATTCAATCACACCAATCACAGTAACATAACATGAGTGCCAACGGAATATCACATTTGGCCAATAAGAGACAAAGACAAGAACAAAAGTTGGCACTGGCGGCAAGTAAGAGAGCAAGTGAAGGCAAACGTTCTACTTTAAAAAAAGCACAGATGCCTACGCTGTATTCTTCAGGAGGCAAAAATAATGCCGATGATCGTAAACTGATGCAAGACGGAAGCACACCATTGACTCCTGGGCGACCTTGGCAATAATTCACTCTTAACATTATAACTTTTACAACCAAGTAAATACTATTACTGTTTGAGTCAAATCAAACATTAGGCAAACACAAGCAAAGGCAATATGAAAGACACAAAGGCACTAGATCAAATAGGCGAACTTACCTCGCGTTTTGTACGCACTTGCCCTCCAACATTAAAGTATCAAGAAAGACTCGCAGAAGAGATGGAGATCATACTCTCGTTACGATTCGTTGACTACTTCGGTCAAATCAGAGATATCTTAGATCTTACCACAGACATACCACACATGACACGTGGCTCTGCTGGATCTTCATTGGTGTGTTACCTAATGGGAATAACAGACGTTGACCCAATGCAGTGGGACATTCCTGTGGCACGGTTTCTCAATCCCAAGCGAGACGACTTACCAGATGTTGATATTGATTATCCTCACTATCGACAAGAAGAAGTTATGAATCGCATATTCAAAAAATGGCCAGGCAAGTCAGCACGTATATCAAACTATGTGTTGTACAAAGACAAGTCTGCCAAGCGAGAAGCGGCAAAACGATTAGGGTACAAGGGACGACTGCCCAGGAAGTTTACCTATGAATCACTAGGCATAGATCCAAAAGAAGCAAAGCGAATAGAAAACAAACTGAAAGGCAAAAAGAAATGTATATCAAAACACTGTGGAGGCATCTTAATGTTTACAAGGCAATTACCAAAATCTTTAATATCACAAACAAATCAAATACTGTTGGACAAAAACGAAGTGGAGGATCTGGAACATCTCAAAGTGGACATCCTAGCCAACAGAGGACTCAGTCAACTGCTGGACATAGATCCGATAACAAAGTTATACGAGTATCCAGAGATAGACGAGGCTACTTCGTCTTTGTTGAGTCGGGGAGACGTGTTGGGGGTAACCCAAGGAGAGTCACCCGCCATGAGAAGGTTGTTTAGAGCCATTCGACCAACATCAATGAGAGACTGTGTATTTGCCACGGCACTGATTAGGCCAGTGGCCATGCAAGGCAGACGCAAGGCATCTTTCTTCAACGACTGGACTGCTGACAGAGTATCGGACGTTGTGGTATGTGAAGATGATGCTATCATACAGATAGCACAGTTGATTGGATGTAACTACTATGAAGCAGACATGTATCGCAGAGCATTTGCTAAGAAGAATGAAGAACGTGTGATGGAGTTCATGACCAGGCTGGGCGATCATCCACGCAAGGATGAAGTGTTTGCAACACTACAAGAGTTAAGTGGTTTTGGATTGTGTAAGGCCCATGCTGTGAACTTAGGCAGATTGATATGGGCATTAGCATATCAGAAAGCACACAACCAAAAAGGATTCTGGTCAGCCGCACTCAAACACTGTCACGGTTCCTACAAGAAATGGGTATACAAGACAGAAGCCAAACGTGTTGGACTCACTCCTGTCACAGTATCTAAGTCTGATCAGTTTGACGATCCTGCATGGCAGTACAAGAAGTATGGATGGTGGTCATCGGAAAAATTCTTGCCAGGCTTCTACACACGGTCACTGTATCTAGATCGTATAGAATTTGCTGGATTGGTTGCTAATGGTAGAGTGTACAAGAGCGGACACAAAAAGTACGTGACCTTTGTAACACTAGGAGTAGACAACGGTTATTATGTGGATTGCACAATTAATCAACCATTTGCATATTCAGACACAGATGTCATACGTGGCATAGGTAAAATAAAACATCTAAACAATTCTGATTACATTGAAGTTATTGAATGTGAAAGTTTAAAGATTGATCAGTTTTACAATTAGTTGTCTTTGTTCATGTTAGCAATCAACTGTTTGATCTTTGATGACTCGATGTTTGCTTTAACTTTGCCAACATCGTCGCCTTCTGCTTTGTGTTCTTCTTTTGGTTCTTCTGATACTGTAGAAGTTCTTTTCAAGTTTTGATATATGCTTGGTGCTTGTTTCTTGAATGATTGATATTCCTCATCTTCAGCCAAGTCATGTATTCTCAATGTGTCTATGTTAAATTCTAAATCAACCTTGTGTCCAACACCGGAACTTGATCTAGTTTTCATAAACTGTATTTGATACTTGCCACGTTCTCTCATTGCTCTGCTTGTAAAAATACCAATCACATTGTCTGCTGTTTGTATCTTAGACAGTCCGCCACTGATATGCGAATGATCAAACTCTATCTCTTCAACACTTGCTCTGTTCAACTGCGAAGCAGTAATCATCACACAGTTTAAATCCACTGCTAAGTTTCTAAGTTCTTCAGACACATATTTGTCTTTCACAAACAAGTCCGATGGTGATACACGTTTGTTGATAGGCATCAACAGATCTAGATAGTCAATCAATATCACATCACATTTAACATTGTGCTGAATTTCAAACTCTTTGATGTATGCTCTCACATCAATTGCAGTTGCACCACTTGGAAGATATTTTATACGCAACTTGCCCGACTCTTTTGCTTTCATCTTAACTTTAAGATCAACTGTGTCTAAGTCTTTGTATATGTCTCTTGTGTTTGTGTCAGTCATCATTGCGTCTATTCTCATGGCAGTCAAGTTCTCACTCAACTCTAATGTCACATACACAGCATTCAATCCTTGTTCAACATAGTTGCAAGCCAAGTTTTGTAAAAACAAACTCTTACCAGCACCAGAGCCGCCTGCAAATATATTCAACTCGCCTCTGTTAAATCCACCAAACAGTTTCTTATCAAAGTTCTTCCATCCTGTGGCCATTACACCATTGTTGTCTTTAAGTGCTTGAAGTCTTGCTTTTGGATCTTCAAAATAGTCAGTACCCATATCTCGAGTCAAACCAATTTGAACAGCCTCTTTGATCATTCCTTCTACAGGCCCAAACTCACCCTTCTCTAACAAGTCTGCAGATTTCAATATGGCTGATTCTAATTCTTTGTGTCTTGAAAAAGATTCATACTCATCTAAGAACCATTCAAAATGTTTTGGGTCAATATCAGCCGCACTCAGTAAAGTAGATCCTGTCTTTGCATTGACCATCTCAACTTCTGGCAACGTTTTATATTCTTGTGCATACTCATGAATAAACTTGGCCGCTTCACGCAGTTCAGCATCATAATGTCTATAGAAGAAAATGTTCTGTGCTCTCACAAACGATTCGTTGTCTGCCAGAAACATTTCTAAGAATAATTTTTGTAAGTCCTTTGTATATTCCACAGTTTATATTATATTACATTCCAATGACTCTGTCATTCGGATAATTGGTTATTAGTAATTCTTTTCTCTCTTTTTGGTCTTTCATGTATGTACCTGTACTTCTCATGGTGTACTTCAAATCCCATTCCATTAATGTGAATGTGTCAAACAAATCGGTTATAGTTTGGTTTGAATTGTATGTAATCATAAAGTTTGCTCTTAATTTTTTTATGTCTTCTGCAAACTTATCATGACTAAACCCTTTGTGTTGTTCTCCGTTACGCCCATACAAATTTGCTTTTATATCATATGGTGGATCCAAGAATACAAAATCTCCTTCTAGGTCATGACTGCCCCAGTTTGCTTTGAGTATATTTGAATAATCAGTACAAGTAATTTTCCATTCTTTAATAAGTTTTTGATAATGCACAAGATTTTTGATGTTGTTGATTGTAAAATTTCCGTCATATGCTTGTTTAGAAAATGAACTTGCTTCAGTCAAACCTGAGAACGAACATTTGTTTAGAATAAAAAAACATATTCCTACAGTGTATTCGTCGCCTGTGATGATTAATTCTTTTGCATCACGAAACATTTGTTTTTGGTCATCTATTGAATTGTATGTTGATGCTTTAATTTTTAACAAGTCTATGGCCATTCTACTGCCTTGATCTTTTAAAGTTTTCCAAAATGCTATCAGTGGATAGTAGGAATCATTGACCCAAACAGGTACCCATGGCATATTTTTTGTAACATACAAAGCCATAGATCCGCCACCTACAAAAGGGTCTCTATATGCAGAAACTCTTTCTGGCAACAAAGTACCTAGATAGTTTACTGCTCTAGATTTGCCTCCAGGATATCTTAGTGGTGTTTTAAGAGAGCCAAAGTTTTTCATGTAATTTTATCTTTGTTTTGTTTGTGTGTTTGTGTGCTAGTATGGCTTGCATAGTCAAGACTTTGCCGTATCGCAACACTGCATTATTAATATCTTTTACATCATTGTGCCATGGCGGCATGCTCACAGACCAATTGTATTCAATTGCTTGATCGATCAGTTTGGTACCTGCCTTGTCTCTGTCTGGTACAACAATTACTTCTCTGTTCAAAGAATCAATTTGCAGTTTTTGTTTGTGTGCAATCTCTGAACCAAGTATAGCAACACTGTCTAGCACAATGGCATCAAATATGCCTTCAACTACAATTACAAACCTGCGTGACCAATGTTGATTGTCCATGTTGAATACTGTTCCTGGTTGCACGTTTGCAAAATATTTTGGTCTTGTGTTTGCACCCATAGCTCTCGCAACAAACCCAATTGGTTTGTGTTGCCATGTAACAGGAACAATCACTCTGTCACGTTGTGATGGAGCAGTAAAAAATAAACTGTCTGTGACGCTGATGCCACGTGATTGTAGATAGTTCACACAGTCTGGTTGTTGTTGTATCACCACAGCATCATCCGGCACTTTTACAGTATCAAACTTTATCTCATTATCTAATGTTCGTTGTGCAATTTCTCCTTCACTTGCATATCCCATGGCCTGCATACTAAGTTTTCCTATTTCACTCATTGGTATATTGATCCATTGCATCAACTGTCTAAAACGTCTGTTCAAATATCTACCTGGCGTATAGTTGGCTTTCCATCCACAGTTGAAACAGTGATACTGAATACCACCGTCTGGCAAAAACCATATGCCACCACGCATTCTGGTATCAGCTGATTCATTATTGTGAACACAACATGGAGCATCAAATGATATCCAGCCACTTGGTGTCTTCTTTCGCTTAGACGGAAGACGTGACTCTACTGCTTGTTTGAGTTCAGGAAACATATGTACAGTATAAACTATTTTTTACGTTTGTCAAAGTTTGTTCTAGGATTGTGGAGTACTCCACGCACACTCTCATAGGCTCGCCAACTGCTTAGAAAAATTAAACTCCATGCTCCGGTTACCATACCTAGATAAAAAAATAATGGTTGTGTAAAAATGGTAATCCAAAATCCTGTGTTACGTTCATTGTTTGTTTTTCCGGATATTAAATGAAGAGCAGTCATTGATGCTATTACGCAAAGAGTGTTAATCCAAAACATTGGATCATTTACAAATTCACTCATTAATGATTGCTTGTGCTTGTTCTACTTTGTGTTTAACAATAACACCAGTGGTAAGTTGTGTAGCACCCTCTAGATTTGCTATATCAACAATCTCTTTAAGTACAGGAATTAATCTTTTAAGTTTGTATTCTAATTTTGCAATCTGTAGATTAGCATCCATCATGTTTGCTTCTGCCGTATACAAAGCCGAGTTGTCTGAATTGTTTTGTGACATACTTTATTGTACAACAATTATTTGAAGTTTACAACCAGTACTTGACAAATAACCAACAGTATAAAAAATAACAACTGTAATGAAAACATTGATCGATAGCAGTCAATTTCCAAAATGCTCTGTCACTGATTGTGAGATTATACTTTTTTGTAATAATGTTTTTCCGCCAGTCGATTATCAAATGTAAAACATAATCCAACACTGCAAAAAACGGAATAGCTAACCACGGAGTTAACATACTCATATCATGTGAAATATTCATTACAATTAAAATTACTATTGATGTTCCAACAGCATGATCTAATGCATGTAAATTTTTCTTTTTAGAAAATAATTTATTTTCGTTGCCTCCGCCTTTCAATCTGCCTTGCAACATAAAATCACACAGAGCATGTTTTACCATAAGCAAATAAAAAAGGAAAGCAAACAGCATTATGATCTATATAAAATTTTGTCTATACCTGCTAACACTGTAGACGAATCTGTCATCTGGACTACAAAAGCCACACGTTCAAATACTCCTGTAAAGTTGACATATTTTATTCCTGATTGTTCAGTATAGTCCTGTCGATCAACTTCAAAGAATTCTGATTTCTTATCATCAGTTCCATATGAAGCGCCTGCGGTCATAGTGGCCATTATTTTGATGGAACCTGTAAAGTTAGTCAAATAGTATGCCGCTGTGTGCAAGCCGTCATTTGAATTTTGGTTTGGATTTGCATTTACTGATGTGGAAGAAAATTCATCATCAATTGTAGTAAATGTATTAATTTCTTGTGATGCTGTAAATTCTGGTGATACTCCTTTTACAACTTCAAAGTTTATGCCCGCATCAAATCTTGTGTCAGCATACAGTATTTGCACAGTTGAGTCATTGCCGGTAAATCTTAATGCACCTGTATAGAATATGCCATCGAGATCTAACATGTTTGACTCTGTGATTGTAAACTTAATATGTCCTTTAGTTGCTGTACTAGAACCATCATCTTGCACAACACCAACCACAGTAATCACAAGTTTGTTATCTTCATCTGATATTTGTAGTTCACACGTAGCATCATTCACAAACTGTTTCTTCTGATCTTGATTTTTGACCACGATAGTAAATGAATTGTCAAATTCGCTGTATAATTTTATAGGTCTTTCGTACACTTTTTCATGTCTCCGTTCGAGGCCGTCTGTGTGCATTTGCACATCAATTTGATTGTCGAGAATGTATCCAGTAACATATTGCATAGCATTTGTAGTATTTATAGGCCAGACTGTTTGCTCTGTGTGAACTTGTCTGGTAATTACCTACAATGAAGTTGAATGTAGAAGAAATTAAAGAGAATTACCCATTTCTATCCTTAGTACAGGTTGGAAAAATAGAACAAGTTGGGATCATACAAAACGCTGATCCTAAAGTGTTAAGCATATATTGTGTAGACTCAGTGCCAAAAGCCTTAATAGAGGACTTCTTACAGTTCGGCCAAACATGGTGGTGGGAGAGCAATAGGAAATTGCCTATCAATATTTTTATTGGTAAGGATTTTATTAAATTCAAAAATGCTTTGAAAACCTTTTCAGCCAAAGATTGTTCTGTATCTTTCGGCCCTGTAACACGTCTCACTGATTTGACCAAAGACAAAAGAATCAGACGAAAAACTATTCAATTAGTACGCAGAGTCAAGTAAATTCATATTGACCACAACTGCTCCGGCATATCCAAATGCATGAGCCTTCTTGAAGAAATAACTGCCGTCTTTAGGTTTTATCCATACCTCTTCAAGTATTTCTGGCCATGTCTTCTGTATCAAATGATATTTGGCTGGACGTATCACTGCAAGAGTTGCCGCAAGTTGTTCTAGATTAGCAGGCATCAATTTTGCCACGGTGTTGCTGTGACCATTGAGATGAAACAACTGATCCACAAAAGTCTTATCATCAAGCCTATGCCATGGTGGCTCACGATCAAATAGTTCTTGCAGATGGTCACGTGATTTAATTTGTGAATATAAGTTTACGTTGAGAATATCAATTTTAAAATATCCTAATTGATCCATAACTTTATAATCAATTGAACATTGATCGGTACCTGGAATACGTGGTGCTTCTGTGAAATATACACCTGTGTTGTGAGGCTTAGTGCCTTTGTCATCGATGATGGTTGCTCGAGTGTGTTTCACATGTTGCAACAACTCATTTCTATCTGCTACATCAATATCTATGTCAGGCATAGTTGTATTATAAATTGATATTGTGGTAATGTCAATCGTCGCCGTATACTAACATGAACACTGTTGCGTCAGACCTTTGTTCGAATGTTACTACTGCAATTTGATTTTCGTAAAAGTCGTATTGTTCATTTACATCAGGTTTAGGAATAAAGTGCCAACCAAATTTTCCTGTGCAATTCTTTTTGAGCCATTCGACTCTATCACTGCCTACGCCCCAAGTGTTTAACTTTATTTCATATTTGTAATGATGTCTATAACCACATCCTTTAGGTACATATTCTTCATTGGATAATATCCCCAACCCATTATCAAGTGTTGTCGTTGAGTGCATACTCTCTATCTAAGAATTTGGTTTCTATATCTACAGGATCAAATTGTTCTAATGCTTTCATTACAACTTTGGTATCTAAAGACGAGCAAGTGTATACGTCTAACTGTATAAGTGCAGGATCTAATTCGTCCCATACATGCATAGCAATATGACTGGTTTCTATAATTCCTGCAATGGTCAATCCTGAGTTGCCGGGTGTGTCCACATAACCACAGATTGGATTGTGTTCTACATCTAGTTTTTTCATCCCTATATCTTTGACCAATTGATTCCACCATGCCACTGCATCGTCTGGCCACATCGGAGGATTATTGCATTCTGCTCTGACAATAATATGTTTGTGTTGTATTGCTTGATGTTCCATTATGTGTGTATTTAATACACTAGGAGATTTGATGCTTAGTTTTTATCTCTTCCAACCAACGTTTTATAAAAGCATCCGCAGTTTTGTTAAGGTATTTGTCTTGCAATAATTTTTGATTGTGCAACGTATCTTCTATAGTTGCATCATAAAATTGTTGGGGATTATGACTATCTAATATTTCTTGTAGTTCAATTATTGCTTTATTAACTCTTATTATATCATCTGGTTCTTTATCATAATCATGATTTATTACACTGTCATAAACTTTGAAACCTAAGTCTCGCAGTATTTGTACATAGCCATGACCAGCAACATAGATTGCAGGAATACCAACAGTCATTGGACGTATAGATTTTTCTGTGATGAAAATTAAATTATTGATAAACGCCTCACTTACCAGTTCTATCATTACATCATTGTACAGTGGTGTATCTGTGATATGGCCCTTGTATGTTTCTTTATCTACTTCTCTAGTATCACCAAATAAATCTTGCTCTATCAAGCCAGGAGCATCAAATACACGTTGATGGTAAACCACATTACCTCGATTGAGCAACCACCGGTGATGCAGATTCAACAGAGTTTGATCTCTGTGATCTCTGTGATTGTTCATTAGACACACATATCGCGATTCGCTTGTATTTGGTTTTTTAGGAGCAATAATCTTGCCTGAAAACTCTGCAACAAAGTTGCCTGGTATTGCATAGGATTGGTCAACGCACTTGTGCACCTCTTCTTGTAATAAGCCGTCTGTGTACCAAAATAAATTTTTGTGTTCTAGTATCTTGGCTCCTAGGTCGTTTGCGTGTTTAAGACGTCTATAGATTAAACATGCGTCACAAAATGGTGCCACAAACAATCGATTGCTATGTAGTAGTTCAGACAGTCGATCATATTGCTGTTTTGCCTCTTCTACATTGTCACTGGCAATAGGATCAAACTGCCTAGGTGAAATTATAATGTCTTGGTTTTGGTAGCCAGAAAATAATGGGCCGCCTTCTGGTAATGCCTGTTCATCAATAATCATAGTATTGTATTTCAATAGACTCGTCTAATATGAATATACTCTGCAGGTCATAAAACATATCATACAATTCATTTATCTGAATTTGTTGATTTATTAAAATACCAAACAAAAATAAGATAATGATCAATATGAACAAATATTTTTTCATTTCTTTTTGTCCATACTTTCTAAGAATTGTTTAGTGGTATTGGGAGATAATTTATTTAGATCGTCGTTTGAAATTTTTTTTCTAAATATAGAATCATAGTTTTCTCTAAATTTTTTTGTAGGCAAATGGGTACCATCTTTAATTGCCATTTTTTTGCTCCTGATATTTTGCGGCCGCATCTATTCGTTTGCGTTCCACAAATTTTTCTTTTATAAATTCTGCACCATGGAACTTGCCATCATATGCAACCCACATTTCATGCAGTTCGATATTTACTGACTCGTCGTTGAACCAATGTACCAGTTCGATTGGATCGTCTGTCTTAAACAATTCGCGATATGTGTCAACATGATGTATGGTAAAATATTTTTTCTTTGCCATTTAATTCTTTTTGCCTCCTAAACCTTTTGGTATTGGATCTCCTTTAAGTTCCTCTTTGACAAATATTCCATCTACCATTTTGCCTGTTCTGTGTTTTATAGAATCATATGCTTTTTGTAAACAAATATCTACAGTTAGATCATTCCTGTGCATGATGTTTAACATAACTACCATCATGTCTCCTAGATCATCAGCTATCAACATAGGATGGTTATTTTTGCAAACATTATCACTTAGTTCTCCTAATTCTTGTGCAAGTTTTAAGACTTGATCTTTGTCAGTGCTACCTTCGATTAAATTTCGATCTTTGTGCCACTGTATAATGTCGTTTATTAAGTTTTGCATGATTTTGCGTACTCCTTTATTTTCAGCAACATACTGTATGCCCCGTTGCGACGGTTGACCGAAAGTATGTTGCCAAAGTTTAGTTCTTCGGTCAAATCTCTTTCATTTGCTGTAATCTCATCTGGTGTATGTCCGCCATATATGTAACTGAACAACGTGACAACTCCTTTTGTAATCTGTGCATCTGAATCTGAATGAAATTTTATTATTCCATTTTTGAATTCTGGCACTAACCAAACTTGACTGACACAGCCTGAAACTTTAAATTCTGGTAGTCTATATTCTTCATTGAAGGGATCAGCCTGTTCTCCTTTATCCATCAGGAATCTATATCGGTCTAATGGATCTTCGAATATATTCATTACTTCTTTGATTTCATCTATCTTCTTATCTATTGTCATTCTATTCCTGCTTCTCTCAAAGTGTTTCTCACAAAATCTTTGTCCTCATCACGTTTTTTGAATGTTCTTTTCCACCATTCTGGGTCAATTATTTCATATATTATTTTTATCTGATCATCATGCATTATGGTTAACATGTCTTTGCCTGTCTCACAGTTCAACATCACCCATGGTGATATTTTACCATTTGCTATCATCTGTGTGACTCTATTCAAATTTACATATTTAAAAAAGTCTTCTAGTCTTGCATTTTCTTGTTGTGACCATTCATCCATTGTAAGTATGGTTCTGTTTAGTGCTTGAGGTACTGGCTCAGTACGTATCAATTGTTTAATGTATGTGTCCACAGTGCCTTGCTTCGCCCACGAGTCAACTCTAATTTTGGATGTGCAAAGCCAATCAATAAATGCACCTATCTCGATTGGTGTGTTTGCTGTGATAAATTCTGCTGTCTTTATAAATGCCCTGTAATATTGGGATTGTGCAAAATCTGTAAATGTTTTTGGTTTCTGATTGTTGTAATTAATTTCATAGAATCTACGAAATATTTCAAATGCTAACACATGGACTTTGTTATCTTTCTGTACCCATCTGCGTTTTGGTTCACACATATGTACATCCATAGTGGACTGTCGTGAGAAATGTTTGTTACAATATTCGCAAGTTGGCATAACTTATTTTAACATCTTGTGTATGTTCTTGTAAAATGAATAGTCTCCTAATATAAACAAAATTTGATGTAAAAATAATGACGGTGATGTTCCTGTGAACAAAACCATAAATCCTATTAAAAAAAGTTGTTGTTGTAGAATGTACATGATGTATAAACCAACTGCTTTGCGAGGCACAGCATAGTTTAACCAATCAGTCACTTATTAAATCCTCTGCCATTGGAAATATTTTTGCAATCACTTCCGCACAAGCATGAGCAATATCCATATGTTCTTTTTGTGTACCGTGTCCGCCTCTTAGTTCTATGTAATGGATCCAACTTCTCAATGTGCCATTCATGTATAATCTTGTTTTGGTCAGTCCTTCGGGCAATATAACTCTTGCTTGTTCTTTTGCAATACCTTTTTCAATTGCATTGTCATATGTGGATTTTGCTATTTCTATGATATGTTTCTGTTGAGCATCCCACCACAGTTGCAAGTCCATATCGGCAGTTGCAATACTGTTCTGTCTATTAGTTGGATCTTGCATTCTTGCTTCTCTAATTTCAAACGTGTCGTCCATGTCTTGTGGATTTGCATACCTCTGTGAAAACTCTTGAAAAGAAAATGATCTGTGCCTTACAATCTGATGTGCAATATCTCTTGTGGTGTTGATCTCCAAACAAGCAGAAACCATTTCAAGTGGTGACCAATGTTGGTGTTTGATCAAATATCTAATTAATTTTTCTGATGTATCACTGTTCATTTGGTTCGAAGGATTGCTTACTCTTGCACAGTAGGCAATCAAGTCCTGGCAGTCCATAGGCATTTTGCTCACAGCATTCATACCTAATAATGTTTGATCTCCAACTTGTGAATATGAAATAAGTTTTGCTATCAATGTTTGCTCCCAGAATGCATTTCTTGAACCTGATCAGTTAACTCATACATAGTATCACAAAAGGCTTTATACTCATCATCTGAAAGTGATGTCTTGTATAATCTTAATGCGGAATTCAGCATGTTGGCCGCTATGATCATTGAATCGTATTTCTTAATCCAATCTAATGTTTGTGACCAAACTATTTCGTTCGCTTCTACTATAAGTTGTTTATCGTCCGCCTCAAGATCAAATTCAAATTGATCACTCATGCTCACCGCCATGACCTCGTGTTAGAATACCGTCTATTCTTTGTTTGCGTACTTGTTTGAAATAAAATGCTGTCAATACAGTCATTGTTATAAACAATGCGTGTGCTATCGCAGAGATGCCAAATGCGTATATACTTTCAATAATGTATATGCCAAAGACAGCAGACCACATCCATGCCAGTATCTGCATAGACATAAATTTTACTTGGAACGGAAGATCTTTCAGTGCATTAACCTTGTCGTCCATAATAGCATCATAAGATTCTTTAATATCTTTTTTCATGTAAATCTCCTTGTTAAAATTATATTATACAACAAATACCACAGTTGTCAATCAGGTGTATAGTCACTGCCATCGAATAAATCTGTCTTATCTGCTATTTTACTTGCTTCTTCATAACCTGGCATAGGGTCTTTTTGATCTACTATTTGGTTGTTGTACCATTTATCTGCATATTCCTTGTTAATGTTTGTCCAGTGAATGATGCTGTCTGAGTCTGGTTTAATTGCGTCCTCAGGACATTCAGGCTCACAAACACCACAGTCTATGCATTCGTCTGGGTGGATGACTAGCATGTTTGGCCCTTCGTAGAAACAATCCACAGGACACACAGACACACAGGTTGTGTGTTTGCACATGATACATTTGTCATCCACCACATAAGTCATATTGTATTTAGATTTTCTTACGCAAGTGATCTACATCTGTAGACACACTTCTTAGGTCATCTTGCATTTGCGTAAAACGTATTCTTATCATTTTTATATTTTCTCTTATTCTACCTAGAAGATACACAAGATACAATAGCATGAAAAACGATATTGTAAGTGCAATCAACTCTATTATTTCTGATCCCATACAAACCTCCTATGGATTATGGTTACTATTATTATACACTGGTAATCTGTGTTGTCAAGTAATGCCGTGATCTTTTTTGAGTGCTGTAAACTCTTTGGTGCTCATGGTTGCGTCTAATAAATCTAGATCTACCTGTTTAGCAGTTGGATATAACTCTTGTAATTCTTTCATTTTTGATTTTGTCGATCCTGCTTTCTTTTTAGGATATATCCATTTGTGAAACAATACGAAAGTTGATCCACACATAGCACTCAGTTTCCATAACAGTCCTTTATGGTTTTTAGAAAGAGTCCACAGATGTTTATTGATATTTGAATTGGCTTCCTCGATATAAAACTCTTGCACAGCACGGTCTTTGTGTTCAACTGACGCAGTCCATTTCAAAGTCATATACGGTGAATATAATTTTTTGTCTTCTTCTGACAAATTTTGAAACCAGTTTTTATCTCTGGTATCAACTGCTCTCATCATTTGTTTTATATCTAAAAACTTACCAGCCATACACTATTATAACATAATTACTTGCCTATGCCAATCATTTCTAAGCATCCACAACATTATACTACATGGAGCCTGACTTCGCAAGTGTACAACACATTTTCATCAGACACTGTTACAGTTATAGACACAATGTGGACAGAAAATAATGAACTAAAAAATCTAGTTCAAATTGCGTTGGATAATAATCATAAAGTGGTTATAATGAATTGGATTGATGAATTACGTGGAGAATGGCGAGATCCTATATACGAAAACAAAGATGTGCTAGTGGTAAAACATTTATGGCCTTTCCTAAAAACTTGCGAACAAAGTTTTCAAAAGGTAAAGTGGGCCGATGTCTATCCAAATAATTTTGATTACGACTTTATGTGCTACATGTTCAAAGTAAAACCATGGAGGACCGATTTGTATAATAGATTGAAAGGCAAAAAAGGATTGCTGTCTCTCATGCAAGAGAAAAATTTTACAGAGCAACTTGAATACACTTGGGGGAACACAAACACAGAACCAAGCAGTGATGGAGCACCTACTGTGGTGGACATTTACTCATTTGGAGATATGAATTTGTGGCGATCACATTTTTTAAACATTGTGTCAGAAGGATTGCATGGCATTTATTATCCTGTGTGGATTACTGAAAAAACATTGAAACCTATCATGGGTGCTAGACCATTCATAATATATGGACATCCTGAAACTGCAGACTGTCTTAAACAAATAGGCTTTGAAACATTTGATGAAGATTTTGATCACAGACCAGACCCAGACTATGAAAAACACAGTGTCGAGATAGCAAAGGTAGTTGATAATTTAACAAATGAAAATTTGTCATTGTTTTATAAAAAACTTCTACCAAAAATTGAACACAATTTTTATAATTGGCAAGACTATGCTGTTAGAGAACATGATAAAATGTTATCACGTGTACAGGAGTTTCTGTGTTAGCAATATCCAAATATCCTAGTCATTGGGCCTCTTATCCTATGGTAAAACAGGTGTATGATGACATTGTAGATGATAAGACTCTACTGGTGGACACCACCTGGACTCAAAACCCTGCAGAAGTGCAAGACAACATTGAACGATGGTTAAACAATAAGCATCACAAAGTAGTCATTATGAATTGGTGGGATGATTTCGGGGGATATGCAGATTACGTTGCAAAATACAAAGACAATGATCGTGTGTTAGTGTCAGACTATAAAGCAAGTTGGTTGAATATTTGTGACACCAAATTTGTTCAGTACACATGGGAAGAAGTGCAACCAAAATCATTTGAACATTTGTTTTTGTGCTATCAAGGGAAATGGAGGCACAATCGCGATGCTATGTACACAATGTTGACCGAATGGAACAGTGAACGAGCAAAGGCAGGAATTGTTACACTACAAGGAATAAATTCTTTGCAAGACAATATTCCACTACATGAAGGTGATGCAAGTATTGATAACAATCCTGATGTGCAAGATAAAAATTATTATCCAAATGACATTTATTCTTTAGGCGACATCAATATATGGAACAATCATTTTTTAAATATTGTGACTGAAACTTTAGATGAACCAAGTGGACTTACTTGGATTACAGAAAAAACTTTGAAGCCAATAATTGGTTCTCGACCTTTTGTGTTGTATGGCGATAAAAAAATATATGACTTACTTGAATCGTTTGGATTAGAACACTTTCAACAAGAATTAAATTTTCCTGATGTGGAAATTTTAGAACCAGGATTTCCATCTTATCATTGGCAAACAATGGCAATAAGAAAAGGACTGAAACAGTTGTTACAAGTTGATTTACAAAATTTATATCAACAGTGCTTGCCTAAGTTAAAACACAACTTTTATGCATGGCGTAAAGTTGCCCAAAATCAATATTCTACCATGATAGAAGGTGTCTCGGAATTTAAAAGCCGTTCATAGATTTCATAATCTTTTTCATATTTGTTTCTACACCATCCTGACATCCATAATGGTTTGCGTGTGTAGGCAGTGTCTCCTTGCCATATCGCAACTACAGGTGGTGGGTAATTAGCAGACACATTCAATCTTGGAAGACTATCAAACTGTATGCCTGTCGCATCAAGCATCATCGATTCGATTGCTTCATAAGGATAAACAATTAATGTTTCGTTGTCTGGCACTATATCTACGCATGTTTCATATTGCGATATGGCATGATCCAAATACAACATTGATTCTGGATTATTAGACCATTGATTCATTTTATCGTCCAATGCCGCATGTGCCCTATGCAAATTAACATCGTATACTTGGCACAGTTCACGTTGCAGAACACTGATCAATCTTTCATATGGATTTCGCCAAACTGTATAATATGCAAAATTGCCTTTTGGATATCTATCTTTAGTAATTTCAAATCCATTTTTTTGCAACACAAATTCTAACATAGATGATGCGTTTCGCATGATAGGAATCACAGCAATTTTTGTTTGGTTATTAATTAGATAAGATTGAGTCATCTTTTACAAATCGATCAAGATTTTTTAGTTTTGCAACTAAATCATGAAAGTCTCCCAGATGTAATGCATTCGGACCATCTGAAGGTGCATTGTTTGGATCATCGTGTACTTCTAAAAATACTCCAGCAATAGATTGAGCCACAGCACTCATACACAAAGGTTCAACCATAGTTCTGTCACCGCCTGATGATTGTCCTTGCCCACCAGGATGTTGAACAGAATGGGTTGCATCAAATATGATTGGAGTATCATTTCTTTTATGGTGTTCAAAGCCACGCATGTCCACAATTAAGTTTCCGTATCCAAAAGATGTGCCTCTTTCAATAATCACACTTTGGGTGTTGCCTGCCTCAACAACTTTCCTACAAATATTATTTGTGTCTGTATAAGAAAGAAATTGTCCTTTTTTCACTGTAACAATTTTTCCTGTGTTTGCGGCCGCAACAATCAAATCTGTTTGCCTACACAAGAAAGCAGGAATTTGTAATACATCTACAACTTCAGCAACAGGTTGTGCTTGATCTGGCAAATGAATATCTGTTGTCACTGAGACGTCTAATTCTTTTTTTATTGTTTGTAATATTCTTAATCCTTCATCCATGCCTATTCCACGTTTACCACTCATTGATGATCTGTTGGCTTTGTCGAAACTTGCTTTGAACAACAATGGCACAGACAGTTTGTCGCAGGCTTCTTTTACATGTTCAGCAATCATGATAGCATGATCACGTGATTCAATTTGGCACGGACCTGATATAATCATCAGTGGTGTGTCGTTGTAAAAATTTTCGTAATTAATTGCGGCCATTCCAAAATAATTTGTTCAAGTGTACAGAGTCATTGTTTCTGTTGATGTCTTTGATAAAGTAAGCACACTGTGGTTCTGGTTCTAAGTCTAATGGCACAGCAATCATTTGATTGTTTCTAACTCTAGGAAAGAACCATTCTACTTCGTTGTAAATGTTTGTGATTTGCACATCATGATATTTTGGTAATAGTCCATTGATGGGATTGAAACAAAATGCTTGAAATGATCGGTCGTTCAATGATGTCAGTGGCACAATTTCTAGTTCACCCACTTCAGAGTCACCTAACAGTATGTGCCAGTCTAACGGCATCTGTATGAGACTGTTTGCAATTTTTAATGTGACTGATGGTGAAGAAAATGATTCTAAATAAATCAAAGGCATAAAGAAAAAATCTGGTTCGTTAGGATCTGAATTATCCAACACAGAAAATCTTAAATCCTCATCTACTTGATCTGGAATCTTATTGAGTACAAAGCATTCATTGTCTACTGTTAGTATTTGCATATATTACTATTATATGCTTTATGGTTGTTGGTAGTCAACCTTTGTGATATTAAATGGATATTGTGCTTCGCGATAAAACTTTTTGCGTTCTGTCAAATGTCTTTTAGAAAATTTTGCTGTTGAACAAATATCCCAAACTTGTACAAAGTCTTTGTCTTTGGCTTTACGTATTCCTCTACCAATTGATTGTATAACTCTCACAAAAGATTTACCTGGCTCTAGCAATACAAGATTGAATATACGTGGCAAATTTATTCCTACAGATGCAACACCATAAGTGGCAATTATAACTTTGCCTTCACTTTCTTTTACTTCATCATATGTTTCTTTTCGGTCATCGGCCTTGGTTGCACCACTTACAAATGTTGAGTCTGGGATTGCTTCTTGCAATAATTCGCCAGTCTTTATGCGGTCAATCAAAACAAGTGTGTTGCCACTTTTTGCCATTTGTTCTACAAGTTTGCCTATATAATCTATCCTGTGTTGTTTAGTAACAAGATGTGTTTGTTCTTCCCTGTAATTTTTATATTCAACAAAGTCTACCATTTGCATAATTTCAATATTTAGATTTGCTAGTAGACCTTTGTCTTGTAATTCTTTTGCACTTACTTTGTTAATCACATCACCTAGTGATACGTGCAAAGATTTAAATTCATAATCTTTTTTTGGTATAGTGCCAGTAAGTCCCCAACGTATAGGAACAAATCCAAACACGTTGCTCAGCAGTCTTCTCAAAACATCGGCTTTGGCCATGTGTACTTCATCTACTATCACACACACTAAGTCACGTTTAAATTCTTCAATTAAATTGTCTTCAGCATTTAATCTTTTCTTTTCTAGTATGTTAAGTGATTGCCACGTAGCAATAGTGTGTGTATGTCCAACTTGTTTTCGATCGCCAAAGTATACGCCAACGTCAAGTCCCATGTTAATATAATCTTCTTCAGTTTGTGTAACCAAAGATTTGTTTGGCACAATAATGATGCTTCTACCATATGGCTCAATCAGTTTACTCAGAGCCGCAGTAATAATAGTTTTACCTGCCGCAGTTGCAACCTCCTGTAAACATTGTGGATTGTTTACAAAGTTGTTAATCACTTCAACTTGATGATCTCGTAATTCTATAGGTTCACCTGCGTTGTTGTGGCCAGTTGGCCACTTAACATGTTTGAATGTGTCAGTATTCACGGGGTCGAACTTGAGATCATAATGTTGACGTTCATCTTGTAGATCAAATGTGTAATTCATTTGTTCTAGTATAGGCATTATGTCATTCAATAAATTTACATATGTTAGTCCGCCCTGTGTAAAAAATGACACAGTGCCATCCCATCTGCCTAGTCTGACAGCCGGCATATACCTTGCTCCAGGTATCTCATATTTGAATGTGTTGGTAAGTTTACGTCTAGTGACTAGATCTAGTCCCTCTAGTTTAACATTTACTTCATCTTTTATGACTATATTACAGTGAGGCATCCGTTTATTATAATTGGAAACCTGTGTTCAGTCAACGATAGTTGCTTAAATGTTTTCGTACCAGTGACTCGCGAACATTGGTCCAAAACCGTGTTTGCCATTCGGTCTTTGCGGTCAGGACCATCTGTTCTGCGTTTGATATCCGTAGGTCGGATAATTTAAACTGCGATAGCAATTTCTTCATTCACTTGCTCTTGAGCAACTACTTCTGCTTGTGCTTGTACATCAGCAGTGATTTGGTTAGTAGTCTTTGTTGCAATACCTGTGAATCTTGTCACAGTGCCGTCTACTAATACTTTGAATGAACCAGCAGTTTTCCAAGTTACTGAAGCATCTTCGTCTGTATGCATTTTCTTTACTACACCGTTGATTGTGCCTTCAGCAGTTGTTTTTCCTGTAATGAATTTAAATGAACCTGAACGACCGTTATAAGTTGTTCCTTCGGTACATATAGTTTCTTGTATTTTATCTAATACTAATTGTGCGTTTGTCATTTGTTGTTACCTTTATAGTTGGTTATTAATAATACTATTATATGGTATTTTTCCAAATGCGTCAACCAGTTGTAAGTGCTTGATTTAATTAAGAAAATCCATACCCACATACAAAGATAATCTGTTGTGAGCAGATGAATTAGGTTTTACTCCGTGCAATTGAGACTTATTATTTTGCATCAAATACCCTGTGTTAAAGTTGTAGTCAAAATTATATCTTTCAGATCCGTCCATTTGATAAAATGTTGTACCGGATTGTCCTTGGTTTTGGCCAAGATATATTTGAAGAGCAACATCTGGTCTAGGATTCTCATCACCATCGATGTGTTCTTTCATATGGAAGCCAGGCTGGTCATACCATATACGTGGAACATGTAATAATGTGTCACGTTCGAAAAACTTAGTGAAGTATGTTTCGATATATGCTCCATTTAGATATTCAGCCATTCTATAGAACGAATGCGAAGAAGGACAAGTATTTGCATCTATTACTCCACGTGGAAAATTTTCTTGTTGTCCTTGCACTTGCCAATCAATGTTATCAATTGATAGATCAAGTAATAATTCTTGTGTGAACATTTCTTCGACTAAGAATAAATCTCCAGCAGAATCAACGGCTGTAATTTTCATTTTATTTTTTTGATTTGGTGGGTTTTCCAATATTTGTTTTAAGGAAGTCTAAAAACCACGGATTGTCTTTGAACACTCCGATTAACCAATTGGAAATAGAGTTGGTTGTTTGTTCTTCTGCCTCGTCATCCTTAAGGGGTCCACCTGGTTGATTTAAAGATGAATGATACACAATGGCATGCATAACTTCGTGTAACAAAGTATTAGCAAGATCATCACCTGCAATTTCTTCTTGCAGTTCTATCTTGTTTTCTCTATTCAAATATTGACCGTAACAATCTGTGTTGTCTTTTTTGAATGAGGCTTTAACATATTCTATATTGATGTCTTTCCAGCCTACTTTTATGTTTGTTGGTTTGCTCATATTATATGTGTATTTAATTAATTGTAACTTATTGCCCTCACATTGTCAAGACACTAATCTTCACGGTGTAATGGTAGTGTAATACAGGTCAACCCAGATCCAAAGAAATGACTATGCTCAAAATTTACAAATTCTATATCAAAATTGTGCTGTTCTAAATTTTTAATGAAGTTTTTTTGTAGTTTTTTTGATGTGTCTGTCATTAAAATTGTAGACTGATCTATGCTTAAACTATTCACTGCTAATACAGAATTTTCTTGATCGTCGTCTTGCAATCTACTGTCTATAAATTCTGTTGGTTGTGTAACATGATCAACCTGAACGAATGTCCAATTGGTAAAATAATCAGGAAAATCTTCTTTGGCATGAAACGTTGCAATTACTCCAGGCCGTAATATATTGAAATGACAGTCAAGGTGGCCTGCAAATTTTGTAGGATTCATTTCGATAAATTTTTTATCTGGTAAAATATTTTTCATCCATTCATAACCTAAGTCGTTACTGGCTCCTACCATACTTACAAAAACATGATCATCATGAATGTACAAACAAGGACCATCGATGATAGGATCTAAATTTGGTATATCTTGATCCATAAGATCTATTTCATTCACATCATGCAAAGGCATAGGCATAGTCAGCCAACTGTTGCCTTCTGCTAGTGCAGAACGCATAACATCTCTCCAGTACATGCCAGTAAAAGAAGCTTCCTTGGTCCAACTTGCTGTTTCTATAATTGTGTTGTTTACAACAAAAAAATTGTCTGCAGGATTTAGAGGAATTCGATGTCCTATGGTATCAAAATATGGTGTCACAAGTTTTTTATCACAGTTTAAACTTTTTGGACGAAATATTTTTACACCTAAAGTTTCTAATTTATTTTGAATTTTATTAAGATCAACTTCTGCACGTTCAAGCATTACTTGTAGTTTTGTTTTTTTATATTCGTCCATTTGAGATAAGACACTGAAATCAACATTGCCTAACATACAACTTTTAAGTTTTTCGTAATGATTATGTATTTTAATTTTCATTTTTAGACCATTGATATTTTATTTTGTCTTTGTCTTCAAATATGAAGGGAGTCTTAAGCCAAGCAATTCTTTCTTGTTCTGCTTCTTGACACAAATATTGTTTAGATTTGTCAGCACCACTAAAATATTCATATATGATCTGACCAAACCAGCCAAAGTGTGCATTGTTGTTCACGTGTATAACTTCTTGGTATTTTGTTTGTTCTGTTTGTGATAAAGTTTGCCACCAATCTTGATTTATTTTTGGATCATAATAATTGTGCAATATATCTAGTTTGTATCCTTGTACTTCTATGCTGTTTATTTTTAGATATCTGTGTTCACTTTCTTTGCCTCCATTATAATCTATACAAATAACATTCTTGCCACCATCAGGTACAGCATGTTCAAAACGCACCACTTCATTTGTTTTGTCTCCCGGTGAATATTCTTTTTGATGTACTGTGGTGTTGTTGAATTTTATAGTAATGGATGTGGGAGAAACATCATGGAAAATATCAAAATCAATTTTGTGATTGTATATTAATTGGAAATTGCTGTGCATTTGTTGTTAAGTTGTTCATAAGTCATCGTAGAAACATTGTCTAAATTTAAGATGTCACTAGGAATATTACCTTCTACAAAAGTCCATTGTGTGTTTGGATTATCTTTGATAAATTTTGTAATTTGTCTACCCCATACTGTTTGGTGCACTATTGTTTCCGCACTGTCATAAGCATTGGTTCCAGTATACACATTTAAATTTGGACCATCTTCTGCACAATCAAAACCTAAACAGATCAAATTTGTATGTCCATCATGTATTGCAATATGCATGGCGGTGGTGCCTGCTCCCATATGTGGATTCTCAGGTATCAAATGGCTACTACCTCCCAGTCTAGTCATATTGAAATGGTTGGTGTATACAATATTTTTTTCTAAGTATTCTGAATCTTTTATTTCTGTATACATTCTTCGGTCGACAACAATTAAAAAATCAGGTTCATAATCTCTGTGCAAAGCATTACAACCATAAGAGTCTTGCGGTAATTTGTATAGGTCAAATCCAATTCTTGATGGGCCGTTGCCTATGATGTAAGCATCTTTACCTGCAGGATCGTTGTTTACAGTTCGTGGCATGTATACACGCTCTTCAGTTTTCTTCCCACCCTTGATTATGATTTTGGCGATTATCTCTTCACCTTTGTATTCACTAAGTGCCATTATAAATTTTTTAAAATATTTTCCGCTGTTGATTGGTCTATGTCTTTTTCGTCCACAAACATTGTTGTTACTTGGCCATCTTCAATTATTGCCGCAAAACGTTTACAACGATTTCCCAGTACACCCATGTCTGTTGCTAATCCCATTTGTTCAGCAACTTCGCCAAATGGATCAGCGGCCATTGTTATCTCTGAGCCTTCATGATTCATATAATCATCAAATGCAATCATCACATATGGATCATTCATACTCATACAGATAACTTCCTGTATTCCTTTTTTGTACAATGCTCTTTCATGCTTGATAAAACCAGGCATATGTTTTTCTGTACAACCTGGTGTAAATGCTCCGGGAATTCCAACCAGCACAACTTTGCGATCACCTATGTATTGATCTAGGTTGTGACCTTCAAATGGAGGGCCTTCTTCGTCGTGTGTTGGTATGAATACTTCTCCTGTTGGCATACCATAACTGTGAAATTCAAATAATGACATATACTAATTTATCCTTTCTGTCTTAACCTGATGTATCTTTTCTTGGTAACAGATTCCCACTTACCAGCTCTGGTTAATTGTTCTTTGATTATTTTTGGCACTACTTTGCCTACATCTTTGATGTGTGCATTGCCTTTGAAATTGTCCCTTACATATTTCATCAATGTATTTTTTGTGTATGTGCTATTGTTTGTTATGACTTCGTCCATTATCTTTTTTACTTGCGACAAAGTTTCATACTTGTCTCCTTTACCGTCATTCTTTCTTGCTCTAGCAAATCCTATCCAAGATGGTCTGCCTTCTTGTTCTGCTTTTAGTTGACTGATTAACAAACGTTTCACAAATAATTTTCCATCTTTGACTGCTTGTTCGTGCGTAGGAATGTCTCTATAATTGTTCCATTCTTCTGTTGTAAATTCTGTGTCAGGTTCATCAACCCTTATATAGATATCATCTTCACTCATTGCCAGTGCTCCATTATTGTTGGATCATGTTTTATATCCCCAGGATCTGGTTTGCCGTGAAACACAGCTACACAACAGTCTTTAGGAATTGGTGCATTCCGTATTTTGTCGTTTGAACGCCTTTGATCTTCTTTCATTAATCCGATTTCCCATTTGTAACTCATAATCCAATCATGTGGCCACATACAAGAGTGCGGACGTTCTGCTGTAACATAGTTTTGATCTCCTTGGAATGAACTTTGTATTTTTGATGGATTATCTTTGAACTTGGCCCACATGTCATCTTCATTGCCTGCAAAAAATTTCATCACAGATGAATTACGCACTTGGTAATCTTTGATTCTGCATCTGTTGAAGTCTTGTATGATTACAAATGCATCACCTTCAAACTCCCACAAGTGATCAATATTCTTTAGTATAACAACATCTAAGTCCATGAAAATTACTGTTCCTTCTAACCCAATGTCATTTCTGAACATATGCACTTTGTTCCACCAGGACTTGTATAACGGTGCAACAACAATTTGTTTGATCTCGGGATTGAACCCTGATTTGTTTGAATCTGTAATCACATGGAATCGCACATCAGTTGAATTTCTTTGAACCATATTGTACAGTGTGTTTACATAACTTGGTGGATACTTGTCACCTGTGCATACACAAACAAAACTTTTTATCATATGTGCGACCATTGGTTAGTTAAGCCATCATCTAATCTTTGTCGTAGTCTACGCCATGGCACTCCTAGTCTTATCTCATCAACGAACCATTCGCAATAACTTAATTTGTTTAACCAGTGTTGTCTGTCGTAATGACGCAATACACTGAGATCAGCATCAAGCGGATTTCCTACTTTATAACACAATGAACTTTCATGCACTAGCACAGGCACTCCGGACATAATCGCTTCAATAGCCGGGTTTGAATTATAATTTATCACGCAATATGCAGTATCTAATCGTTTGTCAAAATCTACAATATCACCGGACACAAAATTTGGGATGTCTTCTTTTACGTTTGGGTACTTGGTTAATAAAAGTTTTATATCTGATCTGTGTCTAGGATGTTGTCTTACAATTATTGGTCTGTGACTCTGTGACCTAACGTGTTCAATAGTGTCTTGCAACCATACATCCACAGGACCGCCAGTCCATGCTTCTGATTTTGTATTTTGTAAGCAAATGACAATAGGTCCTCCGCCACCCATTTCACGCCATGGCTTTAATGTCAATCCTAGTTTTCTTACTCTGGAGTCATCTACATGATCAACATCTTGATTAGCAAAATCTGCCTCAGCATTAATTCCGCCGATTCCAATTCTCCATGTTTTATTTCTAATCAATCCACCAACTTCGATTACAATTATTTGTGCTTTGTTTTTGTAATAATCATAAATTGGTTTACGTCCATACATATTCAACAGCACTGACCATATGACCACAACATCGACTTCAGGTCTTTTGTCATTTGTGCATACAACATAATCTTCACCTTGAAGTGATTGTATAAATGCATCCATGACAGGTTTACCTGCTTTTGCGGCTGTGTCTTTGAATACTGCTATTTTCATTTCCAGTGATCATGCTCCCATTTTACTTTTAATGACTCTTTACTATTTTTAGCATCTTTTCTGTCACCTTTCAAGTGATCCATATATTCTCCTAATTCTGAATTGACGAAGGGATGCTTAGATCCGCGATATCCTAAAAATCTTCCATCATTAAGATCGTTGTCCAAATACCTTGGTGTTGTGTCTACCCTGGCCGCATCGTATGTGAAAGAATCTGTAAAGCCTTTAAGATCCATCCAAAGATCTTTGTCATAATATTCTTGCCATCTGTCAAAGAATTTTTGTGCATGTGGCAGTTCAAGATTGAATGTAATAAATCCTGTTTCGGAGAATCCTTTTTTTGGTCTGCCCAAAAAGGTTGAAAATTTATTGCCAGGTGCTATATGTTCTAACCATGTCATAGGAATGTCCTTGTATGTTACTGTATCAGCATCGACAAATATTAATCTGTCTGTGTTACATTTACTTGCCGCGTCTATCATACAAAACACTTTCCATGAAAATCTTACAGCATCATATTCAAATGCTGAACGTAAAGGTTTATCCATACGTGCTTTTATATATTCACTGTTTTTATTGCGGTCAATAAACTCCTGCAATTTTGGTTGTGTTTCTTTAAGTGTGTAATATTCAGTGTTTGGTGCTTCAATAGATTGCACTAGATCATCAGGATAGTATATTTTTTTTACTTCTTTCGGCCAATATTTCTCAATTGACTCAATACATCTACGTGCATACACGTTCCAATGTTTTGATCCCCATGTTGTTGTTACTGTAAAACTAGTCATTCTTTGTTATAAAATCATGCAAATTTTTTGCAATTAATTCATGTCCTTTTTGATTTGGATGATATTTGTTAGGTTTAATATATTCATTATCTTGAAATTTTGTAAGTTCTAAAGTTTTGTCATTTGTTTTTGCACCAAACATTTCGGTTGCACTTTGCGGCAAAAATTTCGTTGTGTCGATACCATGATATTTCCAATCAATATTTGTCCAGCCTTCCATGTAGTAATCTCTATATCCTTTTTGTTGACACATTCTCTGTAGTGCTAGGATTGATATGTTTGCTTTGTGATAATCCAATTGATCTGATTGCACTTCACCAAAGTAAAATTTTGTTAATGCACTTTTATCTCCTGTTGGTCTTAAAATTTTTGCTTTGTTGTTTTCGAAATACAAATACCTTGCAGGATTAGTGATAAAAAATACACATATACAGTCCTCTATTTTTTTCTTCATGAAATCATGTAATTGGATAACCAAAGAATCTATTGTGCTTCCTTGTTCAGCACAATTAAAAAAATTGTTAGTGTTCAATCTTTCATGTAATAGATCACCAAACGCAAGTTCATGTGATGCAAGTTCAGTACCCACTGGCCAACTATCACCAAATACTGCTAGATTCATTGCATTGCCTTTCTTAATCTTTTAACATCATCTGGAAAGAAACATTCTTTAGTTTTGTTATATAACCATTCGTCTCTTAATTGCACTGATGATGTTCTTATTCTTTTTGCTGTTGAGTCTTGTGTAATTTTTTTTACTTTAATCATAACATCTTCTAAAAATATATATCTGTTGACTGCCACAGCAAGATCTTTTGTGTAAGAATCAAGACACCAATGGTGGAATTGTGGCGGCCAAAAATAGCCTAGTGCATCACGCCACTGTCTTGCAATAGTAGGATGTGGACAAGTTTGATATTCAAGTCCATGCTTTTTGCCAGTTGCTGTGCCAATTGCAAATATTCCATCTGGGTGTCGAGACAGTTGATCTAAAAATATTTGATCCCAAGAAGTTGTCACAAACTGTGCATCGTCACCTACCATTTTGTACATCTTACTGTGTTCGCTTTCTGCCAACACATTCCAACTCATTACTGTGCTTCTGTCAGGGCCTATGTCAACATGACGCAGATTATGTTTTTTATATTCACCTAATGTAGAATCGTCATCATTGAGATAAAATTTTACTTTAATTTTGTCAGGCCACTTGGCTGTGTCATATGCAGACTGTTCCATGCGTTTTGCAAGATCGGGACGTCCTCTGCTGGGGCAACATATGGTTATATTAGTTTCTTTGTCCATGTGGTTGGCGTATGCTCGTTATCAATTTCTATAGGCAAGGAGTAATTGAATTTTCTTATACCTCTTGTCCTAATGTATTGTAACGTATTTTGTATGCCTTCTGCAATAGAAACTTTGGTTTTGTAATTGAAGAATTTTCTTATCTTGTCAGATGAACATGTTGCATATTTTACTTCTTTGGGTCTGCCCGGCATGTATTCGTGTTCTCCATTGAAACCAGTTGCATTGGCAGTAAGGTTGGCCAGTTCATTTATAGTAACATAATCCTCATCTGGCCCTATGTTAAAAATTTGGCCAACTGCAGACTCTTCAAAACAAACTTTATCAAACACCTGTAAAGTGTCATCTATATATGAAAAACATCTTTTCTGTTCACCATCGCCATATATTATGCAAGGTTTTCCCTGTAAGTTTCTGTGTAAGAATATTGATACAACATTTCTAAATGGATCATCATACACCTGATTAGGCCCATAGATATTATGAGGCACAACAATAGTCCAGTCTATTCCGTTTACATCGCACAAACATTTGACAGTGTCCTCGGCCGCAACTTTGGCAATGCCATATGGGTCTTCTGGTTCTGGTTTCATATCTTCTGTAAACGGTGGTTCTTGCTTTCCGTAACGAGCCATGGAACTCATGTATACAAAACGGTTAATCTTGTGCTTTATGGATGCGGATAATACGTTTACAGTAGCATCAAATGTGTTTCGTGTGACTAGTACCGGCGACACAACACTTAAGCCTTCGTATGCTGTGCAGGCCGCATGAATTACAAGTTCAAATTTTTCTTTAGCAAACAACTGGTCGAGTGCTGATTGATCACAGCAATCTATTCGTAGTGTTTGAACTTCTGTGAGGTTGTCATCATATCCGCCCACTCCGTTGTCTATGCCGATCACTGTGTGGCCTTGATTATGATATCTTTTAGCAAGATGTGAACCTACAAAACCTAGCGAGCCTGTAACTAAAATTTTCATTCGTACACTCCTATTGAGGCAACCTGTTGATTAGCAGGACCAAGTATTTCTTCAACTGCTTGTTTGACTCCTGTTGCTCTGTGGAAAAAATCATGAAACAATATTTTTCCGTCTGAAAGAATGTGTATATTTTTGGTCAATAGTTTCATCCATTCATATGTGTGATTGGCATCAATAAAAATTAAGTCATAAAATTCAGGTAATGGTTTGTTGTTCAATTCCATCACATAGTTGATTGCATCGGCAGTAACATAATTGATATTGACGTCTACTTTTATATTTTGTTTTGTTTGTAAAATGTTTTCTTCAAACACATCTAAAGTTGTGATTGAACCTTTATTTCCTGCGTCGTATTTTGCTTGAGCTATTATGCTTGTTGACAAACCGTGATAAGATCCTAGTTCCAAAATGTTATGTGAATTATATGCACACTCATATAGATAATGTGCTTCTATAGGTTGCAACCAACCTTCTATATCTGATTTTATTACACCATTTTCAGTTGGCAAATGCAACAGACTTTCGTGGTACTCATTTAACATAGATACAGTCTCTGGTCACTTTCACTGCTCTTTTGTATCCAAGTTCTACTAGCAAATCATGACTGTCGTTCTTTGTGTACCCGTATGCTTCTGAATTCAACACACATCGTTCTATTATGATCACAGGTGAACAACGCTCTAAAGTTTTCCTTGCTCCATTTAGAACAGGAATTTCAAGTCCTTCTACGTCTATCTTTAATACATCTATTGTGTCGTAGTTGTGTTCGTCCATTGTTTTCAACACAATGTCGCCTTCATCTCCTGGCCACACTCTTGTAGATCCTAGATGTTGCTCGATTGCAACAGCAAGTTTGCCTTTGCCTGGTTTGTCTGCAAGGCCATATTCATGCAGTGTAATATTTGATTTGCTTTCAGTGTTGATTTTAAAACATTCAATATTGTAATCAGCAGGTTCAAATGCTGTAACTTGTTCGAAGATGTCAGCATAATAGTTTGCCCATCTTCCGACATTACCGCCAACATCTATCATGTGCGATCTTCCTTGAGTCAGTTTCAATACTTGTTCATGAATTTTGTTGTCGTGTTCTTTGACATTGCCGCCTACGTGGTGGACTGGATCGTCACCATCTGGAATATAATAACCGTCTTCTAGAAGTTTCATCTAAGTTTTGTATCCATCACATTTACTTTTGGTTCCCAACCTAAAGCTCTCAATTTCGATGATGGTAAAACATTAGATTCTAATTCAAAATCTTCTCCGTCTGTTACTGGCACGTCGAAGCCATTTTTTGCAACCAGTTGATCCACTTTGAATGCAATTCCACAACCACATTCAAACACACCTTTTTCATCTGGATTGTCTATTATGGTTTGTATAGCATTCACAACATCTGCAACATTTATAAAATCTCTAGTGTGTGTAGTTGCATATTTTACTATGCCCAATTTGATCTTTGATATCAGCATAGTGTCTCTTGCTCCATCTCCCCACACAGTTGAAAAACGTAATCCAACTGATTTTTTAGGAGCCATAAATTCATCCACATACTTGGATAGTGCATATGGATTTCTATGCCATTCTAAACAAGCAGATGACGATGCGTAAATTACTCTGATGTTGTGTTCATCACACTGCTCAAACACTTTCCTACATTTAACCACATTTTCGTTCCAATACAAATTAGGATTTTTAAAACTTTCTCGTATGTCTGCTTTGGCAGCTAGATGTATGCAAAGATCTGATTTAGGATCAATGTCAAAGTTGGCAATGTCTTTGTTGATTAACAAATCCCAACAGTCTACTGTATGTCCATTTGCTTCTAAATGATTACGCAGATGTGTGCCAATAAAACCATGTGATCCTGTAAGTGTGATGTGCATACGTCTATATATAGAAGTTTCTGTTGGACGTTAATGATTCTTGATTGTTCACTTTGACTGCTCTTGGAGTCACCACTTGTATGTTACAGTATAGATCTTTCACAAACATGTCAGCGGCAGTCAGACCTTCTTCATATGCTCCACGTATTAACCGTTCAGCAGTTTTTGGTTTGATTACGTATCCATAGGTGCCTTGTAATTGTTGTTGTCCTTTGCGATAATGTTCTAGTTTTTGTATGCTAGGTTCTTGTCCTAGATCAGGATCAGGCTCGACAAATCGGTGTTTGTCCAAATGTAGTAGTTCATCAAACGGTGTTTTGTATGAGTCTGATACCACAATAGAATCGTGTTCAAGTATGACCACTGTTTCATCTAGTTCAACACATTTTTTCCACATTTCCAAATGTGAAATCATGCATCCTCTGACACCACCTTTATTCCATTTTATTTTGTATAACTTTGGCCCGGGAAAATATGGTTGTAAATTTTCTCGTTTGATATATTCATCTGCACGTGAAGGTGTGTACCCTTCAAACATCTCAGCGTCTAGGCCATGTGCTTTAGCACTGACCATTGCGTCAATAGCTGGTTGATGTGTGCTTTCAACTTCTCTTAAAAATAATACAAACGCTTTCATTTTTTGATAACGGACCCATGTACTCTTACTCTTATGTGGCCGTTGTAGTAATCATCTGATTCAAGTACACCTCTAGCAAACTGTTCTTTTGCTTCAAGATAATTGCATTCGCCTTTAGATTTGCATAGATGAATTATTTCTCTTTTGAATTTTTCTTTGCCTAGTTTGTTTACATCTTCGATCAGCAAGTCACTCGAACCATAATAATCTTGCCAGTCACTTTCTACTGTGTGTCTGCGTTTATTTTTTCTGCCTTTGAGAGGTGGTCTTGACCTTTTGAATTTTGCCAATTTCTTCCCCACGTACATTCTACCTGTTGTGGTGTTGGTTATGAGATATACAAATCCCACTACACCGTCTGGTAATGTTTCTACTAGTTCTCCTTGATATGTCCAATTGACTTTTGTCATGCTTTATTTTATTATATACTATATGCATGATGCCACACAACCAGTAATCGATAGTATTCTCCAGTGGATGGAAAAGTTTGTAGAAGTACCACATCCATCATTTGGTAACATGCCTCCATGTCCTTATGCACGGCAATACCGAGTGCAAGACAAGATTAAAATTGTTGAAGCACCGGTCAATACCAAAGGCAATCCGCCCGATATTTGGGAGACTGCTGAACAAGTGTTTGAAACATGGAACGATGACTTTGAAGCCATCATTGTGGCACGTGAAAACGTGGCCCGTCGATATAATAGTGCAGAAATGTTATCGGCTCGAATAAAAGAATTAAATGACAAATACAAATCAAACGATTTAGTGGCCCTGGAAGATCATCCAATGGATCCCGAAGTGATTGACGGCGTACAAATGAACCATGGCGGTTTAATTCTTGTTGTAATACAACGTTTGAGCAAGATAAACAAACACTCAGAGATGCTCAAAGGTGGAGAATACTACGATAAATGGTCGCAAGAAAATTTGGATGATGTTGTAAATTGGCGGTTTAAGAAATAGACCTCAATGCTTCTAATTTGTCCATAGCTGTTGCTAATACATCCAATTTCTTTTCAGCAGTGGCAACATAATCAATATGTTCTGCAACACCTATCTGCTTTTCTAAAAAAATATTAAGATCTGCTTTGGCAACTTCTATATCACCTTCTAGTTTTTTTATCAATGCTTGTTTAATCATTTTATCTCCTTTTTGCTATTGCATACTATTTGCAATACGTTATTCATAAGAAAAGGAAACACAAGGTTTCCTTCTTACTGCTACTTATATTAGAATGTTATCTTAAAGTCAATATCTTTTTGTATTGCCGAATTGTATGCATCTTTATCATCACTCCACCCTGATCCAGTCCACCATTCAAATCCAGGAATGGATGCTTTCCATTTGCATGACTTGTCGTAACTGGCTCCTAGATAGAACCATTCATAACCTAGTTCATGTGCATGATGTATTTCGTGCCACAGACTGTATTTGCCCAGTTGCAGTTTGAAGTCAGCATAGTTCCACGCCATTTGCCAGTTGTCTAGACTGTTGATATACGTGGTCCATATGGAGAATCCTATAAGATCATTTTTCAATCTGTACAACCACACAGTGTCTGCATGACCAATATCCTCCAGTGGGTTTGGTTCCAACATGGTGTAACCGTGATGATCAAGATATGCTTCATATATCGGCATCAATTGAGGCATCATTAATTTTGCTTCTAGACCATAAATTTTTTCAGCAATTATGTCAGGATCAGTTTTTGGTTTCTTTGCTTTTTTTATAAATCTGTCTATGTTGATTCTAACAGCACGAACTTGTTGCCATGCATCTTCTAATTGTATAAAACCTTGTGCCAATGCTTCGTCTGATTCTTGGGGGTGTACGTCTGCCCACACTTTCATGAACTGTATGTCTTGTTGATCTAGTTTGCCAAATAAATGTTCATACCAAATTTTCATGTGTAAGTATCCTGTATATGGATATCTATCACATTTTTGCAGATCATCACCCTGAAGTGGATTCTTATGAATTCGCTGACAAGATGAGATCATTTTTAGATGGCATGGTGAGTTTAGGAAAAATGCAAAATTACAGATTAACCAGAGCCAAACTAGGCTTCCGTTCTATGGACCTTCCAGAGTTTCATGTCATGATGGAATTTGTAAACATGCAACAACTGGATGATGCTATGACTTCTGTGTTACGCAACGAAAAAAGTATTGATGAAAAACATGTCAACTTCAATCAATTGGTTGATAGTGAAACCATACAACATTTTCTATATAGAGACTTTCCGGATCAGATCGACGACAGCAAATCTTAGGTCGGTATAATATAGTTGTGCAAGGCAATCAAGGCACTTCAAAAAAATCTTAGGCAACATAACGTCTCCGAACACAGCGAACTACTCTGTAACAACAGCGGCGAATCGCTTGACGTCCAATATTCATACGGTATCTACGTTTACCACCGCGTAGTATAAAAAAAGCGAGACCATAGGTTGGTATAATCCTCCGTTGCAACAATGTCTCTGGATGCTTGGCTGTGCGACTCACATCAAGAAAAACATTCACCTGGCAACAGGTGGATACTGACTTAACAATCTACATCAAGCAACGGCATTATAAAATGCTCGAGTGCAAACGAAGAGCGATTGACGTAGTCAATCTTTACTTGTTGTCCACTTTGTGAGCATCATAGTCATGCATGAAATCATTTAATGTTATGTCCGCACGTCTTAGATCAGTGTGTTTTTCAAAAAAGTCAAACAGCAAATTAGCACACTCTTTGGGAGAATGTGTCATCAGCATCTTTTGTAGGACGTAGTTGGTTTTGTTTCTGCGTTGTTCAGTGTTCAACACCGCATGTTTGGGAACAGGAGCAAAGTTGTTCTTCATAGTAGTAGCTATATTAACTGTGTTCCCTATTAAGTTATAGTATTAAAATTTTATTTTCTGCTTGGCAAACTGTTTGCCAAAACCACCGCCTTTTAGACCCTTTTTCTTGAACTCTTTTTCTTTGGCGTTTATCTGGTCAATCATTTGTGCTATTAGTCCACGCACATATTTTGAATTAGGCTTGCCCCCTTGCACAATTTTGTCTGGTTCAACATTTAAGCCAAAACTTTTGATACCTGCTTTTTTAGCCACTCCTTCGGCCCAATCAGCAAAAAATGGAGCTATTGCTAGGTCTGGATTGTCGTTCAATGCTTTGTTTAATTTAGAGTTAAGATCGTTCAGCATGGTTTCCATGTCTTGTAGTTTTGCTGTAAGTGGAATAGGGCCTTTTAGCGAATCTGCGGCTTGCCCAATGCCTTGTGCGGCAGTGCCTAACGCGGCACCAACTTTGGGGTCATATTCAAATAGGTCTAAAAGTTTCATATCAATATTTATAGTAAAGGCAGTTTAGTGTTCTTTGTGTTCTCTATGTTCTGTTTTACAAGTTCAGCCATCATGGATCTGTCTTCAGGCCCTAGCAAAAATGCTGTGTTGTAATCCAACGACCCACGCATGTACCAACACAATTTAATAAGTTCATCCTTTAAATTTTTGTTTGTGTTTTCAAGTTCTTTAAAATATTCTTCAAGTTCAGAAGGCGAGAGAGTTAGGATCTTGATACGAAAAAATTGGAGTTATCCATTGATATAGGAGCGTCAAACGACGCTGGAGCACCTTTTTCTATTTGTTCCTTTGTTGGTGTAATAGTAATAGGTTTAATTCTGCCTAAATCTTTTTGTACATCTAATCTTTTTTTAATTTTGTCGGCAGTGGCACCATCCATGTTGTCCACAAATTCTTCAATGTAAACACGATCAGTGATAGTTTGTCCATCAGCTGTGACCTCCAAAATAGATTCTTTCATGTTAGCCAAAGTTAAGTTGGTCATATGGCCAAATATTTCAGCAAATTTTTCCTGTTTTTGTGATGCATTTAATTCATTGGTATCAATGACTTGTGTTATAATTCTTTGTTGTTCAAAGGTGCGTAATTGTAAGTTTGTGAGTTGACGATAACTCATTGGCTTTATTTTGAAAGACACTTTGTCTGCAGGCACATATCCATCAAATGGTGTCTTGTCAATTTTATCTCCTGCTGTACGCAAATCAACATTGTAGACTACTTTGTCTTCTGTGTTGGGAATAGTCACATTGATATCCATCATGTGGCCATAAGTTGCAATACGTATAGCAATCATTATGGAGTCTAAATCTAACACCGGCATCATCCATGGATCTTTGATTCCTGGCACACATGAACGTATGACATTTATTGTTGATTCTCCGTTTAACAGTGCGTCTGGTGTATTCATGGTCATTTCATCTTTAGCAGTCATAGGATATACTGCAAGTTCTTTTTCGTTGTCAAATACTAAAGCTCCTTCAGGATACCAATCACCATTAGATGGCAGAGTTGTGTATATTGCTGGTTGCCTAAAGAACTTTGCTAAAGGGTTTTGTGAAGTTGTCATAATTTATAGTCCATAAATACTTACTATAACAATATTTATGTACGTATAAAATGGCTAGTTTTAAAGAGGTTGATATAGAAGGTGTTCAGGTAAAGGTTCCTCAAGATGGTTTTGCATCTGAAGAAACTCTACAAGAATTGGTAAAAGCACTGGGTGGGCGTAGTGCCGCCAGTGGTGGTACCGGTGGAGCCAAAGCACTGGCCGGAGCCACAAAAGGAGCAGGCAAAGACGTAAAAGCATTTGGTAAATCTTTGTTCAAAATGAATCCTGCCCTTAATGCCTTGGAAACAGGATTTAATCTGTTGGGATCTGCTATCACAGGGGCAACTGGTTTAGTAAAGTCAATGGCAACAGCCGATGGTTCGTTTCAATCTCTAGGTGCTGTGGTAGATTTTTCAACTGCCCAAATCACAAAATTTACTAATATGATTCCTATATTTGGAGGATTTTTTACAGCCGTGGCAGAATCTTCGGCCGAGATGGTGAAACTTAAATTGGCATTTATGGATCTCCAAAGAGACACATTCCAGGGTCTGTCTGAAGCAGGTTTTAGATTGAATGGAAATTTAGGTGATACCTTAACCACAGTTTTAGCGGCGAATATCAGTTTGGATCAGTTTGGAAATATAGTTGGTGAAAACACTGATGGTTTGAGAATATTTGGTGGTACAATTAATAATGCCGCAGACCAATTTGCAAACAGATTAGGAAGGCTAACTGATCAAGGATCAGATGTGGGTATGGGATTGCGTCTGCTAGGATTAAATTCAACAGCTATTGCTGAAGAATTTGCCGACTTTGTTACAACAAACAGATTGAATGCATCTTTAATGACTGGCAATGAACGGCAGTTGAATGATCAGTTGCTTAAACGTACTAAGAATGAAAGAATAATAACTGAATTGTCTGGCAAGAGCATCAAAGAACAACGTGCGGCACAAATGGCAGCTGTGGCTGATTCTGCCTTCCAGGCCGCTTTGGTAGGCATGGGAGAACAGGGAGCAGAATTGACCACATTTGTGGCAGGATTGCCAGGACCAATAGGTGATGCTGTGAAACAGATTATTGCATTCGGCACAGTGACTGATGAACAGTCAGCAAGACTGATAGCAACTATACCAGGGTTAAGAGAAACTCTTGAAAATAATATTGAAGGCATCAAAAGCGGAAATATAAGTTCAAGCAAAGCAGTGGCAGACACAATCCAATTGGGGCAGAATGCAATTGAAGACGGCAACGGTTTGTTCTTGGCAAAAATATCCATGATTGATCCTGCCTTTGCCGCAGTTGCTGATTTTATCATGCAAGGAAGAGCGTCGGCAATACAACTTGAAAATATCAACGATGTGTTAGGTACTTCGTTCACTGAGCTTGGTCAGGCACAAGAAGAGTTTAATGCACAACATGATGAACAACTTAAGATAGCAGAGGATCTAGCCAAACAGGGCAAATTGAACGAAGAAAATCTTAGAGCGGCAGGCATGGATGATAAAACGATCGGTATATTGTTAAATGCTGTAAAAGTAGAAGATGCTGTGGGGACGTTCCAAGCAGGATTATTCCAAACAACAAATAATCTTGGTCTGTTGGATGACGGAATTACTGGATTGATTGATACTTTAAACAAGATGCTTAGAATGATTGATCCTAATTACGTAAACCCTAACGAATTAGCCAGACGAACAAAGGAAGTGGCAGAAAAGGGCGGAGATCAATTATTTGATCCGCTACCAGGTATGGTGTCACCTCTAGAAACAGATTTTAGAAAAGCAAGATTTGGAGGAGACATACAACAGCAAACAGAGGCATTGGTCGCTGAGGTAGGAATAAAGACAGTTGAGGCCGCAGTACAAGGCGGAAGTATGAACGCTGACGAGGTTAGGGAGTACAAGGATAATATGAAGGTCTTTGACCGTGAGTATGATGAGGATGGCAAGGTTATAACAAACGGATCTGGACCAAACATGCAAACAACTAATGACATATTGATTGATATCAATAAAAATATCAAAAAAAACAATACAGAAATCCACGGAGGCCTACTAAACACCAAGAATTAAATTAAATAGTTGCAATTAGGAGCAAACTAAGGTATAATACAACATATGGCATGGAAAAAATATTTTAATCTTGTACAACCAGACGGTTCAATGTCGCCAGTAAGTGGCACCAATACTGCCAATGGTGGTGCAATGATGGGCAAGAGAAACTACACTTCATATCTACCAGAAGTGTACACAGGACATCCAAACAGACAAGAACGTTACTATCAATATGATTCAATGGATCAAGATTCAGAAGTAAATGCGGCATTGGATATCATTGCAGAATTCTGCACACAGAATAACGAAAAAACAAAAACACCTTTCACTATACAGTACAAAACAGAGCCAACAGAATCAGAAGCAATGATTTTGAATGATGCAATCAAGCAATTCACATCATTGAATGATTGGAGCAGAAGAATGTTCCGTATGTTCCGAAACACATTAAAGTATGGTGATTCATTTTTTATTAGAGATCCTGAAACACAACAATTGATTCATGTGGCGGCTACAAAATGTGAAAAAATTATTGTGAATGAATCCAAAGGCAAAACACCTGAACAGTATGTGTTCAAAGATTTAAACTTAAATCTAGAATCATTGTCAGCATCGCAAGTAGCGGCCAATGTAACATATTCTTCACCGGGTGCTTCTGCTATTATTGATCAAGGATATGGCAAGTCAGGTGGAGCATATTCAGGACCAGGCACATATGGCACAGGCGGTTCAGGCAGATTCGAAAGCACACAGAATCAATATGCAATTGATGCCAATCATGTTACTCATATGAGCATGTCAGAAGGACTTGATGCAAACTTCCCATTTGGTACATCCATACTGGAAACTGTGTTCAAAACATTCAAGCAGAAAGAAATGCTGGAAGATGCTATCATCATATACAGAGTACACAGAGCACCTGAACGTAGAGTGTTTTATATTGATGTAGGCAACATGCCAACACATATGGCCATGGGTTTTGTTGAAAGAGTCAAAAATGAAATTCACCAAAGACGTATTCCATCTGTGAGCGGTGGACAGAATTCAGTGGATGCAACATACAATCCGTTAAGCATAAACGAAGATTATTTCTTCCCACAAACAGCAGAAGGTAGAGGCTCTAAAGTGGAAACATTGCCAGGTGGCACAAACCTAGGTGAAATTGATGACTTAAGATACTTTACTAATAAACTGTATCGTGCTTTGAGGATTCCAAGTGCTTATTTGCCCACAGGCCCAGATGATGGTGCCAACCCACAATACTCAGATGGTAGAGTAGGCACAGCATATATTCAAGAATTAAGATTCAACAAGTATTGTGAAAGATTGCAGGACATTGTTATTCCGCCAATCAATCATGAGTTCAAGTTGTTCCTTAAACAAAGAGGCATTAACATAGACACATCATTGTTTGATGTAAAACTTACACCACCACAAAACTTTGCCGCATACAGACAGATTGAACTAGACAATCAACGTGTACAAGCATTCACACAGATAGAGCAAGTACCATATTTGAGTAAAAGATTTGCTTTACAAAGATTCTTAGGATTGAGTGAACAAGAACTTGCTAAAAATATGGAGATGTGGGCAGAAGAAAAAGGCGAATCAATGGACAATGCTGTCAAAGGTGAAGATCTACGTAATGTAGGAGTCACTGGCGGCGATCTTAACACAGACATATCAGATCAAACTCAACCCGATGAAGCACCAGAAGGTCCAGGACCAGGCGAAGAAGGTGGCGAACTCGAAGCTGGCGATGATGATATTGAGATCTAGGTAAATACTGTCATGCAACTATTTGAGTTTTTTACAGAATTAGATCAAGACAGATACAACAGCGATATGGACATCACTGTGTACGAAAAGAGCGATACAAGAAAATCTAAACTCACACTAGAAATGTTAAATCAACTTAGACATCACATGCAGTCACGCAGACAAGAAAAAGTCAAAGCAATGGAACTGTATCAAAAAATGTACGGTGGCTCAGTTGGCGACTCAGCTGAAGTAGCCTAGTACTAATTAATCTACATCAATGGCAGGAAGAAGAGCACAGTGGAGACTCGCATCAGCACAAGCGGCTGTTCGTGGAGAAAAAACAGTATCCTTGTATGGCAAGACAGGTGAAATATCTGCATGGCTCAATCCTGAACAACTTAAAGACCCTAAAAAAACTCTTGCAGAACTTGAAAAAATTACAAAAAAATCTCACAAAGCAGAGATACCAAAATCAGAACCTATACCACCCAAAGACACTGCATACAAACCAGACGGTGAAGTGTGTTTCCTAATAGCCAACGGTGAATCAAGACGTGCATTTGATCTGAACAAACTTAAAGGCAAAGGATACATTGTAGGAATGAATGTGTTGCCTGTGGTAGAAGATTTTTGGCCTGACATGTTGGTCAGTGTGGATATTGCTACGGTCAAATGGTTGAGTGAAAAAGATGTGCCAGCAAAACTTGAACATTGGAGTTATCCGCGAGGCGGAGTAAAAGATCCTAGGATCAAAAGAATAGCAAAAGACTGGGGTTGGTCATCAGGCCCAACAGCAACAAGAATAGCACTTGAATACAAACGGTTTAAAACACTGTACATCCTAGGCATGGATTTTTTCGGCATAACTGCTACAGGCGAAGTTGATGAGAAAAAAGGCGACAAATTAAACAACATGTACAAAGGACAAGAAAGATACCGCAAAGCCAACTCAAGCAGAACCTATTTTGGCAACTGGCAGAATCAAATGGAAACTAACACCAAGAATCATCCTGATGCTAAATTTTACCATGTAGTGCTGGATAATCAAAAATCACCCAATAAACTAGCACAAAAGTCCAATTGGATAGACATAAATTATAGTATATTTGAAGAACATCTTCAAAAAATGTCAAAATGAGCCTCTTAAAAAGGTCTTAACTCCTTGCAACCTTAAATACAACACCTAACAACCAACCAAAGGAGACAATCATGTCTAAATTTGAAAAACTCCTGGACTTGCTTGTGAATGAGCAAAAGGATGAAGCTGAAAAAGTATTTCATGAAATAGTTGTCGAAAAATCAAGACAAATTTATGAAGGCATCCTTGCTGACGAAGAAGCAACAGAGGACACAGCTAAAGACGCTGAAGAAGTTGAAGAAGCATCGGACAAAGATGAAGATGCCGAAACTGAAGCAGTAGACGAAGCAAAAAAAGATGATGACGACGAAGACGATAAAGATAAAGAAGAAGTTGATGAAACTTCTGATGAAGAAGTCGACGAAGCATCTGAAGAAACTATCGAAGAAATTGGCGGAGACGCTACAGACGATTTAATATCAGATATCGAAGCAGAAGCAGAAGGCGACGACATGGCTGACATGGGAGATGAAAATGGCGACATGGACATGGACGGTGACGGCGATGCAGATCCTGAAGCAGAAGAAATGTTCGAACCATTAGAAAAAGAACTTGACGCTCTAAAAGCCGAGTTTGCTAAAATGATGGACAGCGACGAAGAAGGTGAAGCTGAAGAATCAGTAAATCCTTTCGAAGACGCAGAACCAAAAGATGCTGATACTATTGTTAAAGAATATGCAAACATGGTTAAAGACGGACACGGTGCAGAGAAAAAAGGCTCTGAATCAGGTGCGGATAATAAAAAATCAGTGGTTGCTAAGAAAAACAAACCAATGAATAATGCATCTCCAGTAAAAATGGACCAAGGCGGCGAAGAAAAAGGCGGCGTTGGAAAAGCACTTACAGGTGACACAGCGAAACCTATGGGCGGATCTTATAAAAATGCAGGTGGAATTAATAAAGTTTCAACTGAAAAAACTCCAGCACCACAGAACGACACTGGATCAACTGACAAGTCACCAGTTGCTACAAAGTAAGGAAATAGGATAATGCAAGTACTATCGGAACGATTAACATTTGATCAAGCACAAGTTGTGGTTGAATCAAGTAACGAAGGTAAGGACTTGTACATGAAAGGCATTTGCATTCAAGGTAACGTTAAAAATGCAAACCAAAGAGTGTATCCTACTTCGGAAATTAGTAAAGCAGTACAAAAAGTATCCGAACAAGTTGCCGGGGGCTCAAGTGTCCTCGGCGAGGTTGACCATCCAGAAGATCTCAAAATCAATTTAGATAGAGTATCTCACATGATTACAAGCATGTGGATGGAAGGCCATAACGGATATGGAAAATTAAAGATTCTCCCAACACCAATGGGAAAATTAGTAGAAACAATGTTACAATCAGGCGTAAAATTAGGCGTATCATCCAGAGGATCAGGCAACGTAGACGAGGCATCAGGGAACGTATCAGAATTTGATATTATTACCGTGGATGTTGTGGCTCAACCATCGGCTCCCAATGCTTACCCAACTCCAATTTATGAAGGTCTCCTTAATATGAGACACGGTCATAAACTAATGGGAATTGCGAAAGCGGCAAGAGAAGACAGTAGAGTTCAAAAACATCTAAAAGAAGGAGTGATCCAATTAATAAAGGATCTTAAACTATAAGGAGAAAATTATGCTAGAAGTAATCAAACAACTCCTTGACAAAGACCTGGTAAACGAAGAAACTCGTGCCGAAATACAAGAGGCATGGGATCAGAAGTTATCAGAAGTCAAAGAAGAAGCAAAAACCGAAGTAAGAGAGGAATTTGCAACAAGATACGAGCATGACAAGTCCGTAATGGTAGAAGCAATGGACCGACTAGTCAACGAAGCTCTGCAAAAAGAAATTGCAGAATTTGTTGAAGATAGAAAACAACTAGCGGCCCAAAGAGTAATGTACAAAAGAGGTGTTAAACCACACATGGAAACACTTCAAAAGTTTGTTACTCGTCAACTTGCAACTGAAATGGCTGAGTTACAAGCAGATAGAAAATCAATGGCAGAGCAAATTAAAACTCTAGAAGCATTTGTTACATCAACACTTGCTAAAGAGCTTAATGAGTTTGAAAGTGATAAACGATCTGTTGTAGAAACTCGCGTAAAACTAGTTAAAGAAGCAAAAGAAAAATTTGCTCAAATTAGAAACGCATTCATTAAGAAAGCAAGTAAAATTGTAGAACAAGTAGTAAGTGAGAATATCACTAAAGAGATGACACAATTTAAAGATGACATCAAAACTGCTAGGGAAAACAATTTTGGACGTAAGATTTTTGAAGCATATACTTCAGAATATCTAACTTCATACCTGCATGAGACTTCTGAAATTCGTAAATTGCAGAAACAACTCGACGAGACCACAGCACAAGTTGAAGAGAACGAAAAACTTCTTGAGTCTGAGAAAATCGAAAAACATAAGATTGAATCAAGACACAGAAGAGATAAAGTTCTTAACGAAATGTTAGGTCCACTTTCAGGTGATAAGAAAGAAGTTATGGGCAATCTGTTAGAAACAGTTCAAACAGACAACCTAAAAACAGCTTTCACAAAATATCTTCCACACGTAATGAAAGACGCTAAAAAAGCTTCAATCATAAGTGAGTCAAGAACAGAAAAAACAGGCGATAAAACACAGGCAAACACACAGGCAAAAGAACAAGACGCGGATGTATTAAGCATTCGTAAATTAGCAGGTATAAACTAAGGAGAAACAAAACATGACATCCCAATTGCTAGAACATAAATGGCAAGAAACTAAAGGCGCTTTAATGGAAGGCGTTGAAGGTTCTAAAGCCAAAAACTTGGATGTGGTCTTAGAGAATACACGCAAATACTTGTCAGAGCAGGCAACTTCTGGAGCTACTGGTTCCGGTAACGTTGCAACTCTAAACAGAGTAATTTTGCCTGTAATTCGTAGGGTCATGCCAACAGTGATTGCTAACGAGCTAGTAGGTGTACAACCTATGACTGGCCCAGTTGGTCAAATTCACACATTGAGAGTTAGATATGCTGACGCAACTACCGGCGGTGCTACAAACATCGCAGCTGGTGACGAAGCATTATCACCTTTCAAAATTGCATCATCTTATTCAGGTAACGACAGTGACCCGGCTAAGGGTGCATCAACAGCTACTTTAGAAGGTACTGCAGGTAACAGATTAAACGTGCAGATCCTAAAACAAGTAGTAGAAGCTAAATCAAGAAAACTATCTGCAAGATGGACTTTTGAAGCGGCTCAAGACGCACAAGCACAGCAAGGTGTTGATATTGAAGCAGAAATCATGGCGGCATTAGCTCAAGAGATTACTGCTGAGATCGACCAAGAAATAATCGGCTCTCTAAGAACATTAGCGGGTTCGGCAGCTGCGGCTTTTGATCAATCTGCTGTTTCAGGTACAGCAACATTCGTTGGTGACGAACATGCGGCTCTAGCTGTACTGATCAACCAACAAGCAAACTTAATTGCACAAAGAACAAGACGTGGTGCAGGTAACTATGCTGTTGTTTCATCTGAAGCACTAACAATCTTACAATCTGCTACAACTTCAGCGTTTGCTAGATCTACAGAGGGTGTATTTGAAGCACCAACTAACACTAAGTTTGTTGGAACTTTGAACAACTCAATGAGAGTCTACGTAGACGGTTATGCAGCTACAGGAACAGATGTATTAGTAGGATACAAAGGACCATCAGAAGCAGATGCTCCAGCGTTCTATTGCCCATACATACCGTTAATGAGCTCAGGCGTTGTACTGGATCCGTCTACATTCGAGCCGGTAGTAAGTTTCTTAACTAGATATGGATACACTGAGTTATCAAACACAGCATCATCTCTAGGTAATGCGGCTGACTATCTTGCTAGAATTAGCATCAGTAACGTATCATTCAAATAATTTTATTTGAATACTAGAAGGGGGGCCATTGTGCCCCTCTTCTCTTGAGTTCAGTATACTTCAATAAATACTTCATATGAAGATTATCCAAGGACAGGAAAAAGTAATTCTACGAGCAGTTTCGCCGGACGGGGGAACTACATCAGGAGATTTGTTAACAGCTTTTGCAGAAGATAGTGGCACAACAGGTATTAGAATTTCCAATCTAGAAGTAGAAACACAAACAACACTTAACAGCACAACAACCACAATTGAAGATTCGTTTTTAGAAGTAAACAGAAATAATTCAACAGCAGACAGTGAAGATTCAGGAATATTTTTCAATAGAGGATCTGTTGATCATGCACTATTATATTGGGACGCAGGTGATGATAATTTTGTAGTAGGGACTACAACACATGAATCAACAGTAACAGCAATTTCAAATGTTACTCTCGGACAACTCAAAGTTGCCACAACCCCAAGTCATGCAAATCATGCCGCAAGTAAAAGTTATGTTGATTCAAAAACAATCACAGTAGCAGGAGACAACAGTGCGGCTATCACAATAGATTTTGATGATGCAGAATTAGTATTATCAGGAGGAACTAGTATAACCACTGCCACCACAGCAGGAGGTAACGCTTTTGAGATAAGTGTTGATGCCGCAATGACAGGAATCAACTCAATAACATCAGCCTCGGCTGAAAATATTACATTAGTAGCACAAAGTAATTTGATTGTGATCGACGATACAATCACATTTAATTCACAATTAGCATCAGATCCAAGTGCGGCAAGCATTGCCAAACTGTATGCTAAATCTCCTTCAATAGGCGGCACAGGATTATACGTAATTCATAGTGGTGTCAATGGTGGCGAATCGACAGAGATTATGGGTCAAACAAGTAACAATCTAGTTGTGTTTGGAGATGACTCAACTACAATGGAAATTTTGATTCCAGATGTTCCTTTGACTGTAAGTGGAGGTAACAGCATAACAACTTCTACTTCAAGTACACAAACTTTGACAGTAGCATTAGACAATCAGATTTTTGTAAATGAAATATCATCAAACGACTCAACAGGCGTTACTCTCAAGGATGATTTATTATTAGCAGGAACGTTGAGAGCCGAAGATTCTACTAACATAAGTGTTGATGGAGGTATGCAGATTAGTGGTGTGGTTACTGGATTAACTATAGAAGCAACAGGTGACACAGCGGCCAATGACAATGCCGCAATGGGATATACAGCCGCAGAAGGTTTGATATTGACTGGACAAGGATCTACAAATGATGTAACAATTAAAAATGATGCTGATGCTGATGTAATTGAAATACCAACTGGTACAACCAATGTAACTATTGCAGGAACACTAGGAACAGGTGGATCTATTACTGCTACAGGCTCATTCATAATTGGCTCAGCTGACATGAACGAGGCCGACCTTGAAAAATTAGACGGAATCACAAACGGTACAGTAGCGGCATCCAAAGCAGTTGTTGTAGATGCAGACAAAGATGCATCAGGATTTAGAAACGTTACAGCAACTGGTTCATTCATAATTGGCTCAGCTGATATGAACGAAACTGATCTAGAAAAACTAGACGGAATCACAAACGGCACAGTGGCGGCAAACAAAGCAGTTGTAGTTGATGCCTCGAAAGACATCGGCACATTTGGAACAATTACTGGCAGTGCTTTAGTAGTTGAAACTATATCTTCAGCAGACTCAACCAGTGTATTTTTTAATGATGGGATTACCATAGCAGGCTCGATCAAAGCAGATGATTCTGCTACAATTAATATTGATGATGGACTTGACGTCGAAGGTGCTGTAACTTTAGGTTCAACAGTATCGCTAGGTGACACTATGAGTATACCTGATTCTGTCAAAATATTGTTTGGTACAGGTAATGATTTAGAAATTTTCCATGATGGTACTGATAGTGTTATTAAAGATGGCGGAGCTGGCTCACTTGAAATTAGAGCCACAGATTTAAAAATTAACAACAGTGCTAACAATCACAATATGATCAAAGCAATTGATGGTGGTACTGTTGAACTTTATCATAATAATGTTAAAAAAATAGAAACCACTGCTACTGGCGTCACAGTGACAGGCGGAATAACATCTTCAGGGGCAACCATAATGACACCAGTAGATGATTTAGCAACATCAACCACTGCTTTGTCATTGACTGCAACAGTTCATTCACTTGCAGTAGGTGAAGCCAATTACACTTTGGCCGCAGGTACAGAAGGACAAATTATGCACTTTGTGATTGCAGGCGGCGACTCTGTGATAGGTAATGTTGCAAACACAACTGTGACAATATCTCAGGTTAGAGACCCAGATGATGGAGATGTGTTGGCCACTTATGCATGGAGTCCATTTATAGGAAATCAAGCAGGCGATTCAACAACACCTAAACGTACACTGGCAACCTGTGTGTTTGCCAATGGTGCTTGGAACCTAGATCAATATAACGATATCACATAATATCCCCCATAATAGATAACCCGGCCAACGAGTTGCTTTGGATTAAATACACTCATACATGACCAAACAACGTATTCAAATAGGTGCTATTAACTCTGGATCCGGCGATACCTTAAGAGCCGCGATGATAAAAATCAATAACAACTTTGATGAGTTGTATGATTTACAGGGACAAGACTCTAGTGGTCAGGGCATTGATATAAATGGAAACACAATCACATCAAATTTTGAAGACACTGACATAACATTATCACCAAACGGCACAGGTGACATTGTAATGGATGGTGATCTTGTTGTTACTGTTATAAAATCAGATGATTCTACAGAAGTTAAAATAAGTGATTCATTGAACGTCACAGGCACAGTGACAGCAACAGCATTTGTTGGTGATGGATCAGGACTTACAGGAGTAAGTGGTAGTGGTGGTGGCGGCGGTGACTCTACAGAAGTTTACACAAATATTTTAAGATCAAATGACTCCACTGCTATCCAAGTTGCAGACAATTTAGTACCAACAGCAGATGACACTTTCAGTTTAGGTACAGCAGACAAAAAATGGTCAGCAGTGCATGTTTCCGGAGGCACTATATTCTTAGGAAACTTACAGATCAAAGATTCAGGATCAAATTCATTACAAATTTTAAGGTCAGACGGGTCTACTACGGCGGCAGTTGAATCTACAAGCACAACATTGAATGTTGTAGGTGATGACTCCACTGACATGGAAATTGTAGTTGGCACAGATAGATTACATTTCCAAGGTGGCACAAACATTGAAACATCCACAGACAGTGGTGCACAACTTACAATATCTACAAGTAACACTCCAACATTCAGTGGCACAGTCACAGCAGGTGGATTAACAATTGGATCAGCAGTAATTAATGAAGCAGAACTAGAAACTATTGATGGTGTCACAGCAGGCACTGTGGCAGCTTCCAAAGCAGTGATTGTTGATGCCAACAAAGACGCGGCATCATTTAGAAACATTACTGCCACTGGTGCAGTAACAGGTGGCTCTTTTGTAATTGGATCTGCAGACATTAGTGAAGCAGATCTAGAAAAACTAGATGGAATAACAAATGGAACTGCCGCGGCAAATAAAGCAATAGTAGCTGATGGCAACATTGATGTTACTGCAATTAGAAATCTTACACTAACAGGAAACATACAGGTTGGTGGCGACATGACTGTGAGTGGCACAACTACATCAGTCAACACAACAAATTTAGAAATATCAGATGCACTATTAGAACTAAACAAAAATAACTCAGGTGGTGCAGATACTGATGCTGGACTATTAATACAAAGAGGATCTGCAGGCAACAATGCCGCGTTTTATTGGAATGAAGGTGCTGACAAATTCAAAGCAGTATTAACCACATCGGCAGCCACAGCAAGTGCAGTCACTGACTCAAGCACAGCAACCATTGTTGCAAATCTTGAAGGAGCAGTAACAGGCAATGCCGACACAGCAACAGCTTTAGCCACAGCAAGGAATATTGGTGGTGTTAGTTTTGACGGTACTGGAAATATAAATTTACCTGGTGTAAACACTGCCGGTGACCAAGACACAAGTGGAACTGCCGCAATAGCAACTAAGATTATAGTAACTGATAACGAAAGTACAAATGAAAATAATGTAATTTTGTTTGCGTCTAGCGTAGGTGATTCGAGTACTGCAAGTGGAAGTGGCGTAGAATCTGATGGTAACATGACATACAATCCCAGCACAGGCAAAATCACTGCTACTGGATTTATAGGTGCTGTAACTGGTGATGTTACAGGTGATGTTACAGGTAATGCCGACACAGCAACAGCTTTAGCCACAGCAAGAACAATAGGTGGTGTGTCATTTGATGGCACAGGAAATATTAACTTGCCAGGAGTTAACACTGCTGGTAACCAAAATACAAGTGGAACAGCCGCGATAGCAACCCTTGTAACAGTAACTGACAACGAAAACACAAATGAAGAAAATGTTGTTACATTCGTTGCTGGTGCAGATGCAGATGGTGGCAATGTTGGCCTTGAGTCAGATGGAAACTTTACATATAATCCAAGCACAGGGGCAGTAACAGCAACAAAATTCAAAGGTGATGGATCAGAACTTACTGGAATAAGCGGTGGTGGTGGATCAAGCACATTGAACGTTGTTGGTGATGATTCAACTGACATGGAAATTACGCTTGGAACAGATAGATTATATTTCCAAGGTGGCACAAATATTTCAACGTCAACAGACAGTGGGGCACAACTAACAATTACTGTTGCTGATGCTCCAACATTTAGTGGTGCAGTCACTGCCGCTGGATTTACAATAGGCAGTGCCGCTATTAACGAATCGGAACTTGAAACAATTGATGGTGTCACAGCAGGTACTGTGGCCGCAAGTAAAGCTGTCGTAGTTGACTCGAACAAAGATGCAACAGGATTTAGAAACGTTACAGGCACAGGAGATGTCGAAGGTGCAAGTTTAACTGTTACAAGTGGCGTTGCCATTACAGCATCAAGTGGCGATGTTACTGTTGCGAATGCAACATCAAATAAAGATTTAATATTCACAGTAAATGATGGTGGCTCTGCTACTGAGGTAATGAGATTAGATGGTGATGTGTCAGCATTATTAGTGGCGTCTGGGAAAGAATTGAGATTTGCAGACTCCGGAGAAAAAATATCAGGTGACGGCACTGACTTAACCATTGCATCAGGAGCCAAAATAAACCTAACAGCAACATCGGATGTTGTTGTTCCAGCTAACGTAGGAATTACATTTGGCACTGGCGAAAAAATTGAAGGCGACAACACAGACTTAACTATTACTTCAGGTGCTAAAATTAATTTGGCAGCTACTTCAGATGTACATATTCCAAATGATGTTGGTATTGTGTTTGGTGGAGATTCAGAAAAAATTGAAGGAGATGGAACGGACTTAGTCATATCTGCAAATAATTTAACAGTTGACGCGGCCGCTGATATAATTTTAGACGCAGGTGGCAATGACTTCCAATTCAAAGCAGGTGGCACTCACATATTAAGCATTGTGAATTCATCTAGTGATGTCATAATCAAACCTATCGCTGATGCAAAAGATATAATATTGCAACAAAGAGATGGCACAGAAGTTGCTCGCGTTGAAGACAACGGAACATTCAATATTGTCACAGACAAATTAGCAATAAATGGCACAGCGGTTACATCAACTGCCGCAGAGTTAAATTTTGTTGATGGCAGTACAGCAGGCACTGTGGTGGCATCTAAAGCAGTGGTTGTCGATTCAAACAAAGATGCTGGAGACTTCCGTAACTTAACTGGAGTAACTTTAAAAGGAACAACTTCATTACAAACACCATTGATTGAATTCACTGATGGCGACAATGCAATTACTATTGCAAATGGAGGTGGTATTACTGCTAATACAAGTTTAACATTGGCAAGTGGTGCAACTGTTACAGCAATACTTGATGAAGATAATTTTGCATCAGATTCTGACACTGCATTGGCAACACAACAATCAATCAAAGCATACGTTGGATCACAAACAGGATCATCAATCAGTATGAGAGTTGCTGGTTCATCAGATTCAACACAGGCAAACATTGATTTATCAAGCAATGAAGAATTCAGATTAATTGGTGGCAACAGTATTACAACAACCATAGGTAGCACTGCTGACAACACAATGACTGTGGCACTGGATGATAATATTGCAATAGATGAACTCAGTGCTAAAGATTCATCGAATATCCAAATTAAATCACCTATACTTGCTGACAGTACAATAACTTCAGGAGCAATCACATCTTCAGGTGTTGTCACAGCAACTGGATTTACTATTGGATCTGCCGCAATAAATGAAACAGAACTAGAAACTATCGATGGCATCACAGCAGGTACAGTTGCCGCGTCGAAGGCGGTCATTGTAGATTCAAATAAAGATGTTACTGGTTTTAGAAATGTTACCGGCACAGGTGATGTTGAAGGTGCAAGTTTAACAGTTTCAAGTGGTGTGGCAATAACTGCATCAAGCGGTGATGTCACAGTTGCTAACGCAACTTCAGACAAAGATTTAATATTCACGGTTAATGATGGTGGCTCGGCTACTGAAGTGTTTAGACTTGATGGTGATGTATCAGCTATGTTGATAGCATCAGGAAAAGAATTAAGATTTGCTGACTCAGGAGAAAAAATATCAAGTGATGGTACAGACTTAACTATCGCATCCGGTGCCAAAATTAATCTAGGAGCAACATCAGATGTTCATTTAGCCAACGATATTGGATTGGTGTTTGGTGATGCTGGTGAAAAAATTGAAGGTGATGGTACGGACTTAACCATTACAGGTAACAATATTAAATTGACTGCCACAGCAGATGTAGTGATACCGGCCAACGTTGGAATCACGTTTGGTACAGGAGAAAAAATTGAAGGTGACAGCACAGACTTAACTGTGACTTCAGGTGGGAAGATAAATTTAACAGCAACATCAGATGTTCATATTCCAAATGATGTTGGTATTGTGTTTGGTGATGCGGCAGAAAAAATTGAAGGTGACGGAACAGACTTAACCATAACAGGAAACAATATTAAATTAACTGCCGCGGCTGATATTGTTGTGCCGGCTAATGTTGGAATTACATTTGGCACCGGCGAGAAAATTGAAGGCGATAGTACAGATTTAACTGTCACATCCGGAGCAAAAATTAATCTTAATGCAACTTCTGATATTCACATTCCAAATGATGTTGGTATTGTATTTGGTGGCGCATCGGAAAAAATTGAAGGTGATGGCACAGACCTAGTCATATCAGCAAACAACTTGACTGTAGATGCCGCGGCCGACATAATACTTGATGCAGGTGGCAATGACTTCCAATTTAAAGCAGGCGGAACGCATATATTAAGTGTAGTGAATTCGTCAAGTGACGTAATAATTAAACCAATTGCTGACGCAAAAGATATCATATTCCAACAAAGAGATGGCACAGAAGTTGCAAGGGTAGAAGATAATGCAACATTCAATGTTGTAACTGGTAAACTGGCAATTAATGGCACAGCAATTACATCAACGGCCGCTGAACTTAACCTAGTTGACGGCATCACAGCAGGAACAGTATCTGCCAGTAAGGCAGTAATTGCTGACTCTAATAAAGATGCATTAGGATTTAGAAATATTTCAGCAACGGGTACCGCTGAGATAGGCGGTGATTTACAAGTTGGCGGAAACTTCACAGTATCTGGAACAACTACATCAGTTAATACAACCAACATAGAAATCCAAGACGCATTGTTAGAATTAAACAAAAATAACTCAGGTGGTGCTGATGTTGATGCTGGAATATTCATACAACGTGGTTCGGCAGGTAACAATGCAGTATTATATTGGAATGAAGGAGATGACACATTTAAAGCAGTGTTGTCCAACTCAGTTGCAACTGCTGACGCAGTAACAGATTCGTCTTTTGCAGGATTAGAAGTAGGATCGCTCACTGTAAACGCTGGAGTGGCAATCACAGCATCGAGTGGTGATGTTACTGTTGCTAATGCAACATCAAATAAAGATTTAATATTCACTGTAAATGATGGTGGTTCAGCAACAGAAGTAATGAGACTAGATGGAGATGTATCGGCTATACTAGTTGCATCAGGAAAAGAATTAAGATTTGCTGACTCAGGAGAAAAAATATCAGGTGATGGTACAGACTTAACCATTGCATCAGGGGCTAAAATTAATTTATCAGCAACTTCAGATGTTGTTATACCAGCAAACGTAGGAATAACATTTGGTGATGGTGAAAAAATTGAAGGTGATGACACAAACATTACAGTCACTTCAGGTGGCGCAATCAACTTAACTGCAACAACAGATGTTGTTGTACCTGCCAATGTTGGAATTACATTTGGTACAGGTGAAAAGATTGAAGGCGACAACACAGACTTAACTGTGACTTCAGGTGCTAAAATTGTATTAGCGGCAACAAGTGATGTTGAAATACCAGCAAATGTAGGAATAACATTTGGTACAGGAGAAAAAATTGAAGGTGACAATACAGACTTAACTATCACGTCGGGTGCTGACATAACCTTGGCGGCAACAGCAGATGTTAACATACCAGTCAATGTTGGCCTACGTCTAGGTGATGGTGGTGAGAATATCGAAACAGATAACACAGATTTAACAATTACTTCAGGTGGAAAAATTAATTTAGCAACTGCTTCAGATGTACACTTAGCCAACGATAAAGGAATAGTGTTTGGTGATGCCGGTGAGAAAATTGAAGGTGATGGCACCGACTTAACTATATCGTCAAGTGCAAAATTAAATTTAACAGCATCATCAGATGTACACATTCCAAAAAACATAGGATTAGTTTTTGATGATAATGCTAGTGAAAAAATTGAATCAGATGATACAGATTTAACTATTGCATCAGGTGCCAAAATTAATTTAAATGCAACTTCAGATGTTCACATTCCAAATGATGTAGGAATAGTATTTGGCGGTGCTTCTGAAAAAATTGAAGGTGATGGAACTGACTTAGTCATATCAGCTAACAACTTGACTGTTGATGCGGCAGCTGATATTATACTTGACGCTGGTGGCAATGACCTTCAATTTAAAGCAGGTGGCACACATGTCTTGAGTATTACAAATTCATCCAGTGATGTTATCATTAAACCAATTGTAGATGCAAAAGATATTATATTCCAGCAAAGAGATGGAACAGAGGTTGCTCGTATTGAAGACAATGCAACATTTAATGTTGTCACAGGCAAGTTAGCAATCAATGGCACAGCAATTACATCAACTGCCGCTGAACTAAATGCACTAGATGGCATTACTGCTGTTGTTGGTGAACTTAATGCTCTGGATATAGGTAGTACCGCTGTTGGAACTGCTGTTGCATCTAAGGCAGTGATACTAGATTCAAATAAAGATTATACTGGCATAAGAAACTTAACTACAACTGGTTCATTCATAATTGGTAATGCGGACATGAATGAAACTGATCTAGAAAAACTAGATGGTATCACAAACGGAACTGTGGCAGCTAACAAAGCAGTTGTTGTTGATGGTGACAAAGACGCTGGTTCATTTAGAAATATTACAGCAACAGGTACAGTAACCACAGCAATACTGGATGTAAACTCAATTAAATCAACTGATTCATCTAACATACGTATTGATGAAGGCCTTGATGTAGTAGGTGGATTATTCCTTTCAGAAATAAATTCAATAGATTCAAGTGCAATTGAAGTAAATGAAGTTACTAATTTCAATGCAAACGTAGTTGTCAAAGCAGATGTAACAACAACTGGTTCATTTATTATTGGCTCAGCGTCAATGAATGAAACTGATTTAGAAAAATTAGATGGCATTACAAATGGTGCTGGTGCGGCAAACAAAGCATTGGTGTTAGATGGAAGTGCTGATGTGGCATCTGGCTTAAGAAACTTAACAGCAAGTGGCACTATTACAGGTGGCACAATCACATTAGATGGAGGATTTTCGGCAACAGAATCAAGTGGTGATGTCACAGTTGCTAATGCAACATCAAACAAAGATTTAATATTCACTGTAAACGACGGTGGCTCTGCTACTGAAGTGTTTAGACTTGATGGTGATGTGTCAGCACTACTAGTTGCGTCTGGGAAAGAATTGAGATTTGCTGATTCAGGCGAAAAAATATCAGGTGATGGCACAGATTTAACTATTGCATCAGGAGCCAAAATTAATTTAACTGCCACTTCAGATGTTGTTGTACCAGCAAACGTAGGAATAACATTTGGTACAGGTGAGAAGATTGAAGGTGATAACACTGATCTTACAATAACATCAGGTGCAAAAATTAATTTAGCCGCAACATCAGATGTTCACATTCCAAATGATGTTGGTATTGTGTTTGGTGGTGATTCAGAAAAGATCGAAGGTGATGGCACTGACTTAGTCATATCAGCAAATAACCTCACAGTGGATGCCGCGGCTGACATTATACTTGATGCCGGTGGCAATGACTTCCAATTCAAAGCAGGCGGCACTCACATATTAAGTGTAGTAAACTCATCCAGTGATGTTATTATTAAACCAATTGTAGATGCAAAAGATATTATATTCCAACAGAGAGATGGAACAGAAGTTGCTCGTGTAGAAGACAATGGTACGTTCAATGTTGTTACCAGCAAGTTAGCAATAAACGGTACAGCAATTACTTCAACGGCCGCTGAACTAAATGCACTAGATGGCATTACTGCTGTTGTTGGCGAACTTAATGCACTAGACCTTGGCAGCACAGCAGTTGGAACTGCTATTGCATCCAAAGCTGTTATTTTAGATTCAAACAAAGATTATACTGGGTTAAGAAACGTCACACTATCAGGTGAACTTGATGCAGGAAGTTTAGATATATCAGGTGATGCTGACATAGACGGTACTTTAGAAACAGACGCATTAACAATTGGCGGCACTGCTATCGCAGATGTAATTGCAGGAACCACAGTCAACCTTGCCACACTAGCGTCAACTGTCACTATTACAGACAACGAATCAACCAATGAAAACAATGCTTTAGTCTTTACTGCCGGCGGCGATACAGATGGTGGTAACCTTGGATTAGAATCAGATGGTACATGTACATACAATCCAAGCACAGGTAAAATAACTGCCACAGGATTTGTAGGTGACTTAACAGGAACGGCATCTGCCGCTCAATACTCTGACTTGGCAGAACGTTATCATGCTGATGCTGTGATGGAAAAAGGTGACATTGTTGAGATAGGTGGCGAAAATGAAATTACTAAGTCTACACAAGCAGTAAGTCCAGATGTGTTTGGTGTAATATCTCATGAGGATCAAGCGGCATTTAAAATGAATGACGGACTTCCTGATGATACTCACCCACTAGTGGCACTAACTGGAAGAGCAGATGTAAAAGTGATAGGACCAATCAACAAAGGCGACAGACTTGTCACATCATCTACACCAGGCGTTGCACGTAAGGCATTGATGTCTGAATGCACAGCATTTACAGTAATTGGTAGAGCGTTACAAGATAAAACAACAGAAGATATTAGCGTTGTTTTATGTTATGTGAACGCAAAATCTTAAACTATTAAATCTAAAATCGTTTGTAATTTTGTTTCAATTTGCTTGTTTTGTAAAGTTTTTCTCACACCTTCATGCAAAGGCAAAGGCCAAGCGTTTACACTGACCCATGCATAACCACTGTGTTCTACATTTAATTTTGGAACAAATTCTGTATCAACCACACAAACAAAAGTGTGAAATTTAAACCTTGTGTCTTTGGAGACAAATAATTCTAACGGAATAGTTTTTGATATTGTTGGTTGAAAGCCTAACTCTTCGACAATTTCTCTTTGAAGTCCTTGCCATGGAGTTTCTGTTTCGTGTGTTGAGCCACCAACCATACCCCATGTGCCTTTTTGTTTTTGTTGTCTGTTAAGAAATAAAAACCGTTTTGATGATTTTGCATAGAACAAACAACCTGATGCTGTAATTTCACTCATGTAATATTTTATGCTTTAAAATGTGATAGACCAAGTTCCTGGCTCGTAAAATCCTTCATATGATTTTACCCAAATAGACCCAGTCCATTTGTATTGAATTCCAGTTGTTACATTGGTAACATATTGCACTCTGGTAAAGGAACTGTCACCATTAACCATGCCAGCAGTGCTGTCAACAAAAGTTGATGAATCTAATAATCCAAGACCTAGTTGAGTTGAATCATCTGAGTTAGCGTTAAAATCTACAATCCATTCAGTACCAACTTTTTCTATAATATCATTTGCTTGTGCAACAAGACTTCCCCATGGTGTGGTTTTATTTGCATCAAGAGTTGTTGAACTTCCTATATCATCTGTAAGCAGATATCTTGTGCCTGCAACGTCATTGGTTGCATTATATGTCTGAGGATTAATTACAGCATCAACGGCATTGATAGTATTTGTTGGAGTAGTGTCTTCATCTATTGTAATTAACATTGTTAATTCATCTTGCGGATCTAGTGCGATAGTGCCAGTCACTTCAACAATAATATCATCACCATTTATAGTCGTGGCTGATTGTTGTAACTGTATTGTTGATAATCCGCCTCTAAATTGTTTAGAGTACAATGATTCTAGTTGTAACCAATTGGTGCGATTTCCATGCGTTGTATCTTGTTTGAATGCTTCATTATTTTTGTTATTCATGTGTCGTGTGTCGTTGCCCATTTGACTCAACAATGTTACTCTATTACCCAATACTAACAATCCATATTGTCCTGGAGTAACAAACTGTCTTGAAATTAAACTTTCACCTAATATACCATCCACGTCAACTGTGCCTGCTTCTTCATCATATATACTCATGATAATTTTTTCTATTACACCTAATTTTTTTAGTTTGGCAGGTGGTGAAATAAAAATTGGTGTTCTAAAATCTAGTGTTGCTACATCAATATCATCAGCAATTCCGGCCGGGATTGCCCTTGACGAAAAGTTTATGTTGGTAAGTTCTACAAATGACAATGAAGTCCAATCTAAAAAATTATCAGTAGTTTGCAATTCAAGTGCTGGATTGAATAATACTAAAATTTGTTCTAGTATTTGCAGTTTTTGATCTGTGTTGGTTGAAAAAATATCAGCTCTAAACGACAGTTCAAATGGTGTAGGCATAATTCTCTCAATGGTATGAGCCTGTCCAGGCTGTGCTGTGTATGTTTGTGTAGCATCATCGAACTGTCTTTCGCGAATATGTTTTTTATCAATGTGATATGGATTATACATTCTTTCTCTATCATATCTCATATCTGTAATATAACAAGAAATTTGTGGTGCTGGAATTAAAGTATTCTCAGATCCTTTTCTGATAATCTGTGCTACCTGTTTACTCATGTCGCCATATTTGACAGGCACTTGCAAAGTTTCAGACACGCCCTTAGAGTTTTTACCAGTCACATAAGAAAAATTACTCATCATGCGTATGAATTGTAAAATGTATCTTCTTATTTGAGCATCGTAAAAATGTTGCATCTTAATTGTCCGCTTGTGGTTTTAATAGTTTACTTAATGCAACACGTTCATTTGTAGTGCTTGAACCATCTTCCAATGTTGTTGTATTTGAGTTATTAATGAAACTTGATTTTTCTGTGCTTCTTGTGTTGTTTTGTGACATAGTCATTCTGACATTGTCTTCTATTTTTACAAAGCGTCTTCCATCAAATCTAAACAGTCTATTTGGTGCATAATCAGTACGCAAGAAGAACATGCCTTCAACCGGACTGTTTGGAAATGAAGTACCAAATGTGACTGTTTCGCCATTTGCATGAATACCATCACCAGTTAAGTATCCTTCGATATAACCATTTGATTGTGGACTACCATAAACTTTGTCAACGTTAATGTGCCCTGTGCTTGTTAAAAGGTCGGCATCATCTACAGTAACAAGTGCAACTTTACCTTCTTCATCTGTAGGCATAACATGGAATTGTTGTGTGTTGTATCCTGACAATGGTGCGTCAGTTTCTGCCTGTGTCACTATCGCATCATTAATTTCTAGTTCTTTGTCTCTTGTTTTCTGATCAGTGTTTTCATCTTTGTCACCTAGTATATCTCTAAATTCTTGTGCGTCAGTTATACCTTTGACTCTAACTCTATATAAATGTGGCCACCATGTTCTTGAATAACCTTCTGATGCTCTTGATACATCTTCAACCACGTAATATCTTTTTAATGTTTCGGTGTCAGTTTCGTCTAATGAATGGTCATCTTTTAAATGTGGCAACTCAATAACATCGCCTGACATAATTTTTCTACCCAGTGCTTCTACAATATCTTTAATATGAAATGTCATGAATAATTGGTCGTTTTGCAAGAACAGACCAAATTGTGACAGATCAAAATCTATATCTGATACATTGTATATTACTCTTGTGTGATAAACATCCTGATCATATTTTCTGTCTCTGTTTTCCAAGAACAACATGTCTTGTATAGCCAGTTCGTTGAGACCATCACCTGATCTCTGCGGTTGTGTAGCATCCTCAGATGAGCCTTGATCGTTGGGTGAAATGTATTTGTGTATGTAGGCATCTGTACCACCTATCTGAAACATTTCAGATATGTTGCGATCTATAAAAGCATAATCATTACCTTTTTCTGGTTTGAATAGTGATAGTCTAGGCATATAACATATTTACCGTCCTTATCAATACGCCTATAAATAGTAGTATGGCAGACACAGCATTATCCGAGGCAACTAATAATCAGATCAACGCGGCAAAGCAAGAAATCTATGATTATGTTAAGATACGTTTGGGTGATGGAATGGTCGAAGTTGAACTTGATCCTAAACACCTAGAAAATGCATTTGTTACTGCTGTTGACAAATTTAGACAGCGTTCATCCAATTCTGCAGAAGAATCATATGGTTTTTTAGAGTTACAGAAAGATCAAACAGAATACACAATGCCAGCTGAAGTGATTCACGTCAGTAGAATTTACAGAAGAACAGTAGGTGGAGCATCATCGTCAGAGGGTGGATCTACATTTGATCCTTTTGAGTTGGCATACACCAACATATATTTGTTGCAGACAGGACGTATAGGAGGACTAGCAACATATGATATGTTTGCAGGATACCAGGAATTGGTTGCAAGAATGTTTGGTGGATTTATCAATTTTAAATACGACCAACCTACAAGACGATTACAGATATTTAGGCGACAAAAGGCAGCTGAAACTGTATTAATTGAGCAATACAATCACAGACCAGATTTCATATTACTCACTGACATATATGCAAAGCCTTGGATCAGAGATTACACACTAGCTATTGCTAAATTTACACTGGGCGAGGCTCGTTCTAAGTTTACAACCATTGCAGGACCACAAGGTGGTGGACAACTTAATGGTGATGCACTCAAGGCAGAAGCACAAAATGAGATGCAGATACTTGATCAACAAATAGGAAACTATCAAGAAGGTGGCACCCCACTTTCATTCACAATAGGTTAATTGACACATCACACATATTATTGTATAATGTGAGCATGATCATAGGAGTATGCGGATTAATTGGTTCAGGTAAAGACACAATCGCAGAACATCTTATCAAACAACACAAGTTTCACAAGACATCATTTGCAGACAAACTGAAAGACGCAGTTGGTTCTATGTTTGATTGGGACCGTGACATGCTAGAAGGCAAAACAGAACCCAGTAGACAGTGGCGAGAACAACCAGATCCCTTCTGGACTGCTGAAGCAGGATTTGATGTATCGCCAAGATACTTGCTACAAAGGTTCGGAACAGAATGTATGCGTGAAGGATTTTTTGATGGCATCTGGGTGAGTCTAACCAAGAAGAAAATACTAGACAATCCTGACATTAGTTGGGTAATACCAGATGTAAGATTTCCAAATGAGATATCTATGATTAGAAACATAGGCGGACAAATTTGGAGAGTGCAACGAGGTACAGATCCTGACTGGGTTCATGATTATGTTGAAGGAAACAAAGAACCTAACGGTGTGCATCCTTCCGAATGGAGATGGTTAAATGAACCATATGATGCCTTGATCCAAAACAATGATACTATTGGAGCATTACAAGAAGATGTTGATAGTCTTTTAGGATTCTAGTTGTCAGCAATCAAATCACCTTGACGCCAACCTTGTTTTTTTACATGTAACAATCTATTGCAATTTGCACACACAGTCTTTAGGTTGCTTGTGTTGTTATTGCTCATGTTGCCATCGACATAATGCACATCAAGTTGATATGGATGTTGTGCGTTGAAGCCACACATTTCACAACTGTTTCTTTTTGTATATCCTGAACGTTGCCACGCAGGTGTTGATATTGTAGATGAATTTGACTTTCTTATACAAGAGTCGCATTTTTTTCTGTAATAAATTTTGTCACCACGACGGTAATTGTATGCCGCAGGCTTGCTGTGACATTCTTGACACAATGGTCTTGTTTGTTTTTTATCATTAAACACGCATATATTTATAAGCACCTTTCCGGTGCTCTTTAAATATGGCAATTTTGAGTATATAAATCAGTCCTAATAGGTAAATATTCATAACGAATGTTTTTAAGGAGTAAAACAAAATGGCATTAACATCACCAGGAGTAGAGGTATCCGTAGTAGACGAAAGTTTTTACGTCCCCGGTATACCAGGAGCAGTACCACTAGTTGTAGTTGCAACTGCTCAAGACAAAACATCAGGTACAGGTAGCGGCACAGCATCTGGTACACTGAGCGGCAACGCAAACGAAATATTTTTAATATCGTCACAGAGAGAATTAACTCAAACGTTTGGCGATCCAACATTTTACACAGACGCATCAGGAACACCTATACAAGGTTATGAACTGAATGAATATGGCCTCCAAGCGGCTTACTCCTTCCTTGGAATTGCCAACAGAGCGTTTGTGATTAGAGCGAACATTGACACTTCAGAATTAACCGGATCAGCAGATGCACCTGGTGGCACACCTAATGATGGTTTTTATTGGTTAGACCTAGCAAGTACAAACTGGGGAATCAAAGAGTGGAGTGAATCAACACAATCATTTACATCAAAAACACCAATCTTTATCACATCAACTGATGATGTGACTGGTTCACCTGCGGCACCTATTGCGGCAAAAGGATCAATTGGTGATTACGCGATTGTGGCAACAAATCCTTTCAATAGATTATTTTACAAAACAAGATCAAACACTTGGGTAAGAGTTGGATCAGCTGATTCAGCTACAAAAGATGCATCATGGTCATCATCACATCCGATAGTGACAGGAACAGCAACGAATCCGACAATAACAAATTCAGAATCAGTTACAATTAACGGAAGCACTGTTTCATCACTAGGTACAACTGTGGCAACATTTGCATCAGCAATTAACAGTGAAGGCATTGAAGGTGTACAAGCGGCAGCTGTCGATGGAAAACTAGAAATATATGCGATTCCAGTAGCGTCAGGCGGAGACTCATCATCTTTGGCAGTAGGTGCTGTTGAATTAGATGAAGCTTCAGGAACACCTTTTGCAGATGCCGGAATAGCAGTAGGCACAGCAAACAGATTGTTTCCACCAAAAGTTTTCATAGGAACACACACTGAAGACTTTGGTTTCAGATCTGGAGATACTAGATCAAGACCAAGTGGATCTGTTTGGATACAACAAACAGCACCAAACAGTGGAGCAACCATATCAGTTAAAAAATATTCAGAAACTAATGGACAATTTGAATCAGTAAATGCACCTGTGTTTAAAACACACGAACAGGCATTACAACAACTTGATAAAGCAGGTGGCGGTTCAAACCTTACAGTGAATGATGTAATGGTACAAGTTAACACTACTGAAGATGAATGGGGCGATTCAACTAGAGATTCAGGCGAATTGATAGATTATGTTTTATTCAGAAGAGCAGTTGGAATTGGATCAAAAACAAATATTACCTCAAATAAAATTACAACAAAAGCATCTGCAATTACAGCCACTGGTACTGTACGTATGGCAGAGACTATGGTCAACAATGCTACACAAACAAACAGTCTTTCAAATTTATTAAATGAAAAAACTGTAAGTGTAAGTGGTACAGATGCTGATGATGTTGTAGCTGGAATACAAGCGGCAGGATTTAAACATGTGTCAGCATCATATGACGCGACTACAAAAAGAATCACTGTATCCCATGACAAAGGTGGAAACATTTACTTTACAGATACTTCCAACAATCCAATGGGTGACTTAGGATTTAATTCTACATTTGCAAACACTTACGGTGACAACACAAGCCTAAGTGCAGAGAAAATTGCAAACTTGTACACAGCGCCAACAGGTGACAAAGATGACTATTCAACAATCACAAGTAGTGATGGATTTTCATTTGTGGCATCCAATTGGCAACCAGTACAAAACACACCAGACTCAGGCACTACTTACACAGCAATACAAAGTGTAAATGAGCCATCAAAAGATCCGGCTAACAATCAACTTTGGTACAATACAACTGTTGATGAAGTAGATATTTTGATACATGATGGATCAGCATGGACAGGATACCAAAACGTATCATCAGATGCTAGAGGATTCAATTTAGCAAATACAGATCCAAAAGGTCCACAGGTTGTTGCAACTGAACCAACTACACAGTCAGATGGTACAGCACTAGTAGACGGCGATCTTTGGTTGAATACATCAGATTTAGAAAATTATCCAAAACTTTACAGATATGATTCATCACAAGATAATGGGCAAGAGTGGGTGTTAATTGACAACACAGACCAATCAGGACAGGACGGAATACTGTTTGCAGACTTTAGATTCCATACAGATCAATCTAAAGATGTAGTAACTGAAGAGTCTTTGATTACTGACTTGTTAACATCAACTTACACTGATATTGATGCACCAACATCGGCTTTATATCCAAAAGGAATGTTAGGATTTAATCTAAGACGTTCTGGATACAATGTTGCTAGATTCAAAAAAGATTACTTCACAAGAACTAACTTTGCAAGTGTTGTAACATATCCAGATCTACCTACAGAAAAAGATGCATGGGTTTCTGAATCACCATTGAAAACAAATGGTGCACCAAACATGGGTAGGAAGGCACAGAGAGCAGTTGTTGTAGAAGCATTGAAATCAACAGTAGCATCTACCACAGCACTAAGAGAAGAACAAAGAGAATTTAACTTGTTGGCAGCTCCGGCGTATCCAGAGTTAATTCAAGATTTAGAAACTCTTAATGCAGACAGAAAAGACACAGCATTTGTTGTTGGAGATACTCCATTCAGATTAGAAGCAACTTCAACTGCGGTTACAAACTATGCAAACAACACAGCAGGTGCGGCAGACAACGGAGAAGATGGACTGTTAACTACAGATTCATTCACTGGCGTTTATTATCCTTCAGGATTTACAACTGCTAACAGCGGTGAATCAGTTGCTGTTCCGGCTTCACACATGATGCTGAGAACGATTGCATTTAATGACCAAGTAGCATTTCCATGGTTTGCACCAGCAGGTATAAGACGTGGTAAAGTTGACAATGCATCATCAGTTGGATTTATTAACTCTGAAGGTGAGTTTGAAACTACACAGGTGTCAAATGGATTGAGAGATTCACTTTACAGTGTAAACATTAACCCAATATCATTTGTGACAGGTGCAGGACTTACTGTATTTGGACAAAAAACAAGACAACTTACAGCATCAGCACTTGACAGAGTGAATGTTGCTAGACTAGTTGCATTTGTTAGATTGAACTTAGATAAAATTGCAAGACCATTTATCTTTGAACCAAATGATACACTTACTAGAAATGAAATCAAACAATCAGTTGAGTCATTCTTGTTAGAATTAACTTCACAGAGAGCATTGTTTGACTTTGCTGTTGTGTGTGATGAAACTAACAACACACCTGGCAGAATTGATAAGAATGAATTGTATGTTGATGTAGCCATAGAGCCAGTCAAAGCAGTTGAGTTTATCTTCATTCCAGTAAGATTGAAAAACACAGGAGAAATTGGCGCCCTTTAGAAAGGCGTAACAAGAATAATACTATAGAGCATAGTAAATACAATTAGGAGAAAAAACAAAATGGCAATATCAACACTTTCAAAGTTTACAGTACCTTTAGCAAGTAACCAGTCTTCAAATACGCAAGGCTTGTTAATGCCAAAATTACAATATCGCTTTAGGGTGATACTTGAAGGATTTGGTGTGTCAACTCCTAGATCAGAACTTACTAAGCAAGTTGTAGATGTTACAAGACCTAACATTACTTTTGACCAAATCACACTTGATGTTTACAATTCAAGAGTGTACATGGCAGGTAAACACACTTGGGATCCAATTACTCTTAATGTAAGAGATGATGTCAACAACGAAGTTACAAAACTTGTTGGTGAGCAATTACAGAAACAATTTGATTTCTTTGAACAATCATCTGCCGCTTCTGGTATTGATTACAAATTCACAGGTAGAATAGAAATGCTAGACGGTGGTAACGGTGCCGACACAGTAAACGTTCTAGAAACTTATGAATTATATGGTTGTTACCTAGACAACGTTCAATATGGAACAATGGCATATGCTACTTCAGAGCCTGTACAGATTACAATGTCAATCAGATATGACAATGCAATCCAAACTCCAAGAGGATCAGGCGTTGGAGCAGACGTGGCTAGAACACTTGGAACTGCTGTAACAGGCGGTTAATAAACCACCCACATCTTAAGTCAATAAATATCTTATATGAACTTTAGACAGTTATTTCTTGACCAGTTAGTCAACGGCGATACCATGAAGGATTACAAACATGCGGCTCGCTTGTACCTTGATGAAGCGTTCAGACTGTCACCAAAAAATAGATTCTTATATCATGTAGTATTCAACATCAATCCTTTAGCCGCAGGCAACATGCTCAACAGAGCAAAAGGAGAGCAGATTGAACTAGGTATGCTTGTTAAAAGTGTTGATTTGCCTGCTTATCAGTTTAATGTTGAAATGAAAAATCAATACAACTATAAAAACTATGTGCAGACTGGAATTACCTATGAGCCAGTGACAATGACACTTCATGATGACATGGGTGATGTTGCAACAGCATTTTTTAAATCATATTATCAACATTATATGACTGATACATTACATCAACAAGGTGAATACAACGCAATAAAATTCGATAACAAGAATACACCCGAGCCTGCCGCAGGTAGATGGGGTATGGACAACGGCGAGGACGAAAGATTTTTAAATTCTATTTCAATCTTTCAATTGCATAGACAGAGATTTACAGAATTTAGATTGATGAATCCAATTATAAATGATTATAGAAATGGTTCGATGGATCAAGCTGATGGTGGAGGTATATCTGAACAATCCTTTAGTGTGTCTTATTCTGGTGTGCTAATTGAAGCAGGTGCAGTGCGTAGAGACAACCCACAAGGGTTTGCAGTATTACATTACGATCGTTCACCTTCACCTATTTCACCACTAGGTGGCGGTACTGATTCTATATTTGGATCAGGTGGTGTGTTAGCAGGAATTTCTACAGCATTTGGATTAGCCAAGTCAGGCAATTTTTTAGGTGCATTGTTATCTGGAGTAACTACATACAAAACTATTAAACGTGGCAAAGCAACCCGCGGAGTCAAAGAAGAAATATTTGGACTTGCTGGTACTTTTCTAACCGGAGCTGTAAACAATCTAGGAGCAACCAGTAGGCCGGGAGTACAGTTCCCCAAAGACACAAGAAAAAGAAGACGCACAGCATTACCTATTGATTCTCAATTGAACAACGTAATCAAACAAAATACAACAAAGAAAACAGATAAAGAAATATTCTTAGCAGGCAATCAAGTAGCTGATTATTTGTCTTTAGACACCAATGCAAAATTAAAATTTGCAAAATTTGAAACTTTTAGACGTGACGTAAATGTAGATGTGTCGTCTGTAGATGCAGAATGGAAAAAACTTTCAACTGAACAACAAAATAATTACTTGGAATTAACTCCAAATGAAGCAAAAAAACTTGTCAAAGATGGATCGCTAGTATACAAAGTATCCAAACAAAAATATAATGCTGTAATATCACAGCAAGGAAACACCTAATGGCGTATAGATCAGCAACACCAGGAGACACATCATCATCTACAGCGGCAAAATCTTTAAGTAATTTAGGTGTAACAACAGCAACAGGCACAGAAGCCACAGTTCAATTTTTATCTGGAATAGGAGAAGAGAAAGTAGAACTTAATGCTGGAGAATATGATGCGGCTGTGGCATTTTTTGAAAACAGAGATTACGACAGATTAGCGGCAGAGTCAATTGCATATGTGTTGATGCGTCAAGCAAAAATAGATAATGTAAACGTATTCAAAATATTAGACACCCTAGAAGCACAAGCATCCAAAGATCCTGTGACTCTTAACAATCTTGTTGGAGAAATATTAAACCTAAACAGATTTAAAACGTCAATCCTTGGATATAAATCTGCTGGTCCACAAAACACATTGGCAAAAAGAAACATCAAGGCATAATGTATGGCACGTTGGGCACAAGGATTATATCAGCCTAAGCATGTTGACAAATATATAGGAAAAAAAACTCCTAGATACAGATCATCATGGGAATGGGCATTTATGAATTTTTGTGACAACAATCCTTCGGTAATGCAGTGGGCGTCGGAGTCAATTCAAATTCCTTATAGACATCCACTCACAGGCAAGAACACAATTTATGTGCCTGACTTTTTTATTGTGTATAATAGTAAAAACAAAAAAAGAATTGCCGAATTGATCGAAGTTAAACCTAATAATCAAGCAAAGTTAGAAAATATCGGAAAGAATATACAAAACCAAGCGGCATATATTGTGAATAAAGCCAAATGGGAAGCCGCAGGTAAATGGTGCAAGAACAAAGGCATTCGTTTCCGCATACTGACCGAGAGTGATATCTTTAAATAGACAGATGACGAAAAAACTTGAAGAAATATTTGATCTTGAACAGGACAGTACGTCTCAAACTGCAGATGATATGCGTGAATCATTAGAAGTTGAACAAGCTGAAAAAGATAATGCTGAAGCAGATATAATGATTAGAGAAAAAGTTGCAGTTGATAAGATTGATGCCGCACTACCACAGGTAGGTGGGTTGGAAGATGACAAAGAGATCGATGAGTATGCACAAGAATCCTTTCAAGCATACAAAGATTTAATGGACCTGGGCATGAATATTGAACCTAGGTTAGCAGGACGTATTATGGAAGTTGCTTCAAGCATGATGAATAATGCTATTACGGCAAAAAATTCAAAAATTGACAAAAAATTGAAAATGATTGAACTGCAACTGAAAAAAGAGAAGTTGGATCAAGGAAAACCTGAAGAAGAAGTAGTATCGGGCACAGGATCAGTGGTTGCAGACCGTAACGAACTGATCAAACAGATCCTAGCGAACAAACCTCAAGATGACAAGGAAGATAAATAATATAGTATGAAAACATTCAGAGAACTATTAGCCGAATCAACTAAAACTTATGCAGTCCGTGTAAAGATTGCAGGCGACTTACCAGAAGCATTTGAGAAAAAGTTTAAAGACTACATGACAAAGTATGAAGTAGTTGAATTCAAGAAGGTTGGAAGCACGCCAGTACAAGAACACCCACATGAATTTCCAAGAATAAAAAATAAAGAAGTAGCAATATTTGATGTTGAAACATCTTATCCTATGTCATTCCCGCAACTTGAAGGCGTACTTGCTGAGCAGTTTGGTTTATCATTGGATCATGTTAAAGTAAAGCATCCAGCAGACGTAACAGAAATTATGCCTGATGACGAAGGTGAGTATGAATCAAAGTTAATGGATAATGAATACAAAGATTCTCCAAAAACAGAACCAACTTTTGGAGATGAGTACAACATGAGTCTGTTTAAAGAATTAATGAAGGATCGCTCAGAACAATCTGCAACGCAAGAAGCAGGCAAACTAATAAGCATGGGTGATGAGCAAGGCGAAACACTGTTAAAACGTGAAGACAAGAATCCAGAAGGTGTACAAGCTGGATCAATCACAAGACACTCCAAATAATCCACAGTAAATACAGGTATGGGACAAAGTTTACAAGGTAATCTCACCAAAAAAGCACACACTAAGCAAAAGTTTACTGAAGAACACATTCTTGAACTGAACAAGTGTATAGATCCTAAGTCTGGTCCTTTGTATTTCTTACAAAATTACTGTATGATACAACATCCTACAAAAGGTTCTATGAAATTTGATATGTTCAAGTATCAACAAGGATTAGTAGACACCTATCACAACAATAGATTTGCTATTGCTATGTTACCGAGACAAACAGGCAAAACAACTTGTGCGGCCGCTTACCTAATATGGTATGCTATGTTTGTGCCTGACTCACAAATACTGATAGCGGCACATAAATTTACTGGTGCTCAAGATATCATGAACAGAGTGAGATTTACATATGAAAACTTACCTGATTTTTTACGTGCTGGAGCATATTCATACAACAGAAATACACTTGAGTTTGATAATGGGTCCAGAATCAAAGCAACTACAACTACTGAGAACACTGGTAGGGGTATGTCACTATCATTAATATATTGTGATGAGTTTGCTTTCGTACAACCACCACTCAAAGCAAAAGAGTTTTGGACTTCATTGGCACCAACACTGGCAACTGGTGGTAAATGTATAATAACTTCTACACCTAACTCGGATGAGGATCAATTTGCCCTTATATGGAAAGAAGCAAATAAGAAACTAGATGAATATGGCAACGAAATGCCTATAGGTAGAAACGGCTTTGCCGCTTTCAAGGCATCTTGGCGAGAACACCCAGATAGGACAGAACAATGGGCAAAAGAAGAACGTGCTAGAATAGGCGAAGAAAGATTTAGGCGTGAACATGACTGTGAATTCTTAATTTATGACGAAACTTTAATTAAACCAACAAAATTAGCGGACCTCGAAGGCGTAGATCCTATTTCACGTCATGGTCATGTACGCTGGTACAAAAAGGTTAAAAAAGGTTGTGCTTATATTGTGTCTTTAGATCCTAGTTTAGGTACAGGCGGAGACTATGGAGCAATACAAGTTTTTGAATTGCCTACAATGACGCAAGTTGCTGAGTGGCAACATAACAATACTCCGATTCAAGGCCAAATTCGCATCATGAAACAGATGATAGACCAAATTGCAGAAGATCTGAAAGGCTTTGGAGTGAGTCAGCCTGAAATTTACTACTCTATTGAAAACAACACCATAGGAGAAGCAGGGTTAATTGCTATTTCTGACATAGGTGAAGAAAACATACCAGGACAAATGCTGTCTGAGACAGCAAAAAAAGGACATGTACGCAGATTTCGTAAAGGTTACAACACAACACACAACTCAAAAATGAGTGCCTGTGCAAAATTCAAACAGATGCTGGAAGGTGACTCAATGAAGATACAATCTAAGAATCTTGTGTCAGAATTAAAGAATTTTGTTGCATCCGGCAACTCATACAAAGCAAAACCAGGCGAGCATGATGACTTAGTCATGTCTACACTACTTGCTGTGCGTATGGCAAGCACAGTATCTTCGTGGGATCAGAAACTTTTTGAAAGATTACGTGATTCTGAAGAAGAAATAATGATGCCTATGCCTATTATCATCACTTAAATTCGTATAAATACGTATATAATGGCAAACAAGTTAACAGTATCTGACAACACATCTATTTCGATGCCAATGCGTAATCTTATCAGCATTGTGGTCGCAGTTGGTATGGGCGTTTGGGCCTATTTTGGGATTGTAGAAAGAATAACCAAGATAGAAACTGAACTGCAATTAATAGAACAAGACCTATCAGCGGCAACTGAATTCATTGCAGGAGTTCCAAAAGGTGATATGGTGTCTCCACAAATTCAAGAACTTTATATGCTGGTTGAATATCTTGCTGAGTCTACTGAAAAATTAAAAGAACAGATGGAAGCAGAAATCCCCATGATACTTAAAAATGATATGATAATACAATTTCATGAAGAGAGATTGATAGATCTAGAAGAGCGAAAGAATGGGAATCATTGAGACAGTCATTATCCTTAGTTTATACGTCTATGACGGCGGTAACAAAACTATAGAAGGCTGGTATCATCAAGACAATTTAAGCACTTGTTTATCAGCAAAAAGAACTGCAGAAAGAAACTCAGGAAATCAGGTACAATATACTTGCAGTTTGGAAAAATGTTCAATGACCACAGATCAAACTGGCGTAAAACATTGTGATAAGATAATAAAAGAATAAGTATTGATATGGACTTATCAGCAGTAGCATCAGATCTATTTGACGAGATTAAATCACGTTATACTAACCTCACACTGGGCGATGATACAGCACAAGTTACGACTGATCCGCAGTTAGCACGTTTTTTCAAGTTCAATTTTAATGATAATCCAATCAGTATAGCAGTAGATGAAACTGAATTGCGTTTGATCTACAACAGAGACATAACTGATATGCTTGACGAAGAACAAGAATCAGATTGGTATAATTTTTGTAGAACCATGCGTGAATTTGCTGTGACACACAATTTAGGATTCAAGCCACAAGACATAGAAAAATTAGATCTCGAACAAGGCGATTTTGAATTCATGTCGCAAGTAAATACAGTTAAGGAAAGCAAAATGCACGGAACAAGTAAAACATCATACGATAAACTAGATAAAACTAAGATGATCGTACGTCATTCGAAAAAAGTTGACGAAGATGTACCTGGTGCACGTTCAAGAAACATATCAGCAATTTTTATTGAGAACGCCCAAGGGGAAAGATTCCGTTTTCCATACAATTATCTAGCAGGTGCTAGAGCAATGATGATGCATGTTGCCAAAGGTGGCAATCCATACGATGAGATTGGTGAATCTATTGTAAGTAAAGTGGATGAAATTGCACAACTTAAGAAATTCTCTAACTATGCTGTAAGGCAAGGACTAGTAGATGAAACTACTTTACCATATGTTGAAGCGGCAACCGACAAAATTAAAGAAGCAAAGAAAACACTTCACAGGTTATCAAAAGAAACTGCATATGAACAAGCAGTCGAAAGTCTGAATGCACAGGAAAATGACTTACAAGAAGATGATATAAATGATTTAAAGAAAATGTTTACTAAAGAAACATTTGATGAAGACATTGTTGATGCATTTAAATTTTTACCAGTTAACGAATTCAAAAAAGACGATGATGAAGAAGAAATAGACTTTAAAGCAATGACAGGCACAGCAATGAGAACAGCTCCATACGTGAACAAATGGCTTGCTAATCCAGAGAATGCATTGATCCTTAAAAAAGATGATTCATATGATAAACTTCAAAACAATCTAAGAAGTCAAATGAAAGACACTGAGCAAAAACTTGCCGCTGTGATGCGTGATATTGCAACAAGATTTTTATCAGCTGATCCACAAGATGACGAAGTGGCAAACTTTGCTTCAGAAATGGAAACAAAACTTGCGGCAGCTGGAGAATTATTCAATAAACAAGATCCTAACATGAAAACACTGAAAGGTGTTGCTATGCAGTTGGCAAATAGATATCTACAAGATATGAAAAAAATACAACAGGACGCAGAATACAAAGATGAAGTAAGAAAGTCGCCGGAAGATGTCAAAGCATTCAAAAATATCAAAGGTAAAGACATAGAAAAAGGCAAACTTACAAAACAATACAAAAGAAAATACAAAGACGAATCATCACAGTTTGAAGCATGGTTAGACACAAAAGTTGCTGAAATGGAAATTGCTTTAGAGTCAGATGAAATTGTCAAATCAGAATATCAAGATCCCTACACAGTTTAAGTAATAGCATGAGCAAAGTACTATGTGCTGGTTGCAGTCACACTCGCGAATTTTATTGGGATCCTTGGCCTGCCTATATAGACAACTCTGTCAATATTGGCATACGTGGAGCGGGACCAGATCTTATTTCCAAACGAGTAATTGTTGAACTTGCCACAAATGAATATACACATTTAATAATACAATGGCCTGATCCTAACAGATGGGATCTATATATTGAAGATAAAGCACATGCCTTTGAGGCATTACCTATCAGTGGTATGCAACAGAGCCAAAAACGGACTTTCAGTAATTTAGATGGCAATGAAGTTGACATAGACGGATATTGCACACCTGGCAGTGAACACAGAGGATACATGAAGACATATTATAAACAGTATTATTCACCAAAACAGCATCAGATTAACTTTTGGAATTGTGTTTTAAATGTGCAGTTGTTGTGTGAGAAACTTGATATAAAATATGCCTGGACCACTGTGCTAGATCTTTATGAGTATGGAGATTGCCCTTTTGATTTCGTCGACCAAACAAAATTTATACAACCTACCGGCATGATAAATCATCTTACAAATCAAGGGTTTAGTGTCACCAACGATCACTTTTCTACAGAAGCACACAAAGAATGGTCAAAAATAATTAAATCAGGCTTGACTTTAGATTAAAATTATATATACTGTTATGTGTAGTGATACGCATTAGGCAAAACAAAAGCAAACATAGGAGGCTTACATTATGGCAACACTAGCAGAAATAAGAGCAAAATTGCAGGCTCAAACATCAAAACCTTCAGGTGAAGGCGGCGGTGACAACGCAATATACCCACACTGGAACATAGGAGAAAACACTGAAGCAGTGGTTAGATTCCTTCCAGATTCAGACCCAAACAACACATTTTTCTGGACTGAAAGAGCAATGATCAAATTGCCATTCAATTCAATAAAAGGTGAACCAGGATCGGCTCCAGTTATAGTACAAGTTCCTTGTATGGAAATGTATGGAGATGCTTGTCCAGTACTGGCGGAAGTAAGACAATGGTTTAAAGACAAATCATTAGAAGACATGGGTAGAAAATATTGGAAAAAACGTTCTTACATTTTCCAAGGATTTGTTGTATCTTCACCAATGCAAGAAGAAGCAAGTCCAGAAAATCCAATTAGAAGATTCATAATTGGTCCACAAATATTCAACATTATTAAGAGTGCTTTGATGGATCCTGAAATGGAAGATCTTCCAACTGACTACACAAGAGGTGTTGACTTTAGAATTAACAAAACTACAAAGGGTGGTTATGCTGATTATTCAACATCCAAATGGTCAAGAAAAACTTCACCATTAACAGCAGAGCAACAATCTGCAATTGACACAAATGGTCTACACAACTTAGGTGACTATCTACCAAAGAAACCATCAGAAGTAGAAATAAAAGTTATTGAAGAAATGTTTAGAGCATCTGTAGATGGCGAAGCATATGATACTGAAAAATTTGGACAGTATTATAGACCATATGGTGTAAAAGCACCAGCAACAAGCACACCAGCACCGGTACAAACTCCTGCACCAGCAGTAGCAGAGCCTGTGACTGAAACAGTTGCTCCAGTGGTTGCACCAGAACCAGTAGCAGTAGAGACAGCACCAGTTACTCCTACAACTGAGCCTGCTCCTGAAACAGGGTCAAAAGCAGAAGACATTCTTGCAATGATCAGAGCAAGACAACAAAAGTAAATCAATTAGGGGGAGGTAACTCCCCCGTTGACACAATGTACAAAAGTTCGTATAATATATTGAAGAGGTAGATATGGTAAAACCATTTGACGTAACAAAGTTTAGAAAAAATATTACAAAAAGCATCGATGGCCTTGGTATAGGATTTAATGATCCTACAGATTGGATTTCTACAGGCAATCATGCATTAAATTATTTGATATCAGGAGATTTTTACAAAGGCATTCCGTTAGGAAAAGTAACAGTGTTTGCAGGAGAATCTGGTTCCGGAAAATCTTATATTTGTTCAGGTAACATTATAAGGGAAGCACAAAAACAAGATATATTTGTCATTCTAGTAGATTCGGAAAATGCACTTGATGAAGCATGGTTAAAAGCAGTAGGTGTTGATACATCAGAAGAAAAACTGTTAAGACTAGGAATGAGTATGATTGATGATGTTGCAAAAACAATATCTAATTTTGTTAAAGAGTACAGAGCAGATTATGGCGACAAAGATCCAGCAGACAGACCAAAAGTACTATTTGTTTTAGATTCACTAGGCATGATGATGACTCCTACAGATGTTGATCAATTCAACAAAGGTGACATGAAAGGTGACTTAGGTCGTAAGCCTAAAGCATTAACGGCACTGGTAAGAAACTGTGTCAATATGTTTGGCACATTGAATGTTGGAATGGTTGCAACTAACCATACGTATGCATCACAAGATATGTTTGATCCTGATGACAAAATATCGGGTGGACAAGGATTTGTGTATGCATCGAGTATTGTAGTTGCAATGAAAAAACTAAAACTTAAAGAAGATGAAGCAGGCAATAAAATTACAGATGTAAGAGGTATTAGAGCGGCCTGTAAAGTTATGAAAACAAGATTTGCAAAGCCTTTTGAAGGTGTGCAAGTTAAGATTCCGTATGAAACAGGCATGGATCCCTATTCAGGACTTGTTGATCTGTTTGAAAAGAAAGGCCTAATTACACAACAAGGCAACAGATTGAAATATATAACTGCAGATGGTACAGAAGTTCTTGATTACAGAAAGGCTTGGACAGGCGATAAACTAGATATTGTCATGCAAGAGGTAAGTAACCAAGTTGCTATCATTGATGATACAGAAACAAACGATTTAGAAGAGGCAGTACAAACACAACAAGATGGAGATACAGATGCTAATTGATATGTGGGGCCTTATGAAGGCATATGTCAGTGTGAAGGAAAGAGATATTGTGGCTACTAAATTTGTTGATATTGCTTTAGACAACGGAGTATCAGACAGTGAACTGCAAGAATTAATTGGCATGGACGATGAACTGGATGAAGCAGTTAGAGAAATTCTTTCCGATGATGAAGATCAAGCAGATTACGATTACAGCGATGATTACGCCGGCGAAATATCAGATGATTATTAATGGCAAATTGGTTTTCCATAGTCAGTTCAGATATCTCTAAGATACCAGACGCAATCTTACATTATGAATCAGAGTTGGACAAAGCGGCTGTGGAAGTTAAACTTCACGGCAATTTAGAAAAACAATCAGCATCCATGCCGGGTGTTGTTGAAGAACGATTCAGACAACTTCAGGAAGTAGAAGGTATTCTCAAACATTTAGAAATACAACATCGCAGACTCAGAACAAAACACTATAAAAAATATTTGGAAAATTATCAACGTGCTCTCACATCACGCGACGCTGAAAAGTATGCAGAAGGTGAAGATGAAGTGTGTGACTATGAAGCAATAGTAAATGAATGGGCATTATTAAGAAACAAATGGCTGGGTGTCATTAAGGCACTTGACCAAAAACAATGGCATATAACCAATATTGTAAAACTTAGAGTAGCAGGGATGGAAGATGCCAATCTATAAAGAAGTACATTTAGAAACTGACTTTGATTTTATATTGTCGCAAGATTATGATACTCATTATGGATCTTGCATATCACACCAAGTGCATGAATTGAAAGATATACATGACAGATTTGGCGGAATGCCCGACACTTATGATCAAAACAATACGCAAATAAGTCAACTATGGTTTGAAGATGGACAATTAGATTTTACTGACATTAGTAAACAACTAGGAATAGATATTGTAACAGTAAGTGCAATTAGATTAAAACCAGGTAACACTATTCCTTTGCATAGAGACACATTTTACAAAATTAAAACGCAGTTTCCAGACGATGAACGAGCAAGAGTACGAGCAAACATAAACTTGGAAACATGGAAAACTGGACACATTATTCAATACAATGACAAAGTTATTACTGGATGGAAACAAGGTGATGGACATCTTTGGGATTCAGGAATAGAACATCTAGGAGCAAACTGTGGCATGGAATCAAAATACAGTTTGCAAGTTTCCGGATTTTTACTGTAAAAATTTTAATCTTTTTGACAAATCTGGGTAATAAGATTTTGCCGGACTAAGCACATCACCATTGTGTTTTGGCAACTTATCCATCAGCAATATTCCTAAAGCACAATCTTCCGGAATCATGTTGTAATGATATCCTGTACGTCTGAAAACAGGTTGAGCAGTCCATTTATTCCATAGAGAATAATCACGGCCATCATGCCTTGATGCAATTAACCAGTCATACAGATCAACATTGTCGGTTAGTATTGCACCGCCTTTGCCTATTTTTAATTGTTTTTGATATTGAAAACTGCAACACATATCATAACCATCATTATACATACCGGAAGTAAATCTAGTTGCCGCATCTATGATAGAAGTATCGCCTAATTGGTATGTGCCACTCCAATTTACATCTGACCATGCAAACGGAATATTAAGATTATACAAAGTCATAGGTACACTTACATAGGTGTTTTTAGGACATGTCATTTGCATTGGTATTCCTTGTTCTAAATAATAACGTAAACAAAGTTCTAATGCATGAGTGTTTGAATCTACGACAACACACATAGGAGCATTAGTATAGGAACATATTTTCCGTTCAAACATATGGATTATGTCAAACGGATCTTCGAAAGTATATCCTGCTTTTATGAGTTGATCTAGTTCAGTACGCACAAAATTAATTATTCATAATTACAAGCATGTCTAAACCGAATGACACATATTGTCCATTACCATTTGTTGCGACAACAACATCTCCTGATGGATATTGCAGATTGTGTTGTGAAAGCACAATTCCTTATTACACTAAAGTAACTGATTTAAAACAGTGGTGGACCAGTGATACTATAAAAGAAATCAGGCGGAAAATGTTGCAAGGAGAACATGTGAAAGATTGCGAAGTGTGTTACAAAGAAGAAAAAACATTAGGAACATCTTTGCGAACACAAGAAATTTCACATTGGGGTAAAATTGAACAGGCCACTGAATTGCCAATATATTTGGATATGAAATTGGGAAATTTTTGCAACTTTAGATGTCTCATGTGTGATCCTCTAAGCAGTAACAGAATTATGAACGAATGGCGTGAATTAGGATGGGATAAAGAATTACCATTTAGAGAAGCCTCAGTAAACCATCATGACATATCGACAGCATGGAGCACAGATTGGAGTTGGCCTAATGAATTAGAATTTTGGAAAATTGTACAAGAGTGTATAATTTCCGGAGGTAAAAAATTAAAATTTACCGGAGGCGAACCTTTTTTAAATCCCCATGTGTTAAAAATAATATCTTCTGTTGATAAAGATGTTGATATGCGATTTACAACCAACGGATCAATTTGGAATAGCAAAATAGAAAATGCATTAAAAAACAGAAGTGATTTACATATTGTTGTGAGTATTGAAGGCACAAGATTAGTAAATGATTATATAAGAGACGGCAGTGAATATGATGTTATTCTAGAAAATTACAATCAAATGCAAAAATACTGTAAAACTATATGTTGGCAAACATCGTTTGGAGCAATAAATTTACAAGACATGCCAGATTTCATTGCACAATGTATAGAAAAAAAACAGCATATTGCATTAATAGAAATACGTGGACCTGAATTTATGCAGATTACAGCATTAACTAAACAAGCTAGAAAGCAAACTATAGAAAAACTGAATCACTTAAAAAGCACCATTACAACAGGAATGTTAGGACAGACTAAGGTAGATCTCACAGCAAATAATGAGACAGTACAAAAATTATTCGCACACACAGATGAAGCAAAAATGTCTTCTGAGATCGATTCATTAATAAAAATTATCGAGAGTAGTCTTGAGATATCGCAATCTAGTAAACCACTGATAAATTATTTGTCTACATTGGATAAATCTCGTAGTAAAGATTATAAATCCATCCTGAAGCACAGTGATTTCAACCCATAATAATTACAACACAATGAAAGTTTATGTAGGATACGACACCAGAGAGGATATTGCTTATCAAGTGTGTGAGCATTCGATCAAACGGCGTAACGGCAAAACTGATGTAGTTGCTCTTAAGCAATCAGAATTAAGAGAACAAGGTTTATACACACGAGAAATAGACAAATTATCATCTACTGAATTTACATTTACGAGATTTTTTATTCCTTATCTACAAAAATACAAAGGATGGGCAGTTTTTTGTGACTGCGATTTTGTATGGAAGATATCTCCTAGTGAATTAGAAAAATTTTGTGATGACACAAAAGCAGTGGTATGTGTGCAACATGACTATACTCCTGAAGAAGGTACAAAAATGGATGGACAAATACAATTACAATATCCTAGAAAAAATTGGAGTTCGATGGTGTTATGGAACTGTGGACATCCTTCTAATAAAAAACTTACACCAGAACTTATAAACAGAGAAACAGGCAAATATTTGCATAGATTTTCGTGGCTTGATGATTCTGAAATAGGTGAGTTGCCTTATGAATATAATTGGTTAGTGGGTTGGTATACAGAAACAGAGACACGCAAGCCTAAAATTTTGCACTACACAGAAGGCGGGCCTTGGTTTGAAAATTATAGAGAATGTGAATATTCTGATGATTGGAAAAAGGAACTTATTAACCTATTCAGTTCATAATGTCTAAATTAAGCATATTACAAAATGCAGGCCAGATCTTCCACAAGCCATATCCTCATATCATTATTGAAAATGCTTTGCCAGAAAAACTTTTTAATGAATTACACAGTACTCTTCCAGAAACATATGTAGCAGGAAAACCCTTGGGTCCTGATCATAGCAGGAGAGTTAAATTTCATGTGCTAGATGAAGACAAATGGCCTATTACTGATGTATGGAGAGATTTTTTTGAATATCATACATCACGTGAGTTTTTTGACGAAGTGCTAGATTTGTTCGGCGACCATGTGTCACTATTGCCTATTCAGCCATCAAAAATTATCACAGGCAGAGGTAAAAAATATTCGAACAATATTAATTGCTATCAAGACTGTCAATTTGTTAGACATGATGTGATGCCTGAAGGCGAAACCACACGCACTCCACATTTTGATAATTTGTTTGAAATATTTGCTGGACTTTTGTATTTCAAACATGATTCAAGCACCGGTGGTGATTTTCACATACATGAACAAACACAACTGCCAACCATGGGCGGAAAAAACAATGCTATTACCAATGCTGGCCCTATTTTTAGGACTGCTCCATATAAAAATAATACAGTTGCATTGTTCCTAAATAGCCGCTATGCTATACATTCAGTTGAGCCTAGATCCGGAATACAACTTCCAAGATGGAGCGTCAACATTATAGGTAGGTATACAAATGCAAAAATGGTTTAATAAATGTGTGGCATATACGGAATAACAGAACGTAATCCTGAATTCATAAATTCATACATCAAGCAGTGTTCACACAGAGGACCGGATGGTTACAGTATTTGGTATGACGATGATATCAGTCTAGGACATAACTTATTAGCAATTACATCTGATCCTGCACAAGGAAAACAACCTGTGGAAACAAGACATGGAGTATTAACCTACAATGGAGAGATATTCAATTATGCAGATCTAATAAAAGAAATAGAATGGAGTCCACAGACAACTTGTGACACAGAATATCTTTCACATGCATTAGGCACAATGCCACATGAAGTAGTCAATGACAAAATTGATTCAATGCACGCCTACGCATATTACAATAAAGCAAAGAAGCATTTGATCCTAAGTAGAGATCATGCAGGAATAAAACCTTTGTATTATGCTGAGATCCCACAAGGGTTAGTATTCGGTTCAGAGATAAAAGGTATGATTAACAAAGTGCCAAATGGACGATGCATAGACGACTTTGCCGCGGCCGCAATGAGTTATTCTGGTATTAATCCAACTAGGAATACATTGTTTAAAAACATTAAAAAAGTTATGCCTGGCGAAACATTAGTGTATGATGTTGCTAACAAAAGATTTATTCATTCTTATCAAAAAGTTATTACACCTACTTCCAAGGGCAAATTAGATTTAGAAGAGTTCAGGCATGAAGCACATGAAACTGTAAAAATGAGTACATTGGGTCTGAGAAAATTTGGTGTGTTTTTGTCAGGTGGTTTAGATTCTACACTGGTTGCATACGAGTTAAAAAAGATTCTAGGTGACCTTGATTCGTTTACAAACAAGATGGAACCAAATGTTCGTATAGGAGAGGACTTTAATGATGACGCAAATTGTGCCAAACGTTTTGCTGAAGATTACAATCTGAATCATCATAGTATTGTTGTTACACCAGAAACAGTAAAACAAAGTTGGAATGCAAGTATGCACACCATGGAGCAACCTGTGTATAATATTAGTATTCCTATGTATTATCAAACAAACAAATATCTTAGTGAACGTGGTGTTGTTGTAACAATGGCAGGAGATATGGGCGATGAATTGCTAGGAGGATATGCCAAGTATTGGAAACTGCGAAATGACCCGCCCAAAGACTTTAAGGATATGATTTGGAAATGGATGCACAGAATCAAACGTCCGGTACAATTAACCAGCAAGATAAATCCTAGAGACATACACTCAGAACTGTGTAAAGTTATTCCCGAAGATATCTGGAATCCCCAAGATCCAATTAATTCATATATGGCTGTTGATTGTATCACGCAAGTGCCTGAAGAATTTTTCTCACGCAATGATAAATTTGGAATGCAGTTTTCTATGGAAGGCAGATTTCCTTTGGCAACAAAAAGATTTATGAAATACTGTATGAATATGCATTCACAGTACAAAATAGGCAAAAATAAAACAGATACAAAGTTGCCTACCAAACTTGCATACAAAGGTTACATGCCAGATTACATCATAGACAAAATGAAAACAGGATGGACGGTGCCATTGATTTATTGGTTGGGAAATATGCCAGAACTAAATGACTGGGCAATGAGTTATATGCTCAAAGAAGACTGTTTGAAAAAACAAATATCCATGAAAAACTGGGACAACAAAAAGACCAGAGTAGTAAGTTGGATGATGCGTTCATGGGCACAAATTTACGATATACAGTCATAAGCAAATCCACTTCTCATTTCTTCTAATGTAAATTGATTATAAGACAGGTGCCATAACCATGGTTCTCTATCGGCATGTTTTGGCGTTTCTATTTTTGATAGATCTTGTTCAGCGACTTGGTAAGCAGAACACTCTGTTCCACAAAAAACAGGAATGCCTTCACACACTGCATCAATGGCCACAGATGAGTTGAATGTCACGACAGCCCATGCATCTGCTAGGTCTTCTGTAAGTGGGTTTTGTTGTTTGTTTTTGTTAAAACCACTCAAGGTAGTAATACCATTTTTCTCTGATACTTGCGGATTCATAGGTTTGTCTCTGACTACTATTTCACGGTCTGTGTGCTGTTGTAAGGTCTTAATTGACGCCTCTAACCAATCTTGACTATCAAAGTACCATTCGATAGCTCCGGTGGGCGGACACACTATTATTTTACTGCCTGAGGTGCGCCATGGTTTTATAGGTCTAAAAAAATTCTTTTCATAACGATGTTTTGGCACACTTTTTAAATCACTGTTAACATGAGCATTTTTGGTAATTCTGTACCAAGCAGGATTTTTATCGTGACCTGCTTTAAAGTATGCGTGGTCGGCGAAATAATAAGATTTGGCACGTTTCATCATATCGCCGGAACCACGCAATATTCCAAAGAAAAAATAATCCTCTTCAGGCATATCTTTATCGTTGGGAATAGGATTTATAATTTGGCCTTTCGTACCATCGGCCCAAGCTTGTACTATTTTTTCAGTACGTGATCTCATTGTTCTAACGCATTTCATAAAACTGTGTAAACATCTCCTCGAATAATCCTGATTTAATTTCTTGTTGAGTGTATTGATGCCAACTCAGTGTGGCCAACCATTCTTCGCGATTATCACTGAACACAGGATTGCCAAAATTTTCAATTGATTGTGCCACAGGAAATGCCGCACATCTAGGATGGCAATACACTGGCACTCCTTGAATTATTGCATCAATGGCAACCATAGAACATGATGTCACAACACACGATGCTTTTTGTAAGTCTTCCTGTAACGGTACGTCAGCATATGCTGGACCACTCTTGCCATTCTTGCGTGGTTTGTGTCTGACTCTAATAGGCATGTCTGTCTGTGTCTTTATTTTTGCAACAGTATCTTGTTCCCAATTTCTTTGTCCTATGAAAGTATTAATTGTAACAGATGAAGGAGCCACTAATATGTACTCACCATTATCACTCCAATCTTTTAGTTGTATATGTTTTATTCTGTCTGTAGGTAGATTTGGAATAATATGTGTAACATGTATATCACTGTATATGATTCTCCATGAATAATCGTTGTGAGGATTAAATGGATCCCAACGATTCCAGTAAGGCATATCGCAGAACAACCATTTCTTCTTTGTATTTTTCAATTCAAGGCATCTAGCATAGTTTCCTACTGCTAGTCCCCACATGGTAGGTATTCCATCGGTATCCATGTATTTCTGTAATGGTCTAAGACTGTACCATGCCTTTGAATCATATCCATGACGATTGTTTATTACATTAAGTTTCACTTTGCAAATTTCCAATATTCTGCAGAACGTTTGTTGTAAATGTCAGTAGGTTTGCTTCTTCCATCTTTTTTGCGTTTGCCTTTCAAATGATCCATGTATTCACCGAGCGGTGAATTGATGAATACATGCACGCCTGGTCTGTGTGGGTGTCCTTTTGACAAATTTGTTGTGTGCATTCCGTTAGCTGAATGTTTTTTCACAAGTTGCCAAAACAGATAAGAATCGTGATATTCTATCTCTTCAAACAGACTGTCAGTGTTGTAAAGTGCTTGCCAGTCCTGCATGAAAATTTTGTTGTATTCTGATCTTGTATCATACACTACAAACCCACATTCCGGATAAATTTTTTCTCTACCTAAATATGCACAGTAATGATTTTGGGGTAACAGGCTCTCAATAAATTCAAATGGTACAGTTGAGTGGGTAACAACGTCTGCATCCAACCAGATAATTAAATCTGTTGTGCTATTGAGAGCCTCATGTGATACACAATATGATTTATGTGCGAACTTGACAGCGTCCCACAAATATGATTTCTTTTTACCATCTGGACGTAATCCATGTGCATTTTCATTGTGTTTATGTCTGTCTTTGAATGCAACCAAATTAGGACATGCTTCATTCAATTTGATCCATTCAACATCGGGATATCCTGGTTGTATGGTATCACAATAGATTTTAAGTTTGATATTTTTTGGCCAATGCTGTACAAATGTCTCAACAAATCGTTTGCCGTACTGTTCCCAGCCTGCATCAGAAAATGTTGTGATTACCGCGATTGAACGTGCCATATGTAGGAGTATTTAAATACCCATATATGAAAGTTGAAATTTTTCGAAACACAGTAAAACGCAGAGGTAAAGGTGCTTCTTTTGAGATGATGAAAGCATGGCGTGAAGGCATTGCCGCTGTGGGAGATGAAGCAATTTGGATAGAGGGATCACCAGACAAAGAAAAATGGATGGGTCCACCTAAAGAAAAAGTGTGTGTGCATTTTGGATATGGACCAGACAATGCAGGAGATTTTCTTAAAGGCAACAGACGCAAAATAAGACAACACATGGAACAGCATGGTGGTGTGCCTATTGTGTTTGATGGCGGACTTTGGACATCATTTGGTAACCGTGCTAGTGTGCCTGAACAACATTATTTTAGATGTGGATTATGGTCACCAATGCGTAATGGTAATTTTTTAAACAAAAATTCCCCAGGTGATAGATGGCAAAAAATAAAATCAACTTTTAACATAGATGAAAGACCTTGGCGTAAAGAAGGCAAATATATTTTGCTATGTACACAACCTAAAGACAATTGGTCAATGGCACAAAAAGATCCTTATGTGTGGGTGGACGAAGTGGTTGAACAACTAAGAGGAGTCACAGATAGACCTTTAATGTTGCGTCCACATCCGAATCATGCTGACAAGTGTGCAGAAGATATTCGTAAGAGACATCCACAAATTAAAATAGCAGACATGACAAGAGGCGGTGGAATGTTTGAAGGATACAGATGGACATTCTTGGAAGAATTAAACAATATACATTGTGTTGTAACACACAACTCAACTGCCGCAGTCGATGCCGCAACGTATGGAGTACCTGTGTTTTTGACTTCAGATCTGTGTCTTGCATGGGATATTGGGTCACACGATTTAAAACAGATAGAAAATCCTGTCATGCCAGATCGTACACAATGGTTACACGATCTTGCTTATGCCAATTGGACTCTGCAAGAAGTAAGAGATGGCACAGTATGGCAATTCATGAAACCACAAGTTGAAAAGTTAATATGAGTGCTTTAACAGTAATTTTACCAGCGGCAGGAAATGGTACAAGATTAAACTTGCCCTATCCTAAAGAAATATTGAGACTTAATGATCATGAAGCACTTATAGATAGTTCATTTAATTTTTTTAGAGATTATGGTCGCAAAGACGTAGAATTTGTTGTTGTTATAAATGAAAATAAAACAGAAATTATTTCTTATCTAGCCAAATACAAAGACAGATACAATATTTCTTTTGTGTATCAAAACCCAAATGAGTATGAATACACTGGAGCAATTAAAAGTGCAAAGCACCTTTTTGGCGAGCATAATATTGTTTTATTGCCTGATACCATTATGACACTATCACCTAACACTGATTTGTTTGAAACTGTAAAACATTCTTTAACTGAAACAGGATTTACTTTCTTATACAAAAAAGAAAGCAATGAAGGTGTTTTAAAAACAAAAGGAGCCTTGTTTGTAAACAATGAAAATATTGTTGAACAATACGAGGACAAACCAGAAACAGGATATGAAAACTTTAATGCGTATTGGTGTGCTTTTGCTTTTAGAAAAAGAACTTTTGACTCTTGCATGACTTTTATGGAAAAGTCGACGTTGAAACAACGCATTGACAATGAAGAAATAAAACAAACTCCTATATACAAATCCAAAGCAATCAAAGTAGAAGATTACATTGACCTTGGTACATGGGAAGAAATAAGAAGAGTGTTACTTAATGAAGAAAATAATAAGTGATTGTGACGGCGTATTATTGGATTGGGCATTCGCATTTGATGTATGGATGGCTGAACAAGGATATCAAAAACTACCAGAAGCAGATCAGCACTTCAGTCAAACATTAAGATATGCGATCGATGAAACAGAAGCACAGAACCAAGTTTCAAGATTTAATGAATCAGGATCTGTAGGATACTTGCCTGCGTATAAAGACAGTGTTGAGTACGTGACAAAATTTGCTAGTGATGGTTACAGATTCGAAGTGATAAGCAGTTTACACATGGACAAGTACGCACAAAAATTAAGAACGGAAAATTTAAAACATATTTTTGGCGATGTGTTTGATTACATAGATTGTAGTTTAGATTTTCGCAAAGGCAAAAAATCGGTGTTAGAGCAAAGATACAAAGGTACTGGATATGTTTGGTTGGAAGATAATGTGTCTCATGCAGAAGCTGGTGATGCAATAGGCATGAACACATACATATTTGACCATCCATACAATAGATCATATAATGGAAGAAGAGTAAAGAATTGGAAAGAGTTGTATGACGCCACACATTGAAGCACAAAAAGGTGATTATGCGGAAACAGTATTAATGCCAGGTGACCCTTTAAGGGCCAAATGGATTGCACAAACTTTTTTAACGGATGTAAGGCAAGTTAACAGTGTAAGAAATTGTTTAGGTTACACAGGAGTCTATAAAGGAAGGAACATATCAGTTCAAGGTGGTGGAATGGGCATGCCTAGCAATGCAATTTACATTACTGAATTGTTTAAATTTTACGATGTGCAAACAATCATAAGAGTAGGCAGTTGTGGAGCCATACAAAAGAATATCAAAATAGGTGACATAGTTGCGGCCACTACTGCTTCTACTGACAGTGCAATGGGTAAAGAACTTATTCCTGGATTTACATATGCACCCAGTTGTAACTTTGATCTACTTAAAAATTTTGTTGATAAGTGTCCAGATGCTCACGTTGGTGGCATTACTTCGAACGATTATTTTTATCAACCTGACAAGAAATGGTGGAAACAGTGTCAAAAATATAATGTGTTAGCAGTAGAAATGGAAACTTATATCTTGTATGCCTTAGCCGCAGAATACAACAGAAAAGCTCTCAGTGTGAATACAGTGTCAGATCATTTAGATCCTAACTGGTTAGATATAAAAAACTTATCACCTAAACAAAGAGAGACAGGGTTTGACCGTATGATTAAGTGTGTTCTAGAATTATGATATGTGTTGCTATTCCATCACGTGGCAGGCCGGCCTTTCTTAAAAGAGTAATAGATACAGCATCACAAACGGCAGATAATTGGGAAGAAGTAATTGTAAAATATTATCTCAATGATGATGATCCTGATCTTAAAAAATACAAAAAAATTTTACAAGGCCTACAAACAACACACGGTCCGTCGGTGCAGTGGGAAATAGGACCTGATCAAAACACGGTACAAAGTTGGAATATGTTGTGTGAAAATACAGAAGCAGATTATTACATGTTGGCTGGAGATGAAATACAGTTTGTTACAGAAGGGTGGGATACAAAAGTTAAACAAACCAAACAAGATTATCCTGACGGAATATTTTGTATGGCAGTGTATGACGGAAGACCAAACAGGGCAGAACTGCTCAGGTGCACACAACCGATTGTGACCAAAGAATGGCGTGAAGCACTTGGTTATTTTTGGGCGCCTTTCCTATGGCATTGGCACGTGGATCAATACACTGGAGACCTTGCAAAAGCAGTGGATCGTTTTGTGTTTCGTGAAGATATCTTTATCAAGATAAGAAAAATGAAAGACAGGACTGCCAAACGCAATCGTGGCAGAGGTGTGTTCGATAGAGACGAGTGGGTGTATGAAAAACATAAGGAACTATACTTTGACATCGACACCAAAAAGTTGTTGGACAAAATGTCAAAATAGTATATAATTTGCATATGGATATCACAAATTTATTCCCACTGTTTCCTGCCAGTACTGGGATCAACATTTTATTGGTATATGGGTTGTTTGCGTTCGCGATGACTTATTATTTTTCGCGGGGTTACAATGACAACAAAACTTCTTTTCTAGTTGCAAGACGTGAACTTGGTACTTTCCAAGGCTCACTCAGTGTTGCGGCAGCTTGGTTATGGGCACCTGGACTGTTCATATCTGCTCAACAGGCATATGTCAACGGATTGGTAGGACTGTTTTGGTTTTGTTTGGGCAACTTCCTTACTCTAGGAGCATTTGCTTATTTTGCCAAACGCATTAGAAACAATGAACCAGAAGGATTTACTTTTTCAGGTTATCTAAAAGATCGTTTCTCGGGCAGAGTGCAAAGTCTGTTTGTGGTAGAAATGATGATATTAGCCACATGTGCATTTGCAATCAATTTGTTGGCAGGATCAAAAACTGTAGAAGTTTTAACAGGAGTCGATTACACACTGGCAACATTTTTGATGGTAGGTGTTGCGATACTTTATTCATTCAGGACAGGCTTAAAAGCAACTGTGGTCACAGAAATAATCAAAATTATAGTTGTATGGATTGGGGTACTAATTTTAGTGCCATGGGCAATCTCTAGTGCAGGTGGCTGGGACATAGTTGCCGCAGGTATTGGTGGCAAAACAGGATTAGGTGGATCAATATTCGGAACGTCATTTGCATGGGGCATATTCACTGGATTTGGTGCGGCCGCTTTCTTAGGACACTTGGGTGGACCATGGGGAGACAATTCATTTTATCAAAGAGCATTTTCTATCAAGATAGGTTCAATCATACCAGCATATGTAATTGCTTCTTTTGTGTTCATTGTAATTCCAATCTGTATGGGACTGTTAGGCTTTTTGGCCGCTGGCTCAGGATTAGATATTCCAGGGAACATGGTGGGTACAACCAATGCAATCGTGATAGGAACTTTTCTGCCACCGATAGCATCAATCATATTTGCGTTCATGATATTTGCTGGTTTGGTTGCAATACTTGATTCACAGTTTGCATCTGTTGCCAACATGACAGGGCATGACATATACAACCAATTTAAAACAGGTAGTCCTATCAGTTCTGCACGATATGGCATGATTGCTTTAGCATTAGCGGGTCTTATAGTGGCGAATATTCCGGGTATGCAGTTAGTGTATCTGTTTTTATTCTTTGCTGTTTTACGTGCATCTGTGTGGTTGCCATCGATGATTGCTGTGCTAAGACCACAATGGATCACAGAACAAGGAATGTTTTGGGGTATATTAATACCAGCATCTATAGGTGAAGTCTTATTTGTTGCAGGAAAACTTGGTTATACAGACACTGCTTTCACAGGAACATTGATTGCTATCTTTGGCTCTCCTGTGTTAACATTGTTAATAAGCAAGTATGGAAAAGGAAAATCCAAGTAAACTTTTAATTGTAACAGGTCCGCAAGGATCCGGTAATCATTTATGGGCAAAGGTGTTTTCAATGCATCCATCTGTGAATGGTTGGCCCATGTTAAAAGATGAGTGGCAAGGTCATCATGAAGAGCCAATGAATGAATATTGGCAGGAACCAAGCAAACTATCTGAACTGGAACTAGATGATCGCAACAAGTACGTCACATCTATATCATGTCCATATTTTAAAAACAAGCAACCACAAACCCCCAATTACGCAAATTTTGTTAAGCATGCCAAACAAAAATTTGATGAAGTGAAAATGTGCGTCATAGGGCGTGACAGAGACATTTTGGAAATGCAACAAACACGAGTGCGTGGCGAACACACAACTCCCATGGCACTTGAACAGTTTAAAAATTTTGATAAAACAATGTGTGAAGGGATAGGACAATATGTAGGCATTGAGAATATGCAATATATCTCAACCGAATTGCTGTATCTATACGGAGGATCCTATCTTAAAACATTAGAAAAAAACTTAGACTTTCCTGTGGCGTGGAATCATGAAACTTTGCTAAAAGACTATATCAAAAAAAATAGCAACAGTAAGTATTTGACAAGTCCCCAAAAAGGTGACTTTGATGAACAAGTATATAAAGCTGTGAGTGAGTCGTAATGTTTGTTCATCGAGACAACATAATAAAAGGACAAAAATTAAAACTGCTATTTTCTAATTCGACTGATGTAGTAGAATGCACATATACCCTGCATGAATCCATTATTGCTTCTAATTGGTTTAGAAAAATAAAGCATTTAAAAAATGTGCCTGTAGATCCTGTTGAATCATATATGACAGACTTATCAGATATAAAATCGTTGTATAGACAATTTTGCGATTATGCACAAATACCAAAAGATATCAATTGGAATGTTTTGGATCAAGATGTGTTAAATCAATTGCACAGAGTATATGAGTCACATCATCCAACACTTGTTAATTTGCCTAATAATCAAGCAATGTACAAATTCCATAAGTCAATACACTATCACGAAATAGGTGGAAACCCACAGAAGATAGTTGTAGGTTGGGGCAACAAAGAAGGGCCTGTGACATATAATTTTTTATGCAATAAATTTTATGAAGATTCAGTTAAAAAAAATAATCTGTATTTGTCTTGGATTGAATTAGGTAAAAGGCCAAGTGATTATTATTTAGATGGAGAGCCTAATTCACAAGAAAGAATAAATGAGTTATGCAAACCGCATGTTACCTTTGGTGCAAACTTTTTTATAACTCATGAAGATAGGACAGGAAATTTAACGCAGGACTTTATAGATTGGTTTGATCCTTATAAAAAGGCATGGTGTAAAAAATATGGCCTGGATGATTGGACCGCCAAAGATGAGTATAGTGCTCCTCTACTTGCAATAGCTGAACATGATAATAATCTTGAAGGATATCAATTCGAAAAGATAATACTTTAGGTACCCATTAAATGTTTTTGTCCATGGAAAAATATTCTTGCATTGTCATTTTCCATTTGTATCACATCTAATGAATATTCATAACATAAATCTTTTAGATAACTTTTGCTCCATGGAAAAAACTGTATGCCTTCAGCAACAGGATCTGAGTGGCCAATTCGCGAGCCAGGATTGAATCTTCCAAAAAAGTGTCCTTTATTTTTTAACAAACTAACTGCTTTTTTGAATTGTCTTCGCACCTTAAACTCTGTCCCAAAATTTATACTACCCAAAGCAAGTATTACATCCCATTGTTTTGTGCCACAGTTATAATTCTCAATAGATACTTTTTCATCAGCCGCAGAATTGTATGGGTCAATACCATATAAATTTGGTATTTGTTCTTTAAGTTGGTTGTAGCCACATCCAATATCTAAAACAGATTCTGGTTGTAAATCATTTATTTTTTCAATCAGTTTATAACCACTGTGTTCAAATTTGGCCCAATCTGGTTTCCATATGCCACCGAAATATTCTTTTAAATTATCTTCCATTTTCAGTATTTTAGCACATCATCCTGCATTGTCAACAAAAGCATAAGATGTAAAACCACCTTCTTTGGTCACTTTCAATACACTGTTTACACGTCCTTGCAGTTCATCTCTGTGTGAAATAAGATAAATGTTCTTGTGTCGCTCACGTGATATTTGTTTCAATATGCTGATTGCATTTTCTACTCCAGCTGTGTCCATGCCAGAATCAACCAACTCATCTATAAACATTGTGTTGATTCCATGATATAACATTTCCCATACATCTCTAAACGCCCAACACAAACTCAGGGTAAGTCTATTACGTTCACCTCTACTTAGATTATCAAAGTCTAAGTCTCTACCAAGTTCAGTGATTTCAACACTGAGATCTGATTGGAACACAACCTCATGCGGCAAGCCAGTTTTGTTTAGATAGTATGCCAATCTTGCATTTAAGTAAGTTAAGTTTTGATCAATCACTTTCTTACGCACAAATGAATCTTTAGATGTCAACAGTTTGTACAAAAACTCTTGATGATCTTGCAGTTTACGTAAATTATTCATTTTATCATATGACAACTCTTGCACTGCTGAAGTTTTTAATTCATCTATTTGATCAGCATATGGATCAGATTCTTTTGTTTTAGTTTGTAATTGTTCACCAAGATAACCAACTGTGTTTTCATGTTTATAGGCCTCTTGTGCAGTTTCATAATATGTGTTTGGTTGTACAAGATCACCTATGCCTTGTATTTTTCCAGACAGTTTTGTTTCTTGCACAACTAATTCTTCTATGTATTTTTCAAACTGTGTTTGATCATCTGTGTATTTTTTAACCAGTTCTTGATGTTTTTCATCTTCCATTGTAGCACCACAGGTTGGACAAGTGTTGTCTTCTGTGTTTGCTATGTTGGTTAATATGTCTGTAAGTTGTTTAGTTGATTGTTTTACTGCTGTCTGCACAGTGCTAAGTTCACGTTCCCATGTTCTTTTCTTTTCATAATTTTCTCTGTAAGATTCCAACTGCTTGTGTTTTTCAATTTCTGATTGAATGTCCACTTTCATTAGTTCTTCTAATGATTTTGTTAGTTTGTTTATTTCTTCATCTTGTGTTGTACGCCATGCACTGCTTCTTATTTTTAACGTGTCAATGGATGATTGTATTTTTTCATTGTTGCGTTCTATTGTATCCAAACGTATTTCTTCTTCTTTGATTACTTCTTTGGTTTCTTTTGTCTCTTCTTTTAAGACTTCTGCTTTTTCAGACAGCACAGTTATTCCTAGCAGTTGTTCAATAATATCTTTTTGTTCTGCCGCTTTCAATCCAAAGAAAGGAGGTGAATATGTGTGTAGTGCAACAATATTTTGGAACATGATGTGACTCATGCCCAATATTTTTGTTATGTCTTTTTGTGTTTCACGTGAATCACCTTGTGCTTCATCATCTGTTTCTTCCTGTCCATCTACATAAAATTTTATAACAGCAGGTTTACGTCCACGTTCAATTTTATATTGTTTGCCTTGTATTTCAAATTCACAAGACACCAACATGTTTTTTCCGTTTGTTTTGTTTACGAGATTATCTCTTTTGATGTTTGTAAGTGCATCGCCAAACAATGCAAAGGAAAGTGCATTCAGTATTGTTGTTTTGCCAGTACCATTCCTTGATCCAGCATCATCACCACCAAGATCAATGTTTTGTCCCAATACTAATGTTAGTTCATGTCCCTCTAAATTTAGCGCCTGTGTTACATTGCCCACACTCATAAAGTTTTTTACTGTAAGTGTTTTAAGTTTGATCATAAATTTTTGTATATTTCAAGTAACAAATGACTGTCGTAATGTTCCGAGTCAACTGCCTGTATTTGATTATGCACAATTTCATCGATGGATTCAAATGCTTGTGGCATCTCAGTTGAATCATACTGTGTCATGTCTCGCTGTTGTATAAAAGTCATTTCACGCAATTTGTATTGTCTTAAAAAAGTATCTTTGACAAAGTTTGAATCTTCATATGTGATGTCTGTGTCTATGTCTACTCGCACATAACTGTTTTTTTGCAGTATTGAAGAACTGTGTAACAGTTCACTTAGTTTTGCTGTTTGATACTTTGGACAATCGGGCCAATCATGATACAAAGGATCACCGCCAAATTCCAGCTCCATGTAACCTCTAGCATAATCATTTGCATCTGAATAATTGTGTGGAAACGCATTACCAATATAATGGATGTTGCCCTTGACTTGGCGTTTGTGGAAGTGTCCTGAAAACACGTATCCATGATGTTGCAAGTGTTCTGCTCTCAGTTCATTGGTGTCGGGCATTGATATCATTGCGTTCATAAGGAAGTAAGGCAACTCAAAGTGACCAAACACGTACGGCAGAGATTTGGCCTCTTTGAGTTCCTTCCATTCATCTCCGACTAACCAAGGGATAAACGCACAGTCCTCTTTTATCAACGGTTCATGAATAATTTGTAAGTTGGGAATATTTTTTGCCCATTCAACTGAATTGACTGCTCTTGAATCTTTGAAGTACAAGTCATGATTACCCAGTATGAAAAAACTTTGTTCAAATGCATTGGCAAGTTTTTCTAATGCACGTAATGAATATCCTAATGTGTCTATGTTAATGGTGGCTCTGTGATGATGCCAATCGCCCATGAATATAAATGTTTCACAGTTGCGTGATTGTGCGTCTTTGATAAACCAATCCACAAATCGATCACAGTCTTGATTAAACTGTCTAGAGTTACCTTTGTTGCCAAAGTGTATGTCAGTGAAAACGGCCGCACGTTTAAAAGTCTGCATATGTGTAAGTTTACTGTAAATTAAAAAACAAGTCTACTTTTTTTTAATGAATTGTTTATCTTCTTGTGCCTGTAATTCTTTAATGGTTAGTTCGTGTTCTATCTGCCTGGTGTGTGATGGCATCATACCACTTTCTTGCAGTAAGTCATCACGCAATGCCTGATTTTTCTTTTCTACATTTAATATTCTAGTAAATGAATTTGTAATAGCCGCTGTGTAATATGCAAAAGGATTTTCCGACTTTGATTCATCAAACTGTAAACCAATCTGTGACAGTTGCATCAGTGCCTGTCCTTGCATTTCATCATTGTATGTGTAACCACGCCAGTTGCCTCTTGTGCCATATCTTTGCACCAGCAACAAAAACATCTTAGCAAGTTTAGGAGTCATTGCTCCATGATCCACAGAAAAATGTCCGTTTGCCATACCGCCCTTCCAATGTGACTTGCCTACACATCTAAGTTTTTCTTTAGCATCAAATCTGTAATGCTGGAACGGAGGAAAATTACACTTAACCTTTGATTCTGCTATTGTTTTTGGTTTAGCTTTCCTGTTTGAATTTGGCA